GAAAAGGGACAGTTGGTGATCTGTTAGCGAACGGCTAGAGGATCAGTGACTTTGCCCTTTTGAGGATCAACTGGATTGCCCTGGGACATAGAGAAAACCTTGTTGGGGATATTATAACCTCAGATTTTCTCCATGTCAACTATCCCACTACTCTAATTTCTGCATAATACATACCTGAATTAAGAGCTTCAGAATGGTTGTCGACATAAATATCAACGCATCCACTCGGCACTCCACGATCTTCTACAGTGTAGATCTGACCGTTAATTTCTACTTCAGTTCCAAACGGTAAATCAGCCATGGCAACTGTTCTGCCAGCTACAGGATATGCACCAGATGCCGTTGGACTGCCAGTCCAGGAACCATTGCAGTTTGCACATCCGCAGTAATGAGTGATTCGATATGTACCAAGACTGTAGCCGGAATAAGAAGTTGTCTCTACGGATTCCGTCTCAATTGGTTCAGCCTGTTGAATAGGCTCTGCGATAAGTGGGGTATCAGAAAGATATTCATTTGACATATAGAATACATTATCGCCAATCTGTACTTTTGCCCAGTTGCTCTCTGTGACGTCAAGCACCTCTACTGATGCTCCATATGGAAGAGCACCAATCTTCTGAGACTTAACAGAATCACCTGTTCGATAATTAAGACCGATGCTAGGTTCGACATATTTAGTCTCTGCATTAGCCAGTGTTGGAGTGAGTAATACGGTTAGTAGAGTTACAGTAGTTGTTAGTTTTTTCTTAAAATTATTCAATGGTTTATACCTCCTGACTTTCGTATACTTGGACTTCTTTCGCAAGCTCTGCTGCTAGTTCACCTTCATAGGTAAAATCAATTGGCTGATTTAGAGCAAGGCTGAAGATACCCATAATGGATTTTGCATCAACAACATATCTTCCAGATGTAAGTGTTGCATCCCCTGGATATTTGCTGACAGTTACGACAAACGCTTTTACTTTATCAACGTTGTCAAGAATGATTTGTTTTTGTAGTTTCATTGTTTTGTTCTCCTTTGCATAATTTATATTTTGCAACAATAGCCACATGTGCCATTGGTACATTCGAAATATTCTTCCCATCCAGCTCCCATGTAATCATATTTTTGGAACTGAGGAAGCATAATTGATCCGCAGCGTGGACAAGTTAATATTCTCTCATCCACTGCTGCACATTGAGCATCCCATGCCCAATTTTCTTCTCTGTATTGTAGATCGTCGTCCATATTAGTTTTTACCTGTACTTCCAAAACCACCACGACTTTTGCCACTTAGCTCTTTAACAGTTTCGAAATGAATTTCTGGCTGTTTTTTCATAATACGGAATTGGCAGATACGATCATTTTTATGAATAACTGTATCTTCCATAGCAATTGCTGGATATTTCCAACAGTCCTGTGGCCCACTGTAAGAGTTATCAACGATCCCAATCGAGTTACATTGCATAATCTTAAAATTCTTATATGTACTGCTTCTAGGTGCAATGTGCGCTTCATATCCATCAGGAAGTTTCATTCCAACGCCAAGAGAAATAAGTCTAAATTCACCTTTTTTGAGATGTACGTCTTCTGCAGCTCTTAGGTCAATCCAATCACCATTTTGAATAGGTACGATTGGTTCGATATCTGCAAAGTATTTAATTTTAATTGTTTCTGTATCCATAGTATTTTTCTCCTCTTCTTTTGTTTTCTTTAGGATTTTTTGGTTCATCATAGTTTTTATGATACGATTAATTTTTCTATCAATCTCTTTTACAATCTTGTTATTACCATATTCTCTGTTGTAATAAGGAATATAGAGCTGATTATGATCTGAGTCGAACACTTGATAGAATACGTCCTGTTCTTCAATATCAATATATAGACGAAACTCAATCGTATCTTTATATACACTCCTTCGATAACAACCAAAGGCGAATCCATTCTTTCTGAGCTTATTATTTGAGAGATCTGTTACTAATTCATAATTGTTTAAGTCAAGCATACAGATACCTCCTTGCTTAGATATTTGAGAAAATCATCCCATTGTTTCTCAGAATGGATAAATTCCTTACCCTTAAGCATTTTTTTACGCATCAGTTTTTTAATTGGCTCAGGCTTATATTGTTTCATTTTCTGCATATGCTCAAAGATATAATTGGATGTAGCACGAGATATGATAAGAAATTTATCTTTTGGGACATCTTTTACAACCTGTTTATACTGTTCAAGATCAGATTCTGGTATTTCATATTTTTGTTTTGGGAGATTTCTAGTTGAGAATGGTGAAATATCTGCTCCATATGTGAATGCCTTAAGAAGTGTTGCAATATAAGAAAGGTCTTTTGGATGAAAATGAAATTCAATTTCTTCATCATTTTCCATGATATGTTTTACTGTTCCTTCTGACAATAGTTGAGGATAAAGTTCTTCGTATGGGATTTTATCTTCAATTTGAAGTTTATCTAACGCAATTGTTCTGAGAATGTTGTGACCCCTTCCAATTGATGGAATGTAAGCTACAAGATCATTTCTGCCATAATAATAGATTTGATTACCATATTGACACTTGATATAGATATCATCTGTATCAAGATTTCCTTTATCGTCTCGTGGAAAATCATTTGTATCATGATCTAGATTAGCCATTAGACGATATGTTCCTTTGTATTTCATTAGTGGACTTGGCGTAATATCACCTCCTAGTATTCTTCGTACAGTGTTTCGTTGCTAACTGGGATTTTATTCTTTTCAGCTTGTTTAACTGCTTTAAGAGCTTCTTTTCGATCAAAGAAGATCGTCTTGCCAATATTATCATAGCTGAAAAGATATGCTATTTTAGTACGTTTTTCCATGCCACAGAACCATCTGTTTTCTTCATTAATAGTACGAATTTTAAGCTCGTATACATCGTATAAGCCCAATGTTGGCATAATTCTGGCGTAGTATAAAATGTCATTTTTATGTAGTTGTTGTGTCATTTGTTATCCTCGTATAAAATAATTTTATTTTGAGCAAGAGTTTTTTGCACATCAATTACTCGTTGATTGGATGACCCACACCAATGTAAAGAGACATCACGTAGTTCTTTTTTATACCGACCGTCAACAATGACATCACATAAAGAGATTAGTTTTCTTGTTTGTTTCAGACGTTTATCTCTTTCTGGATTAAAATCACCAGTTATAACAGGCCAGATTAATTGTTCAAATTTGTAGCCTGTGTATAACCATATCGTTTTATTCGGATATTGTTTTTTGATTTTTTGTGTAATATCTAATACAGTTTCAATATTAGATTCAAACATTGGATCTCCACCACTCCAAGTAATGCCACTAATATAGTCTTTTGATATTTGATCCATAACTTCTTGTTCTGCATCATTATTAAATTCAATGCCACCGTGTGGATTCCAGGTTTGAGGATTTTGGCATTCTGAACAATGATGGCTACATCCAGACACCCACACAACAACTCTTAGTCCGTCTCCATTATTTTGGTCTGGATATGTAATATTGTGATAATTCATATTTCTCCTAACAGGGCTGGAAATAATACATCCAGCCCATATAATATTTAATGATTACATGCTTACCCTGTCCTTGATTTCTGCATTCTTTGCTTCGTTATAGCGAGTTTGACCGTGAACTCTTGTAAATCCTAAGTACCCGTTCATTCTGTCGATCTTTGTAATCATTTTACTTCCACATTTTGGACAAGTATCCATTTCTACTTGCTGGTATCCACAATCTTCACAATAACACATTGCAAGATTTACACCTTCATAGAACCCTTTATCCATTGCTCTAAGTACAAGTGTTTTAATTGCCTGTTTGTTATAGCCAAGATTATATCTACAGTATTGAATTTTCCCACCGTTAAACAGATTCCAGAATCTTCCTTCCTTATCTTGTTTTTCAATCGGATTCATATCTTCTGATACATGGCAATGGAAACTATTGCTTACATATTCTTTGTCGGATACGTTTTCAATAATCCCATAAATTTTACGGAATTGCTCTACCTGCAAACCACAAAGTGACTCTGCGGGCGTACCGTAAATTGCATATAAAATATGGTCTTCTTCCTTGATTCTGTTTGTGTAATCATTGATATACTGCATGACCTCTAAGACAAATTGCCCATCTTCTCTAATAGATTTTCCATTATAAAGTCTCTGAAGTTCATTCAGTGCAGTGATACCATAACTCATTGTCATTGGAGGAAGAATAGATTTAATTTTATCATCTGGATTTAGATGTCCACCTAAAAAACCACCTTCACAGAAAGCAACCGGATTAACACTGGCATGAAGCTCTCCAATGTAATCATAGGTTCTTTTATGTAATCCACGAACAAGTTCAAGATAGTAATCTAATACTTCATAAAAATCTTTTGACTCTCTACGAGCTTTTGCAAGAATCATTGGAAGATGCAAGGAAACAACCCCAAGATTAAATCTTCCTTTAAAAATTGGTGTATCATTTTCATCTGCTGGATGCATACCACCACGTTCATACCATGGACTAAGAAAAGCCCTACACCCCATAGGACTAACCACTTTTTTATATTTTTTATACATTTCTGCTACATATCCATCGCCAGTTAAAGATAACCAATCCGGATACATAGTTTTTGCGCTGCAATCAATTCCTGCATTAAACACATCTGCACTCGGATATTTATCCGATCCATCACCATGCAATTCTTTGTCATATAGAAATACGATTTTAGGGAACAATACAGGACGTTTAAATCCTTTTTTACCCTGTCCGTCCTTATGTACATTAAGAAGCGTAATTGCAGCCATTTTGCCGAATTTAGACGTAGCAAGACCAATAGTTATCGTAACGAATGGATAATCCCCTCGACTCGAAGAAACCGAGTTCAATTTATATTCAATTCCTTGCCAACCTTGTTCAAAGTCACGATGTACTTTATTGGTTGCATATTTATCTGCTATATCATTGAGTAAATCATTATCGAATTCTGAATCTACACAAAAAGATATGTCTTTAAATTCATCAAAATATTTTCTATATGATTTTTCTGCATATGGTTCAAGAATCTTATCTGCTTCTGGAACGGTAAAACCACCATATTGTTGCGCTGCTGTTGATAAAATAATATCTCCCATAACATCAAAAGCCGTATCCAAATAGTTTGGCTCATTATACCAAATGTTACCCATTTCAAAACCGTTTTTCATAACATCCCCTACGTTAAAAAGGCAACAATTAATCGTATCGAGTCGAGCAGACCTATCATGGATATAAATATATCCATCTTTTGCTGCTTGTTTTTCTGCATATGTTAAAAAGAATTTTTTATATAATTCACTATTCAGCTCGTTGAAAATCAGGCTTCGCTTCGTTGCAACAAGGGCGCTGTCTGTGTTGGCATTGCTCTTGTCTCCGATGTAGCGGATGGACTGGCTACGCTCATATACTTTATCCATCATATGTACAAAATCTTTTTTGTAATTCCGATATTCTTTATACATTTTGGCTACTTTTGGGTAGTCTTCTTCCAATACAGCTTCGACGATATTATGCATATCATAAATTTCGATGCTTGTATCATCATCGTAGTTTTCTTCGATTTCTTCCCAAACATCATTCAGGATTTTTTCATAGTCTTGATTACTTAGTTCAACCATTGCTCTTCTTGCAGCTTTATTGCAAGCATCAATGATTTTTTGCTCTTGATATTCTTCAATTGTTCCATCTTTCTTTACTACTCTCATTTCTCCACCTCCTCATGAATTTCTTCTTTCTTCCAAGTGTAATTGCAGCAGTTATTCATTTGCTCCAATTCTTCATCAGCACTCTTGGAAATTTTACACAACGACATTACAGTTGTGCAAAACCCAATCCCAAGAACTGCTCCAAGTACCACATAAAGTACACTCATTATTAGTTACCTCCTACCTTTTGATATATCCTTGACCACCATCTCTGCATTTAATACAGATATGGCTACAAGGCGATTCACTGTAATTTGATTGTCTTGTTACAGCTTCAATGATATATTCTCTGTCTTGTCCTTCGATTTCTACAGTAATAAAATCATCTCCCATTTGTTTTAGTGTACGGCATAGCTCGCCGCTTGTTCCAATATACAATGTCTAATTTTCTTCCTTTCATAATAGTAAATGTGCAATATCCGTCCAATTCATTAACCTCTTTCCAGCCCAATCTTTATTCCAACTATAAATATCCCCAAAACAATATTTTTCTTGAGCATTACTTGTTTCTAACATATGTACCGAATCATCAATAAGAATGCCATCGCTCATATCTATATGTGATTTATCTTTGTATTTTTTCATATTTACACCAATAAATTCTGGATAGAAAAGATACTGATTAATCCACTGTTCTTTTTGTTTTAAGTTTGGAGAATAACCCATGCTAACAATTTTTACCTGATATACTTTTCCAAGTTCATCAATAATTTCATGTGCATCTGGCATAAATTCCAGTTCATAAAAGAATCGTGGTGTGTTAAAGTATGTATTAATGTATTCCTTAGATGTACAGGTCAATTCTTTAAAATCATATGAGTTAATCTCCCACCAATTAACATGATGGAATTTCTTATAATATTCAAAGTCTTCGTTGTATAGGGACACAATCGTTTTGATCGTGTCCACTAGCGTATTATCGAAGTCAATATAGATCGTTTTAATATCTGCTCTATACATTGTTTTTATTCAAATCCTTTCGAATAATGTTTATCATTTTTTCTACAGAAGTTTCCAATGACCTGTCATTGAGAATACGATAATCAATTAGATTAGATTTTTCAAAATTGCTGAACGAATCATTTTCTGCAGCATAGTTCTGTTTCCATGAATCATAGTCACCACGTTTCTTTGCACGTTCTTCTGCAGTTGTATATGGGGTTGTAATATAGATAGATACTAGACGGACATCTATATCTCTTGTTTTGAGTTTAAGTGTATATAATCCGACTGGATCAATGATATAGAAATTAGAATTTAAGATTTGCTCTTTTGTTGCAAAACTGCAATATCCAACTCGATCTGTATATGCCACCATGTTTGGTTTATATTTTTCAACGTCATCAGGTGAAATAAAAATATGATCTGAATTATCAACTGTTTCGCCTGGTCGTATAGATCTGGTTGTATAAGATTTAAGAACCGTCATATTTAATTTCTTAGCAGCTTCTTTGGCAATAGAGGATTTGCCAGAAGAAGTTCTGCCAAGGATACAATATAGTGTGTGCAAAAGGAATCACTCCTCTCCATGTAAACTGTAGAAGTATTCGTTATATAAATCATATCTTTTCTGAATATTTAGCCAATCCATTTCTTTGTTGTTCTCTCTGAGCCATTTCTGAAAACGGGAAAAGAATCCACACTGTGTAAATTCAGGGCATCCTGCTCTATAAATACAATTTGGAACAAGAATATTTGATTCGAGTGGATGATTTTTATGTAATTCAATCTTAAAATCTTCCGCCAATTCTTTTGCTTCATCAGTTGCTGCTCCACATAATCTTTTTCTCCAAGAATCAATAACATTTTGCATATTTGCATATCCATCAAAATTAACAGGCGCATCTTGTGGTTTTCCTGATCTTGGAATATCATCTTTTAATCTATCATCTCGTTGAGTACTAATAAATTTTTCAAACTTATGTCTGCTCCATTCTGTACTAACCCAGTATGGAATTTTTTTCCACGACCAATCAAATTCAAGTAATCTAATTGGCGAATGTTCAGACACAAGTAGTTTACTCATCCATTTTTCTGTGGCATCTTTGTCAGTAAACTCTTTGTTATCTGTAGTTCTGCAATGATTTTTCACTCGTTTCCAGTCATCATTAATCCAATTAAAAATTGTTATTCCCATTTTTATACCTCCCATAATGTCATATCATTTTTAAAATTATCAAGAACTTTTTCATCATCTGTTAAAATCTCCACATACGCAGGTGCGTCAATCGCAACGCTTAGTACACCCATCAGAGATTTAGCATCAAGAACAAGTCTTCCGTGAATATAATTGATATCCCAATCTTTATATTCTCCACATTTAGCTACGAATAAACTTGCATTGTTTACTGTTTTAAGACAGATTTTAATTTTGCGATCATTCATATTTTTCACCTTCTTTCTTAGCTGATGTATTCTAGGAATTCATCTTCACTCATAATTTTTACACCAAGGCTCTTTGCTTTCGTATTTTTACTTGACGTAGAATTAACATCATTATTGATCAATGCAGTAACCTTCTTCGAAATCGATCCAGATACTTTTCCACCTAGAGATTCAATCTTCTCTTTGAGTGCATCTCGATTCTCGAAATGTTTCAAACTACCGGTAACAACAAATGTTTGTCCCGTCAAATCTTTTCCGCTACTTGTTTTGAGAGATACTTTCTTTGGCGTTTCGAATGTAAATTCTTTACCAAGTTCCCACACGTTACTACATTCTCTATTGAAATATTCATCAAGTGAATTAATAATAGAATCTCCAATGCCAGGAATATGAGAAAAGAATTTTGCACCTGGATGCGTCATATCTCGTACAAAACTTTCGAATTGATAATCTTCCGCCTCGGCAATAACTTTACTTGCTGTTTTGCCAACAAGAGGAATTGATAATGCATATAAAAATCTATCCAGTGTGGTATTTCTGCTCTTTTCAATTGAATCAAATAGTTTGGAAACTGATTTCGAACCGAAACCATCAAGATTTTTCATTTGTTTTTCGTACTTGGTGAGATAATAGATGTCTTGGATAGAATTTAACCATCCTAGAGAAATGAATTTTTGAATTGTCGCTTCAGATAAACCATCAATATTCAGTGTGTTTCTACTAACTGCATGAGTTAGTTTGCCAAGTAATTTGCCCTTACATTCAGGGTTTGTACACCATAGAACTTCTGAATCGTTTTCTTTAATGATTTTAGTTGGTTCGCCGCATACTGGACATTTATCAGGAATATGAATAAAAGATTTTTCCATATCCTTTTCAAATCCATCTGAAATGAACTCTTCTGCCCAACGCAATTGGGGAATTATAAGATTGGCTTTAAATACGCCAATTCTTTGTCCTCTGAATGGACGAGGCATTAGTTCTCGCATGACAGAAATATTATGTAAAGAAGCTCTCTCTACAGTACTCCCTTCAGTTTCCACAGGTTCAAATACTGCAGTCGGTGTTAGAATACCCGTCTTACCCATTGTGAATTCGATATCTTTCAATGTAGTTTCTACGGAATCGTTTTTTACTTTAAATGCGATACCATTCCTGTTGTGGTGTTCTGTACTACCAAGAGACTTACCGTATTCTACATCTTCAAATTTAAATACAACCCCATCTTGTGGAAGGTGCTTTTCTGCAGCAAGACTAATAAAATTATCAATTTTACATTGTAGCTCTTCATTTTGATAATACTTTAAACCTAATACTTCACACGGAACAATACTAAACCCTAGCTTCCCTGCTTCAAGTAATCTGAAATAAAAACTATCATGTGCTTCATAATCGTTATTGCTAATTGCTAGAATAGGATCAACTTCTTCTACCACTTCCCAGGCATACCAACTTAGTTTTCTGTCTTTGACGACCGATGTATCCAAACTTGAAAGTGTTCCTGCAGTAAGATTACGGCTATTTTTATATTCTCCATTTTTATTGATCTCTTCAAAGTCATCAAGCTTGATTAAAGCTTCACCATCGATAACATATTTGCCCTTTTTATTAATACGTAGTGGAACATTCATAAACTGTTTTACATGCTGTAAAATATCATTTCCTTCTGTACCATTGCCACGAGATTCCGCCCCGATTAATTCACCATCTTGGTAAATCAATCTACAACTAATACCATCAAGTTTAATAGAAGCTACAATATCGTGTCCTGCTGCAAATTTTTTGATTTCTTCTACAGAGTGGCATTTGTCAAGACTTAACATAGGAGTCTCATGTTTTACTTTGATAAGTGATTTTAGTACTGCTCCACCAACTCTATTGACTGGGCTGTTCGGAAATACTGTATTTGCTTCTTCTTCCAATTGCTTTAATTCAAGTAACTTTGAATCAAATTCGGCGTCACTCATAAGTGTTGTTCCTGATCCATAATAAGAATCTGATGCCCTATTCAGATCATGAATCAGTTCTTTCATTCGTTTGATCTTATCCATTTACCGATTTCTCCCCACACATTTCTTTTAAATATTCAAGCAATTCATTGTCTTCCAGATAATAAATATCAATATGTTTACATCCATCCAGCCATTTTTTAAAACCATCCCAAAATTGACCAATTCTCCAATCTGGTCTATATGTCATGTGTAATCTTGTTACTTCATTATAAAAATTATATAATCTATTTGGATCTCTCATATTTTCTTTCCTCTCGACTATTCTGTGATTTCTACAAATGTATTTGTTTCTGGTTCATACTTATATGGAAGACCATTTGGCGCAAAATATGGTGATGGTGTTGTTGAAGCTCGACCATATCCAATTGATCCGTTCCAAAAATACACGATTTTTGTTGTACTATCATAATATAAATATCCACCAATGTTAATTAAATTATCGGTTCCAAGAGATTTTACTGTTACAGTATCGTTCGTTTTTACATTTGCTTGTGCTGATTCTACTCTACATCCTGAAAATGATAGTAAAATACTGACACACAAAAATATTAGTAATTTGTTTTTCATAGATTTCACCCATTTTCAAAACTGCTTTTTAACACACTTTTTTTAATTAATTCATAAACAATATCAAGATAATCTCTTTTATCGCTATATCTGCAATTGGCATTTTTATGGATTCTTGAATCGTCCTTTGTCCAATCATTTACTCCAAAATATATATTACTAACAAATAGCATCTTAGACCCTCGTGCTACACAAAGATAATAACACTCTGTATCTTTTTGCATTCCTTTACATTTTTTAAATCCGAATTTTTCAAATTCTTTTGCCGGTACTGTCGGAATTAGCATCATCTATTACCTTTCTTGTAAATTTATATTCTTCACCAAATTGATCAGTTGATTTATAATTCCATCGTCCTAAATTGAATAACTGCTCTTTATACCCATAACGTTTAATCCATTTTTTATTAATTCTCTTCTTATGATGTTTTCTTGCTTGGATTTTCTTGACATACAAAATATTAACTTGATCTAGCGTCTTAGAAAAATTAGCACCAAGAATTGTTGGATTAATCTTTGATGTATTTGCTGAAAACGAAAGAATTCTTTCATCTTTTGTAATGATTGGTTTATACCTTATATAATCATGACATTGTTCGACTGTATTTCGTGTCATATTAATCTCTTGTATGTCATCAAAGAAACCTATTTTTTTCTTTGATTTTGGGTCTATCATGGTAATCCCACCACATATATACTCATTCATGCAACAATTAGTATTCATTATTCTCTCCGTTATTTTCTGGTGGAGTAAGCTCCAAACCTAAGATTTGTCCTACTTCATATGCAGCATATGATGTACCACAAGATTCTCCATCAAAGAAACAATCATAATAATTTCCTTCTGAACGCTGTGGTGTAAATCCACATGCATGTGGATCATAGTTTTTATTGACCCATTCTTTTAATTTTTCAATAATTTCTTCCATAGTCGATTCCTCAATGTATTACCTTATGTTGATTATAATAGTAAAGATAAATGAAACCAAAATTTCATATATTTATTTATCATCTGCATAAAAATCGCAAAAATCATTTTCATCTTTAAGAGTTTTTAATTCCTTACATAGTTCAAATGTCATAACGTTCTGACAACTAGGGTTTGGACATCTAACTGTGCATTGACTAGGTTTTGGGTTAATACATCTTGGAATACAAGCTTCAGACCTTTTAAAAATAAAGACTGTACCACATTTGTTACAAACGCAACCATACTGTGTTTCTGGCTTTGATTTCTCGATATGGTCATTATGCACTGCTAATATTCTCATTGTTTTATTCTCTCCTTCTCATCCATCATTTTTCTGAACTCCATGTACTTTCTTGTATATTCATAAGAATCCTTGAAAATATTTGTTACTGCTTTATACAGTTTAGGTTCGTATTTTTCAATTACATCTAATTCAAATTCAAAAGCTCTTCCATAAGGACAACCACAACATCCTGTACGTTTTAAACCATATTCCAAGTAACAATCACTATGTACAATTCCATATGCTCTTTCGTAATCTTCTTTGTCTGAATCTTTATACCAAAATAAAGGTCTGTAATTGTCAATGTCATTATTATCATCAAAGCATGATTTATATGCTGTTGATCTAGCACCACCTTCAGCTCTCCTGATACCTATAATCTGCAAGTCAAATAATTTGCCATCTATTCCATACTTTACAATGTTATGCGCAACATCTTTCTTTGCATATTTACAACACTTGTTTGAAATATTAAACGTTGGTGGATTAGCAACCATAAATTCTTTTAGCCATTTATTTCTTGTGATATTGAAACAACTTTTATCGCCCTTGTTACAACACCACCACTCCAATGCAGATTTGCATTTTGGATACTTTTTATATAATGCATCAAAGTCTTCATCTTCCCATTGGAAATTATGTTTTTGTAATCTTTGGATAAATTCACTGACTTGTTTTGATAAAAACGGTTGTCCATATTCCTTGCAGGACGTTGGAATAGGTTTTATAGCCCTATAAGAATGAAACGTAATGCCATATCTTTCTTCAAGATATTTTAAATGATTTTTTGTAGCTTGATACTCAAGACCTGTATCAAACCATATATATGTAACTTTATTATTTTTGTCGCATCTCCAAACGATATCTAACATTACATCACTGTCAGAGCCACCTGAAATGCTACATAGAATACTTTTATATTTACTATTATTAATGATCCCCCATGCACGAATCAAGTTGTCACAAATCGTTTGATTTACAGGACAACCATTTAATAATTCCTCAATTGTATTAGCTTTCTGTACCAATATGTACTTTCCTCACTGAAAATTATTTCATTTCAATGAGGCAAAGCCATACTTCGTGAGTGTCTTTTTACGTCACTATCACATTGCTTTTTCGATTTATATTAACCAATGATCCGTCTTTTATAAATCATCGTGACAACCTTTGCTGCACAAAGGTATTAAATACATATGGTGAAAAGCTAACCAATTGGTAGTACAGCTTCGCAAAGTCTTTCTATGTTGTTTATTTCACAATTTATCATCTTGTGATTTGGATTATCATTATTATAATCTCTCATAAACATATCGAGCCAGAAATCAAAATACTCATCATCTGCACTTGAATCCATTACCGCATATCTGTCAACTGTTTTGTAATTACCTTTTTCTGTAATATAAGATAAATTGACTTTATATACTGGCAATGTAATTTTTGTTTTTAGAAAATTCTTTGGATGCACACTTTTTAATTTTTCTTTCAAGTCTGTATCATAAATTTCAAATACATCAATTCCTGTCCTTAGAGAACAGTTTTCAAAAAACTCACTCGGATGCACTACTTTTCACCACCTTTCTACCAATGAAGCCTAGAACAACGCACAACCTTGAGCCTTAAACGACTCTACCTGCTTGTCCCAATCTTCTTGCTTCCAATTAAATTCTCTCATCAAACATTTCTTACAATAGAATTTATTTATTTGTCTTCCATGTATTTTTAAGTTCATTGAAAGAACTTCTTTATGTTTTATTCTCTTATTGCACTCACAACATTTCTTATTAAAATATTGTTGCGCAATCTGTTTATCTATTCCTGTATACTCTACAAATTCATCAACAACTTCTTGTGTTGGTTCACTTCTAAACACACCACCATTCCATGCTTGAGTCAGATACTCTTCGATAGTGCAATTCATAATCAGCCATTTCTGATTGCTTATAAAATCTTCTCTTAGAATATTTCTCCATCTTTTATATGCTTTTGGATACCAATATTTATCAAGAATCCATGTTGATTTAGCATAATATGGACAAGCACAATGGCATCCAACTCTTGAATATCCTTTTTTATATTTTGGATTAACTTCAATATCTCTCCAAAATGTATAAAGCCAAACATCTAATTCCGTCCACTTTCTAATAGGAAGTATTCCTTGCCAACATGTGTCTCCCCATTCGGAAATATTAACCCATTCGTCTTGATAATTGCTTCTTGTATTTGATTCTTCATTTCTCATTCCCATAAAAATTAAATACGGATGCTTATTATCAAGCTGAGAAACCATAACTCCAACTTTAAAAATCCTACAACAGAATCTTGAAAATCTTGACGGAATCATAGAATCAGATTTTACATATTGATAGAACCCTTTGTCTGGATTCATGATTTTACAGTTCGGAAACCGTTTAACCATCTTATATGTGTCCGCACAATCAAGTGATGTATTATTGAATATTGCTTTTGTGTTTGGATATAGTCGTCGAACTAAATGACATGTAACCATAGAATCTTTACCCATAGAAACAGGTATTATTGGAGTATATGCATCATAATCTTTGATTTTCTCACGTATCAGACATAAAGATTCATGCTCAAGTTCTATCAATTGATTCTCTTTGATGTTAATCATCGTATTCCAATCTATTAGGTCAACTTCAGATGGATCTTCATAAGATTTTAATTTTAGAATTTCTACTTTTTCTAGGTTATCTGATACTTTAACTCTGTAAAATTTATGTTCTACAAGTTGACTATCAAAGCCTTTTATAATCTGTTTATCAAGCCAAAAGAATCCTTCTTTTAAATAAAGTAATTCTTCTCCAGAAGTGTCTCTTAAAAATTTGATATATTCATTGAATATCGGATTCAATTGTAATCTTCCTTTAACTTTTGGATTTTACCAATTAGTTAAAGGAGTCTATCTTATGCTTAGAAACAAATTATTTTAGGTCATGGTGTAAGATTTTACGTTTTAACCTTATGTCACTATGCTGCTTGGGTAATACAAGCCATCTCGCTATACAACCCTGATTACAGGGATTTGATTACAATTGAAAAATATTTATTATTCAAGTTCTAAATAAAGTTTTCCGAAATAAACTGCGTCAAGAATTTCTACGTTTGATGCTATCCTTTCCGGATATTTTTCATTAAGTTCTTTTATATAATTCATGAATTCCTGATTGACAGAATCCCAGGCATTCTTATCTAAGAACATATACTTTACTGCTTCTTTTGGATTTCCACGAGCAGTTGTATACTTATATTTAATCTTCCAGGTTGGAATAGGAATTACTTCACTTGCAATCTGTTTTGGGTGGCAGTTTTTAACTTCATCCATTTCACTGTCATCGTACTTACAAACTGCTTGTAATTCAGATATTTTCATTTTGACTCTCACCTCCTGATTATTTATTCTCTTATCTCAAATAATTTTTCTACTGCTTTTACACGCTTGTTATTATCAATTGTTCTTTTTACTTCTTGTTCCCAAATACATTCCCATTCTGAAGGTGCTTTATGTTCACTAATTAAAACAACATTCTTTTTACTCATTTTTTCAGCCCAATTCCAAAACCTGTCATAATCAAAATTCTTACTTGATCCATACTGCTTTGTATTCTTATATGGAATATCACAGTAGAATAAACAGTCAATTCTATCAGAATATAACTCTTCATAATCTCCGCATTGGAACAGAATATCTTTTAATCGTGGAATCTGTTCTAATAAGTTTCTTCTTGCTTCATCATAATAATTTCTTTCAGTTCCAGCTTTTGTACGTACAACGCCTGAATATCCACCATCAAAGAATCGTCCGTTATAGCTCGCAAGAAATCCAACTACTCCAATATACCAGCCAGGATATGTATTTAAGTCTTTGTTGAAGCATTCTCTTACTTCTGAGTAATGTTCTTTTGTAATAAAATCTGGAAGACTTTGAATCCGATTTAGATTCTTGAATATTTCTATAAGATATTTATGATTATCGGATGCAATTTTTGTATCACATTGAATCTTATCAATGATATTGCATCCACCACAGAACGGCTCTATATATGTTTTTATATCATAATCTTTTATTTTCTGCTGAATAATCGGAATTATATATTTCGATATTCGAGATTTTGATCCCATGTATTTCAATAGTAACTACTAAGAGCAAAGAATTCTTTAATGTGCGCACAAATCTCATACTCCTTTCTTTACTTAATATAATGAAAAATCAAATCCATCAATTGTTTTTGTTAAATTTTAGAAAATTTCATCTAATGCACATTCAATCTCGTCAACAAAATACTTTTTGCTGATTTCGTAATCTTCCATCATTTCTTCGATTGGAAAATGATTTTTCAAAACAATATATAAGTATTCTGCAATTCCGGTATTATCGTATCCATTTACGGTTGCATCATTTCCAAGTGGTTGAATTCTTCCGTCTTTGATATGATGTGCAAATTTGTCTGCACCGATAATAATTTTATTGCCTTTAGGAATTTTAACCTTCTCACCAGATAAAGCTAATTCAATTTCTGTATCAAATTTAGAAGTTAAAATTTGACCAATCTTATATTCTGTCATCTTGTTATCTCCTTATTTAAATCCAAGTTTTTTAATGCTATAAAATCAATCTCTTTCTGTGGCCAAGCTTTAATTAGTTTTTCATTAACATGTTTGCAGCTATCACATTCCCATTTCCATACAAGATCTTTCTCTGGATGTCCAAAACTGACATAAATATCTTTATATTCTTTACCACAGTGATCACACTTTAAATATGTAATAATCTGACTCACGCGCTTATTCCCCTTTTGCTTTAGTCATATTATGAATCATTTCTAATGCACTTCTAGAATCTTCGCCAATATCATTTTGATAAGCAGCATTCTCAACTAATGTTTCAACACATTGTTTAGTAACATAGACAAGATTATAATTATTAATTCTACGCACTGTATCTACGTCTTTATCTCCGCATGGCATCGTATATCCAATTAAACGATATAGTACTTCTACGATTGTTCTATTATCCATCTAATTCCCTTAATCCTCCTAATCTATATAATCAGTAAATTTTTCACCACAACACAGGCACTTCACAGTCTGACATTCCATAATTCCAGTTGGAATGAATTTAAATACAAACTGCTCACCTGCTGTTGCTGTAGAGATGCAACCGTTTTCTATGTGTTTTTCACACCATTCATTGATTCTTTTGGTGGTCTCAAATGTCATTATTATTTCCTTTCATTCCTGAGTCTGTAATCATATCTACAATATTATTTAATGCATCATATGAATGTTTTCCAATTCTTTCTACTGAAGCAAAACCACTATTTCTATTCTCGGCATTTTCAATCAATGTTTCAATACATTGATATGTTACATAAATCAGTGCCGAATTATTCTCAGCCCTTATTTTATCAACTGCTGAATCTCCTGTCGGTTCTGTATATCCAATCAAACGAGATAATACTTCGCAAATAACTTCTTTATCCATTTATTTCTCCTACAAACATATTTTTATCTCCCAAATGAAGATCTTTACAATCAACAAAATTTTTAGAAGGATCGATCAATCCTGCCAGTGTATACTGCTCCCAAACCTTTTCCATAGTTTTATATACGATATCGAAGAATACCGGATTACAAATAATACGTTCTTTTCTCTGTCTTTTTCTTTTCTTCCCGCATCGCTTAAGAGGAAACCCAAGTCTTTTTAATGTATTATTATTAAAAATATATAAGAGCTGGTCATCCGAAAATTCTTCGCTATCATATAATTTTCTCGTCATTTCATTTTGATAAAAATATCGTTTGATATAATCATGTTTTGATAGATTATCACGCGGCAAGATTCTAAGCTTATTAAATTCTTTCATATAATTTTCGTCCATATTCTATTCCTCCAAATATTCTCTATTCAATCCCGCATCTACCATGATATTCTCTAACGTTTTGTCATCAAAATCATATGCATTCGGATATTGATATTGCGCAATACGCCAAGCAAGAGAATGGATGACTTCCATAAGCTCGGTTTTACAATCATCAAATCCTTCTACGTATCCAATGTCTTTCCCGTTCATGTAAGACATTGTTTCATTGCTATCTATCATTTACTACAATTCCTCCATCTCTTCATCAGAAATCTCTTTATATTCTACTTCATATCCTAGATATTTCAGGAGATCAATCCAATCATCATAATCAATTCTATATCCCTTTCTGAAAAAATCCTCATAGTGAAGAACTATATAATCATCGGATTCATTTGTTGCAATCTGAATTTTATTACTTGCCATAATTCTCACCTCTCAATCGTATGGCATCCATTCTGGATCTCTATATACTTCTTCATTTTCACAATACACTTCATCCATATCAAAATAACCATCACATCCAGATAAAGCCCATGATAAACAATTTATCATTTTCATTACTTCTGATTTATTGAATACTGCAAATAATTGATTCTTGTCATAGTCTGCAATAATATTCAAATCATCAGTAGACCAATTTGTTTGTCTATTTATATCTTTTTCTGTACTATAATTATGTGTTGGAATTATATTTAAATTGCAATTATTTCCAACTTTAATATGCAAATTTTCATTTATAAATTCAGATACATACTCTGCATATACGGTTCCACTAGGCTCTTTTAACAATTGTTCTTTTGTCAAAATTCTCATGTTCTTACCTCATTTCTACTTCACCAAATTGCATTGTATTATCACAAAAAGTCTTCATCGCACAATACATCCCGCACAAACCATTTGACTGAACACCTGTTAATCCGTCATAAGAAAGTCCAATTATGTTTACTAATTCGTCAATTGTATCTTCATTCATAAACAAATATGGTTTATATCCGTTCTCAAGTTTATAAGTGTGAATCTTTTCATTTAGTTTCATAAAATCTAATTTTTTAGTTGTAATTGTAAATCTATCAGGTTTCATAGTTTTACTCACCTCGTTTCTTTCTTTCGATTGCGCGTTGCTCCTTTAATAATTTACAGCTTCCACAATTGTTTCTGTTTTTGCAAAACCAACAATTATCATTGTCTAATGTCCACCACCAAGGAGGTTGCGGTCGTTGTTTTCTTTTTACTTTACCCATTTATTCTCCTATAAAAAGTAAACGAGTGATACAAAATAATGCAAAACTTGGTCAGTTACATATGATATTTTTTTGTATCTTGCTTTTAGCGGATCAATAATATAGTGCGTCAAAAATACAACTCCAAGCTGCCATGTTAATCCAAAAACAAGGTAAAATGGTAAACAATACAACGCACAATGTACGAACAAATGATACCAATTACTTCCTTTAGTCTTTGCAATAAAGTCGCTTTGTAAAACATAATCACCAACCAAATGACAAAACACTAATAAAATTAATTTATTCATATATATTTATTTTCCTTAAATTCTCTAAATGAAAGAGTGATTTCGTTATTCTTTCTCTAACACCATAATTGCTTTGTAATATTTGCTATTACACGAACTGGCTTCGATTTTATATCCCTCAGATAAATATTCATTCATTTTGTTTTCAAAATCCGTCCTATTTTCAATCTCTAAAATAATACATTTTTTCATACCAGTTACCTCATTTATCTCGATCTGTTTGCATCTACTTGTCAGCATTGAAGCTATTGCCATCCCATGAATTATAGCTTGTTTACATTCTTGATTATCTTTAAACACTGTTGCATCAATCATCTTATCAATTTCACAAGAAGAAATATAATCTAAAACTTTCTGTTGAAATTCTGTAGAATCAATTAATATTTTGTTAGAAAAATCAAAACCACTCATAACTCACTTCACCTCTCGCTTCTGATATCTGTTAATGGAGTTCTCTTAGTAATATTCTCTACAATACGTTCCTCACAAACATAATCTGTAATCGGCTTCAACAGGTCACACATGTCTACATTACACTCAGATCTATATTTACCACAAAACCAATCGCTACCACATTCCATTCTTGATAAAGGACATTCACTTGCACATCTTGGCATCTCATCTACAATAATTTTCATAATTTCCTTCCACATACAGGACAGTACTTAATTTCCATAATATTGCCAGTGTAATAATCATCATCACACTCGTGCCAAAAGTTATAATGATTGTTATTTTCATCATATGTAATACAATCACATACTTCACGGCAATATTGACTGTTCAATTCATCTTCATTGTATATTTTATTGCAAAAATCACACATTTATTTTTAATCCTTTCTGTTGATGGCTGTTCTACCCTTGAGATGCTGCTATTAGGCTCACATGGTAGATAACTATTTAAACTACACTGTTATACCATCACTCAATTGAAATCGACATTTCATGCTCGTATTACTCTACAAATACGCTCATATTTGGCGTAAATTTTTCCGTTTTGTTCGTTAGAATACTTTTTTACCAACTCTTTCATTTTCTCGTTAATGTCTTCCTTATTTACGTCAATTTCATAAGCATATATACATGTTTCGTCATCACATACTTCTTTCATAACTTTAATAAGATCTACGATTTTTGTCTCTATTTCTTTCTTCTCATGATCTTTTTTCCATTGTTTAAGAGTTTCAATAACTTTTTCAGGGTATTTTTTTAAAAATTTATTGCATAACATATCTTCACCATTATTATCTCTACTTAATTTACAATCAAAACAAAGCATATTTTCACACATTTCACTCTTAAGTCTAATAGCTTCTGCTGCTGTTAGTTCCTCTTCGACTAATCCTTCAAACATTTTATCTGTCCAGTAGAAATCATCTTCTTTAATTTCGTAGTAATCATCATGAACGAATGTAATTGTTGCAATATTTTTCTTTATCATTTCATCAAGTACGCAGTAGCCGTCATACAGTTCCGATGATGTTAAGTCACTTCTGACTTTCACTCTATCTCCAACTTTATATTTCATCATTCTTTTTCCTTCCTTTATTATCTTGCGTTTTTTCATTTTCATCTTCCAACAGTTCAGGATTGTCAAATATGTTGCCTACAGTATGGAAACCATCTAAATCCGCCCAATATCCCAAGTCTTTTCTGAGAAACTTAATATTGTTCCACTTAATTGCGAAGCATCCGTTTTCATACACAACTGTTCCCTTATACCATCCAACCTGAACAATATCTCCCTCAAAGATTTTCTTTCCGATCTTGTCGGTCAGCCCTGTGTACTGGCAAACTGTATTCGGGTCAACATCACAAAACCCAATACCTTCAATATCCCATTCGTCACAAGCCATTCCATTATACTCGGCAATCACCAAATCACCGACAAAAACGTGCCTAGGTTTTTGATAACCATCGTCAAACAAATATCCATCTACCCATTCACCATTATCGACACGTTTCCCTCTAAAAAGTATTTCTCTATTCATAATCTTCTACTGTCTCCATTTTTTTCAGATCCTCAATAAATCAAGATTCATTAATTATCTTTCATGAATTTCTCTAGATTTAAACACATACACTTAATTAAGATACTTTATGCTTCCATATAATTAAATTTGACAATATCCATAGAATCATCCATCCCTTTTTGACTAAGCAGATCGAGAAGATTAGTTCCAAAATGATCATCTTGAATGAAAATCTGTTTTACACCATATCTGGAACACATTTCTATAATAATATCTGCTGCAGCGTCTGTTTTAGAACACCATTTTGAATATACGATTTCAGCTTGCGGTGCAGACACTGCAATTTGAATATTATTTTTATTCATATTAACATAAAGTGTATTATCCATATTTGTGCCAAGCTTTTTACGATTTTCAATGCGTTTCAACCTTTCGCGCTCTTTTGGCGAAATTTCATCATCAATAATTATATCTTCTAAATCTAATAAACATTGTTTAAACCATCTAGAATCATCTCCCGCTGCTGGATTATATGTTTGCAATTTCTGAATAATCTCTAATGCTTTATTTTCTAATTCTTTATTCATCTTTTAGTTTCTTCCTTTCAATTTTTCTATAATATGTGGGTATGGATTTTCACCATACATAGCTACTCACACCCTTCTGCCTAATCAGACCCAGTATCATCAGCTATTTCACTGTTTCAGATACCGACGGAATTGAACCGTTAGAGCAACCTATCTGTCATTAGCGTCTACATATTCCGCCACCACACATTATTTATTTTAATTCATAACATGAACAAAATATTCTTGGTAAATACTCGACAAACCAATCTTCTATAATTTTATCTTTCACTTTGCATACATAGTAGTCTGGTGTATACATGTCCTTTGGCATTACAAGCACATTATATTTACAGTATTTACATCGTCTATGTCTTTTTCTATAGTCAACAATTTTCTTTTCCATAACGATATCTCATTCTTTCGTCAATTTTCTTCCGCACCATGGACAATAATTGATATATTCTTTATCATGAAAAAACCATCATCATAACTATCACATACCATCGTTTCGATATCCAAATAATATTCATTAGTCAGTGGATCGATAAAAATTCGATTATCATCAGATTCATAGTTACAATATCTGCACATTACATAATCACTTCCTTATAATAGTCTAATAATTTGTTCATATAAGCAAATATCTTTGTCATTAATAGCTTTATTAATATGCATATGCCCAAACAAATGTCTTTTATATTTTGTCGTAACTTTTATATCTTCTAGATAATTTGTAAGGACATCTGGTTCATATAAATTATTACCACTCATAAGATATAATTCTGACGTCGAAGGACTGTGGGTGATAATAAAATCGACCATATTGTTATTCTCTTTTAATACATTGATTCCATGCTGCATTTCCTCATCAGTTGGCAATTCCTCTTCCCACCAAGATAAATCCTTAACACGATACATATATTTACCTTGTTTATCAAGTTTCTTTGCTTTTTCCTGCCAATTAGAATCATTGTAATCAAGAATGCCATCTTGAATATCATGGCTGCTTGCCCCACCAAAAGCGAAGAACTTTGTTTCATCAATTGTAAATACTTCTCCCCGTATAAGATGTAATACATGGGTTCTTATCTCATGTACTTTGCCACCATGCCATTCTTTTATAGGATAAGTTGAAAGTCTTTTGTGATTTTCATGATTCCCATCTACAAATACTGTTGTAAACGGTTTTTTGTTAAGCCAATCTAACCAGTACTTTTCTTGTTTACTTTCCTTATCTCTATTCCAAACAAGACCGAAATCTCCAAGAATAATAACTACATTTTCATCTTTGTTATTAAAAAAATCCTTTTGTTCGTAGAAACTATTTTTACTTAACCTGGTGGGATCTCCATGTATATCACCAGTCACATATACTGCCATAGCTCATCAGCCTTCCATCTTTTATCATCCTGACAAATTATTCTTTATCTTCTCTTGCTCTCCATGCTTCCAGAACTGTCAATAATCTTTGTCCTTTTTTAGTTAACCAGCATCCACCAATACTACTCCCATGTGTTGTAAAATCTTTGTCATCAAGAATATACATCATGAATTGTAACAGACCATATTGAATGTCGTTATTATAATCAAGCAAAAGATCATTTTTGTATCTATCAATAACCTCCTGATAATCAATTTTTGATATTACAAATTCGTTTCGTATATTTAGATATCTTCTTATCGTCTCATATGTAAATTCTGGATTTCCACATCCGCATAGACCCAATTCTTCGTGCATGTAAAAATCTAGCAGTGGATCGATAAGACTTTCTTCGTACCATTCTTCTCTACATCCCTTTATGACATCGTTGTTATATGCGATATTAGATTCTGGATAATTGTCTACAATATATTCCGCTATTTCACTTAACTTCATATTTTTATTCTCCTACCACGCAATCTTATATTCTGTTTCGTTATACTGTGTTGAAGATGTAATTTTGTATCCTAGTTCTTTCAGGTAAGCAATTGTGGCTGATGAAATGTTAGTTTCATCAATCCAACAACTGTACTCACCCTTACGCATTGCTGACTCGATTTCAGGCATAATAGACGCTAATTCAGCATCTATTTGCTCTTTGTATGCTTTGTTCGAGATATTTCTTGCTTCTTGTGCTGTAAACATATATTCTCCTATTTAAATAAATTCTTTAAGTAATATTCAAAGTATCCTCTGATAAATAATCCAGAATATTTATTGTCTGGCATAAAGAAGATTGGAATATTGTACTTAAACCATATAGAATGCAGCGAAGCCCAAAATGATTTCTTATTATATTGAGTATCATAATTCCCAGATGCAATATCGGCATAAGAACCATTTTCAATCAACAGTACTTTATTCTCTGGTGCCAAACATAGTTCCTTCTCAAATCTATCTCTGCCATTTGTCAAATTACCACTAATTTCTTCCAGACTGCCCTTGCGCTCCACGACAATCTTTTTATCAAAGTATAATGGTCTTGGAATAGAAAGCTTTTCATTCTGTTCGAGCATAAAACTATAATCACCATATGCCAATGCTTTCTTTTTATATTTGATGTCTTTTCTATCGAAATAATCAGTGATGTGAGAGAACGATTTTTCCCTCGTATCGATCAGAATAACGATGGAGGAGATTAGTTCCTCCATCTCTTTATCTGTATATTTGTAATTGCTAAATATCTTGAACCACCTCCTCTACATTATTTTTTACTGTGAATTTTCCAAGCCAAAATTCGAATTTATCCGGAACTTCCTTATATATTTTCTTTCCTGTTTTGGGATCGACCTCGCCCGTTGGTTCTTTTTTATTTTTCTTTTCCAGGGAAATTATGTATAGAATTGAACCAAGTTCGAATGGATTACGACTATATTGACTTGTCCACATTTTGACTGTTCGTGTTTTACCGCTATAGATTTCAAATAACTTAACATTCACAATAGATTTTTTGATGTCTAATTCAGAAACATAATATAAACGTCTATTCACTTCTGGATCTGAACCACTCACAATTCCAATAATTTCCCTCTGATTGTCAAGTCTTTCTTTTAAAGTTACTTTTTTGTATGGTATTTTAGAAATTAATTCACATAAGACTTTTTCAGAATCAAGTTTATTAAACTGTTTTGCTGTCTCATTTCCATATTGAGCAAGTATAACAAATGAGATATTATTTTTCTCTGCCTTATCCTTTGAAATTTGTTTTGCACCTTTTAACAAATCATATAATTTTGCAGTCTCAAGCAATGTATTCACATCACCATACTTCTTAAAATAATTAATTCTAATAAGTTTATTGACTATAGTTTTATTGATTGAATTTAGAAACAGCACATCAAGTACATCAGTAAATGTTTTATATTCCGATGTTCCCAATTCATAAAGAGTGTTAACGACTCCTTCACCAAACCCTTTTACACTTGATAAATTAGGATATATAATCATATTCTTTTCGTTGATTGTAACTTTTCTATTGTCTGCTCCAAATTCATAATCTCCTAGTTTATATCCCCAAAATTTAATTGCTTCTTTCACAAGAGCATCAATTTTATCTTTTTTATTCTTCTCTTGATAATGATTAATTGCTACTTCATAAAAAATCTTAGTATGATGAGCTTTAAACCATGCTTGATAAGCAGAATCACCACCCATGCTATAAGCATGAGGAGAGTTGAAGGCGTACAGGCCAGAAGACTCGATTACATTCCAAACATTATTAAAATTATCTGTTTTACCAATCTCTTTTTCCCAACCTTTAATTAATCGCTCTTGTAATTCTTTTAACATTTCAGGATGCAGCCTATATTTTTTCTTTGAAATATTTTTAATAACACCATATGTTTCTGTCATCTTTAATTGTAAGAAGGATAGTACTTTCATAATTGATTCCTGATAAAGCATGAAATGAGCTGTATCAGACAACAAATCATCAATCTTTTTTTCTCCAGTTGTATATGGTTCACGATTTAAAAAAGTACTAAGTAGTGAAGCAAAGCCTGGTCGAATTGCTGCAATAAAACTACTTAATTCTGCAAGGTTCTGCGGTTTATATTTTTTTACTCGATTGGTAGTAGCTTCTTTTTCGCATTGATTTATACAACACGTAATGCCATTTGCATAAATGTCCCATGTCTTTTCATCTCCATCAATCATATGTCTCAGTTCTTCAAACGTAGGAACTTCCTTGCCAATACTATGAAAAAATTTATACGTAAGATATACACTATCTACAATAAGAAAATCTTCTTTTACATACCCAAATTCATCAAGATAACCACCTTCAATAGCAGCGCATATAGTTCTTTTCCCAGTCGATTCTGAAACAGCACTAATTAACCCTACTTCTCTTCGAATGTCTCCGTCAAAAATGAAATGTCCACAAGCATGTACTTTTAAATTGATTGTGATTCCCTGATATTCATTGCTTTGTTTAAATAAGTCTAAATACTCTTCTGGAATATAATCTTCAACATGAATATCTTCTTTTTCGTCATCATCCGCATATTTCAATGCTTTATTATATTCATCCAGATATTTAGAGATTTGATTTGCATCTTCTGGGCGTACATCATTTGCTCCCGCATATAACTGCCATGCAGCTTTTTCTTTTAATTTTTCTATCGCCATTAATGGATAACATCCATGCTCACCGAGTAATTTTCTCGCTGCTCTTACAAAAGGCTCTTGTGTGGCAACGTTCATGTCAATATCAGGCATTTGTCCTGCAAGAACACGTTCTTTCGTTAAAAATCGTTCCGGATAAATTGGAATGTCGGCGTTAAAACGGTCTACAGTAGTAAGTCCCAACAGTTTGTTTGTAATAAATGATGCAGCACTACCTCTTGAGGTAGTAGTTAAAATTCCTCCTTCGTTATTAACTGCATCATCTATAATTGATTTGCTCGTCAAAAAGTAATCGACTACGCCAGCTTCCATAACCTGTTTTGCTTCATAACGAATGCCATCAGCTTTTTCTTTAGACTTATCCTTTTCTTTTGCATAAGCCCTATTTAAAATATCTTTATAAATTTTGCATTTTTCTTTATAGGTTTTATCTTTATAAACACTTGGTATTTTAAATTTTCTATCTAAAACAATTACTTCGCATTCTGATACAAAAACATTGGTGTTCATAATCGCTCTAAATATTTCCTCTTTATTTAGAACTCCCTGTTCTATAAACCTTTTTATAACCGTCTGAGTATCTGGATAATCAAGATACCATCCCTTTTCGTCTGGATAATTGATGTTCTTATATTTTAGAATCTGATCACGTTTAATAGAATTTTCTTCTTTAACATAATGACTATCAAGGCCACAGATGATCTGAATATTATGTTCTTTTGCAATTTTCAATATTCTTTTATTGAGTTCTTTTTGCTTATCGGTATTGTGATATTGAACTTCAAGAAAAAAATTATCTCCAAAATACTTATGGACTTTCAGCCAAACTTCTTCAGCATCTTCATAATTCCACCCTGCTAAACATGCAGATGTAACAATTACGTTGTCTTTTGGGATATTAAATAATAGTTCTAAATCAATGCGCGGTTTATAATAATATCCATCAATGTTTGCCATAGATAAAACAAAATTAATATCACGACGCCCCTCTGCATTTTTTGCTGCTATGATCATATGACAATTTGCTCGGTCTTTTTCTTTTCTATCTTTTACCCAGTAAACTTCCGAAGAATGAATATATTTAAGATGTTCTTTTTCAGCAACTTTATATACTTGAAATTGATTCCCCTGTGATCCATGCTCTCCTGAGTATAAACACTTTGCACCAAATTCATGTATTCTTTCCGCATATGTTTCTATAGATTCCGCACAGTCCGGTGTTGATGTGTTACTAAAATCTTTGTGACAATGATAGTTCTCTAAATATAAATTCTTTTCATATTCTTCTGGTGAATAAGGGAATTCAAATGTCAATGTAGGAATAATTTTTTTTATCAACTCAATATTAGAAATTTTAATCCACCTCCGAAAGTACATCGCATACTGCTTTTAGTACAAATTTTCTACCTAAAAATCCACTATCCAGACTACATACGGCTTCGAATTCATCATTCATAGTGCTATGATCCTCCATATCATCAAATGAACCGTCGAAGTTCCATTTGATAATCTGCAAGTAATCATTCGGTTTTAGAACTAAATGCTTATAATCACTCATCTGACCAATTTCGTAATCACAAATATTATCCATATAAGCTCTTACTGGTTTAAAATTTGTGCCAGAAATACGATCAATCTTTTTGATATTCTCTACTAATCGTCTGGTAATATCTTCGACATCAATTTGAATATCAATGTCAATTGTTGGTTCTTTAAACTCTGGAAGGTTTGTCTCGACATAAGACAAGAAATTGTTAAGATCTGATTTTTTGATTTGAATACCCGATGCAAGTTCATGCCCATCGGCTTTTGCATAACCACTATCATTGCAGATTTTTCGGAAATCATCAACACCTACGGCTCTCATAGAACCTGTATATTTTGATCCGACATCTTTCAACACTAAGATCGGCTTTTGATACTTTTCTAGTAGCTTATTTCCTAATAAACCAGCAATACCATATTGTGTATCAATATATACAGTGATTACCTTTTGATCCTTTTGTTTCTCACATTGTTCATAAACATTCGGTAGTAAACGCTCCACTTCTTGATTTTGTTCTTCCTTACATTTCTTTAATGCTTTTACATAGGCAAGCACTTGTTTGTTATTATCTTCTAGAAATGCATTCATAGCAGTTTCATTTTCACCCATACGGTTCGCCGCATTTACAATTGGAGCAACACTAAATGCAATTGCCGTACTGTTGAATTCAAATCCGCCGACAATCTTCTTAACTGCTGGATTATAAATCTTCTCAAGTCCTTTCGATACAATATAACGGTTTTCCATAACTGTCATATCCATCATATCTCCAACTAGACCACATGCCGCAAGATCTACCAATTCATCTGCATAATCTGTAAGAAATTGTTTATCCAAATATTTACAAAATTTCCATACAACTCCTGCTCCAGATAATTGTGGGTTGCAATAATCTCTTTGAGAAGAAATAAGAATTATATATTTATCATATGGAATTTCCCGTTTAATTGCATGATGATCTAAAATAAGCACATCGATTCCTGCTTCTGACAATTCTTTATACTGAATTTCGTCTTCGTCTAAACTATCTACAATAATCAATAAATCTAAAGATGCAAACTGCTGTAAATTTTGTCCTTTTAATCCATGCTGTTTACCATTATCAATATATGTAAAAATGTCGTCTGTGAAATGTCTCAAATATCGCGTCATAATCGTTCCTGAAGTGATTCCATCAGTATCTGTATCAAACAAAATACCAATGTTTTCGTTTTCTTCAATTGCCCGATTAATACGTATGTATGCTTCATCAATTCTATATAAAGAATCTAGTGGAAGCAAATCTTCTTCTGTTGGATTTAAAAAATGTTCCGCATCTTGAATTCCTCTTTTTTGAAGAATCGTATTAAACACTTCATCCTCATACATTCCCCTACAATCGTTTAAAATATTATAATTCTTCTTCGTCCTTATCATCTCCCAGTATTAAAATTTCGTTGTTTATGATATACTCAAATTTTTCTTTACCCATATCGGTTGCAGAAACCTTTGGAGCATAATATGATTTTGTCCAGTCCCAATATCCAATTTCAAATTCTGCAAACTTAGAATAATGACGTAAAACTTCTACGTTTCTCTTTATATTGTCTAATTCATATCCTTGGTCATGAAGAAAAATCACCTTTGTTGGATGTAATTCCACCAGCAATCGTGCTTGTTGTACACTTAAGCTTCCACTCATAAGTGCTACCGCATTCCTATATCCATACGAATAACATTGCATGACAAATTTTTCTGCTTCTCCTACAAAAACAGTATTTTCAACAAGATATTGATAATTTTGAGTATAACCAAATAATGTAGTGCTGCAGCGCCCAGGATAAGAATAAAAATATTTCAGCGCACCATCTGAAGTCTCATAATTGAAACGTTCCTTAACCCCAATAAGCTGTCCATATTCATTTCTGATGGGAATAACAATTCCTTGTGATTCGACGTCATATCTTATTCCAAAATACTGCTGTGCATCTAACGATATATGATCTTTCAAAAATCGAATATTTGGATAGAATTGAAATTCATCTAATATTTTTTCGTCATATATTTTCGATTGAATAGTGTTTCTTTGTCTGATCTTTTCATAAAATCCTCCAAAGATTCCTTTTTTCTGAAAGTGTCCAATATAATCTTGTATATGTAACACATTTTTTATTTCATTTAAGACATCTACAAATTCTACTTTTCTTTGATTGGTGATATATGAAAAGATATCAGTTTGAATATTTCGAGCATAATCATGTACGTACAGCCAATTATTATTTTCAAGCTTAATTACAATACTTTTTTTCGAAGATTCTTCATCTCGCCCAAATTGCATGTATGTAGGTCGAATGACTATATTACAGTATCCAAAATGTTCTAATACATCTTTTAGTTTTTCTGGATTATTTAATAGCTCTTTTTTAATATCTTCTAACATATATCACCACCAAGTTATTTTTTATCTTATTTCTCCGTGTTTTGGACGGCATTGTGCCACTTCTCTGAAGATAGAATGATCGCCTGAAAACTTTAAAAGATACGCAATACCAGTATCACTGGAGTTATTACCATTCCGAGTTTTTTCTACAAATAACATTCTCCATACTGCATTTGGATCTGCTTTATATTCCTCTTCAATCCATTTATCGTTAATCTTTTTCAGTCTAAATGGATGGCAATAATATTTACTTTTTTCATCAAGTTCTTCAGCATAAACAGTTCGCATAAGGAACAAATTCTCAAGAATTTCTTTCGTCTGCTTGGCATTACTAAGGCAACTGGCATCCAGGAATAATTTTCCTTTCATATATTCTGCCAACTGAACTGATGCCAACATGATTAAATTATATTTTTTTGCCAACTTATCTAACTCTCTACTGTCTCTAACTAAAGACAAATCTTGTCTGGAGGATGAAAAATCGCTCTCCTGGATTTTAAACGTATCGTATAGAACTGTATCATATCCAAATTTAAGAACATTCTCGCGTACTTTCTTTTTAATAACAGCCATGTCTGCATCGTTCATAGCAATGAACTTTACGCGACCCTTATAATTCTTTCTCCAGAATGCTTGCACATCTTTTAATTGCTCACGACTTTCCTTGTTTATATCACCCACAGACATTTTCTTTTTCGTGAGTTTAAAATATCTGTTCCTCTTGCCAAGGAGCCAAACCATAAATTTAATTTTAAATTTTTTAATATTTTCTTCGTTGGAAATAATAAGAATTTTCCGATCATAATATAGAAGAGCCATGAGAACTGTAATCCACCAAGTGGATTTTCCTGCGCTACTGAATCCTCCCATCATTGTGAGAGTTCCTTCTAACAATCCCATTATTTGCCTAGATAAAAAAGGAAAACAATTAATTTCTTCTCCGTTTTTATCATATCCTGCTATATCAAAAGGTACACCATTTTCTTCACCTTCTGCACATGATTCAATAAATTCGTCATCGAAATCTATTTCTTCTTCTTCCAGGATCTTGCTCGAATATCCGGTACCATAAGTGCTTATTCTTGCCTCATACCAATCCGTTACCTCTTCAGCAGTCATCTTTCGAAATAATTTAATAGGAATAACTTTCTTATCCTTGATATTAATCTCTTTTAAAAGATTAAATCCATCATCGCACATGCGAAGCATAACATTTTCTCGATACAAGATATCAATGTATGTATCAAAATTCTGTGTATTGATAATGTCCATCTGATGCTGAATTGAATCCCATCCACCACAATCCTCATATCGATCAATGACTTCTTGTTTTGAATTTGACAGAATAGTTATTTCATCAAGAGAGTAGAATCCTTTTTTTCGTAAATCTTTCAGTAATGAAAAATAAAACCGACCATCAACAGTGATAAAATCGTCCTTTTCGAATGTCGTATCATCCAAAAGAAGCATATCCTTAAAGAAACAGCTTATAACGTTTCCTTCATATTCGATTCGTCCTTTTAATAGCTGCGCAGGATACTTTTCTTTGACACCTGTAATAAATTCAGCTATATTACTCACCTACCTGTTCTTCAATATCAGATAAACTTCTTTTCTTCTGTCGTCGTTTATAATGACCATCCGGCATATCAACCTTCACCTGTTTAGGTGTTTCTTTTTCTTTTGCTTTAAAATCTGCAATACCGTTTTTGATAATTGCAGAAAAATATCTGATTTTAGCGTATTCACTCGAATAGTCTCTTTGCTGAATGACAGATGTCATGTAATCTTTATTCTCTTCTAAATATGCTAAAATCCGATCATAAGAATAAGATCCAAGTATAAAACTTAACTCTTTGAATAATGCAGTATTAATTACTTTATAACCAAAAATCTCATTAATACACTCGTATGTATCGTCTCTTATTTTTCTGTCATGCAATACAGTTAGATATTCTGCTTCATTGCAGTAGTAGATGTTTTTACCATCCACTACCACTTTGAAAGCATCTTTTCTATCTATCTTGTTATCGCAATATCTGCATTTAACAAGCATATCTGATACTCCTTAGTTCATCATATCGTAAATTCGTTTCAGTCCATCTTCATCTACATCATTGAGTTTTCCATATTCCGCAATGACTTTTCTGACGCTTGCTTTCTTATCTTTATCCGTACATTCTTTGAACATTGTGCGAATTACGGCAGCGAGATCTTCTGGATAATCAGATGTTTCTACTACGGTTTCTTCTGGTTCCACTGTCTCTTCTACTGGAATATCATCAATATCCTCATCTTCTTCAATCGGTTCCAGATCAGGTTCTACTTTCGCAATAGACTCCGCTTTGTTTACAGTAACTTCTACCGATTTTTTCTTCTTCGAATTTTTAATTGCGTCTTTTAATGCTCTCAACAGTTCATTCGCATCCAGTGGAATTTCTGGTTCAATCTCAGATAATCTACTCTTGCTGTCGATGCTATAATTGTCATCTCTGAATACAATTTTTCGTTTTTCATCTTTAATTTTGCTCATCTTAATTTCTTGTTTTGTAACAATATTTTTACGACCTGTTCCCTCCAGATTAATAGTTCTATCAATACAAGCAATACCAATAACATGGAATTTCGTTTTAAATCCTTCAAAAATTCTTTGAGAAATATCAGTCGAAAGGACAGAATATTCCTCCTGAGTTAACGGATCGACCTTATTTCTCATTTTTACATGTCCAGTAAACCAAGTATTCACGCCAACCTTTTTAAGTTCCCATACTCTATCAAGAGCTAATTCTACAAGTTTGTCGTCTGCTTTCCCAAATCCAGACCATGCAGCATTCATTGTTTTTGCAGGTTCAAAACCTTTTTTCCCCATATTTTCTGTATTCCACAGTTTAATTACGTAAGGACACATAATCTCTACAAACTGATCCAGTGTATCAATCACAAGGATTTTTAGATCTGGATAATCTGTTTTCTTATTTCTAATAATATCTTTTGTTACATCATCAAACTTTTTCCAATCTTCACATGTCTCGTATGTATAACCTTCAAGAGCCTCCATTCCCTGTTCTTTACCCATATCAAGAATCATATATCCATCTGGGCCAAACTCTGTTTCACACGCTTTGGCAATAGTTGAAGTCTTTCCAATTCCTGCTTCACCAAGTAAACAAATTGTAAAGTCGTTTAAATTTTCGCTAATTGTACTTCTTTTACCGTATTTTCCCATTTTCAAAATCTCCTTTTATTTTAAATTCATCCGCAATTTTTATTGAATTATCATAAGACCACTCTCGACACAATTTTTCTTCAGCTTCTTTCCTTGCTTTAATTGCATCCTCTTTTTCAACGTAAGATCCAAGTTCATAACGTAAGCCGTTTCTTATTAACACCGATCGCCATTTCCCAGTGTCTTTTCTATAACTAACACCTTTGCATTTGGATGTATTATTTTTTGCTAACTTTGCATTAGATTGATTATTAAATCTATTAGCCTTTCTTAAGTTGATTTTTCTATTATCCGAAACATTATGATTAATATGGTCTATCTCGATTCGTGAATCATCTTCATTCATAATCAATCTATGTTGTTTTATGCCGTTTCTATCTACGACATAGCCATCTTTATCATACATCCAACAATAATTTTTGATCTTTTCATAATCTTCTAAGTCAAAATAAAATAGTTCGTTCTTTGATGTATAACCAATTCCATAATCATTGGTTAAATCGTATTTGTTATATTTCTTTTTTGTTAAATGATTACGAACAATAATCGCTTCTCTATTCAAACATCCGCAGGATCTTGTATGGCCATTCCTCAAACTGTAACCCCTTACTTTAACATTCTTGGTTCCACAATCGCAATCACATAACCAATAAATAATTTTTTGACCATCTTCTAAAGGAAGCTTACTTTTTGCAGTAAGCCTCCCGAATTTTTGTCCCGTCAGATCAATAAACTTACCCATTATAATTCATCATCATCGTCAAAAAGATCCTCAGTTCCTTCTGGCAGTTCTTGCTCGATACTATGAATCACCATGTCGTCTGCAGTGTACACCGTGTCCTGGCGGCCTTTCGTGAACCCTCTGGCTGGTTTTACAAACTGATACTCCTTGATTCTGTCACCATAAACTCCTTTGCTATATTCAGCACGGATATCATCCATAGTGATAAGTCCACAATCAAGGTCATTTTTCTGCTCATCGGTCAACATATCTTCTGTAATTTCAATTCTCTGTGCGCCATTCAGCATATTAACAATTACACCATATTCCTTAAAACCATCATCCTCGACGATAAATTTATGTTTAATTGCTTCGATTCTTTTCTTAGCTTTTTCATCTGCATCTTCTGCTACTACTGGGATTGCGACCGTAACCGGCACTGGAATATTTGCTTTTCTATTGTTGTCATACTCCATCATGTAACCATTAACATAATATTTGCCCTTTTCTTCAACGCTCATATCATCAAAGCTTTCGGAATTGAATAGAATATTAAATGTTGCTGTCGAAGATTCTTCTGCATCTTCTGCTGCTAGATAAATTCTATTTGGCATATAAGATTCATAAACAGTTCCTTTATTGTCGGAATACTGATATTCTCCATTTCCTCGAATAAAGAATTTTTTATCAGCATATTTTCCACTGTCAATTACTTTCTTAATGAAATCGATATAATCCCATTCAGAAATAAACTCATGACGTTTTTTAATACTTTTCTCAAGCGCGTCGGATACCTCATCTGAAGATGTCAGTCCAACTTCTTTTAGTTCTTCATCCGTTAGCTCACTACCCTCATGAAGCTTATCTGCCATATTCTGCAGTTTGTATCTTCGTCCCGGTTTTTCAAGATCAAAGATGAATTTTTTAAATTCAGCAACTTCTGCTAGTTTTGGAGAAGTCAGACGTTCTTTAAACGGAATCTGAATACTTTCGCCTTTAGTTTTTTTACCATTTTCATCTGTACCACCTTTGCTGAAGGTATATACAAATCCGTGTTCATCACCGAAAGCTCCTGCATTTACAGTAAGCATATGACGATTGTCTCCGCATGTCGCATTGAAAAGAAGTTGTTTTCTCACCCAACCAGATTCATACTTATTTTCCGAATATGGATGAAATTTTTCTGTATCTTTTCCAATACTTAGTTTTCCTGTCATTTCAAAATTCATTAATTTTTGTCCTCCTAAAATTAAAATTTATATTATTGTTAAATAAAACAATCTATTTTAACGCCCAATACATGGACGGAACACAGAATTAAATCTATGTTTAACTATGTAAACAGTGATTCAGGGCGCACAAACCCAAGGTATGCTGTTAGCCACCCAATTTTATATTCTCTATTGAATTATTTATTTTTTTGGGATTTTTTGACTTGATTAAGTCGGATTTGCTATTCGATATGCTAATCTTTTATTTGTAAATATTTCTTCTCCATTATCTTTTAGTTTTGTTATGTTACAAGACAAATGCATTTCATCATATTTTAGATTCGAAATTTTACAATTAGATTGTATACTGTTACCTTTCATAACTTTTGACTTGAAGAAAACTGCTTTACCATCATAATTCTTATATGCTTCACAATATTCATTCCAACTGTCTGTTTCAACTATTCTTGATTGATGATCTCGAATCATATTATTTTCATCAATAATTAGATTTGTTTCAATTACTTCTATGTATATCATCTCATTCTATATATTCTCTACAATCTAATAATTTATTTATTAACCATAACACTTCCATCAGAATTTAATCTTGGAGTCATACCACCCATTCCAGAATATCCTTCCTGATGTGAATAAACCCAATAATGAACCCCAGTATCAGGATCAACGAATTCATAAATATCATTATTATAGATTTTTGGAGTCGTTCCACTAAGATCCGTTGTAGTTCCTTTCACACATCCTGTCAGTGAAAATAATAGCATTGATGTTATTCCAAATAACACAAATTTCTTCTTCATCTTTTACATATTCTCCATCTTATTCTTTATTATGCTTCAAAATTGAATCCATCAGATGTGATTTTTGTATTGCTGATTTTCTGATAGATATCCACATATATTTCATCTTTGTCTCTATTATAAGTTACTTCTGCATACTTATTTACTCTCTGCTCTTAGAATCCCATTTAACAAAATCCTCTAAATCATACTCGCCAGATTCTTCTTCGTTGATCTCAGGAACAAATACATTATAATTACCTTCGTTACGATCATGTTCAATTATCTGCCGCAGCATCTCATACATATTTGTAATTCCTAACTGATATGTTCTCTTTTCACCATCAGTCATTCCATCGCAAACTTCATCATTCTTACTCTCTAAAAGATCCTTATACTTTTCTAAGCTTTCTACGATTAATAAAAATTGTTCGTTCATTTATTCATTCTCCTTTAACTCTTGAAATATTTTAGTTTTCTGTTATAATACCCATACAGGTTATAGCAGCCAAGTTCCACCGCATACTGACTCAACAGCACGGCTATTCCTGGAGTTTTTTTAAATAACTCATGCGGAAGCACAATTGTAAGTTGTGCGACAAGAATAAGTGAAAACATTTCTGGCCCGTTCTGGGCAAATACTTTTCCTGTTTTGAAAAATATCTTACAGGAAGGAGGGTAGAATTTAGATTGTACAACGCTATAATTTTATGTGCAATCATTGGTATAGTACTTTACCACATAACCAAAATCGTCACAGTGTATCTGATTTGTAAAAATCCGAAGCTGTCTGATGAAAAAGTAAAGCACTTAACCAATATGGTTTCAAAACCACATGATTTATCATTTCTAAAAGATCTGATGAAACGTTCATAACTTCATATCCGCCTATGTATTTACATTAGTCTTGTATTCATTTATTCTCCTTTTATTATTCATCAGGTCGAATTTTGTGTCCAACCACAGGTTCGACCTGTTTTATTTTTTGTACTTCCACATGAGATTATTTTCTCATTCCTCTAAAAATGTATGTGTAATAGATATGAATCCATATGCTTTTTTGATTGAGTTTTCGTCTAATACATATCTTTCACCTGCCATTCTCATTTCTTCATTAAGACTATTAACAGAAAATATCAGCTTTTCTTTTGCTACTTCCTTATTCTCTGCACAAACAACGATTTTTTTAATTAACGGACTTTTCTTCCATTTACCGTCAAAGTCATGCCATTCCCTGTTCGCAATTCCCGTGTAAAAATCTATTGCCGCTGCATCTTCTTCCTCTTCATCGCATTCTCCATACTCACATGTATCACATGTAGAAAGATATTTTCCATGTTCTTTGCAACATTCTGGTCTATTATCTTCGTTATAACGTGTGATAAAATCATAAACTGACTCTTCAAGTTTAATTATTTTGTCAAATTTTATTCTATCTTTTTCGGATAACTTATCCCACTTTTCTAAAAGCAAATCTGCATCTATTAATCTCATATTGCTGCTCCTTTTATACAAAATAAGTTTTATTTAATAACAATGCTTGGATAAACACCAACGCCACTATCATAAATTCTGTTTAATTCGTAAATTTCAACAATCCTGTACCATAAAAACGGTGAACCAATTTCTTTTTCTTGAAACAAATCCGGTAATCGTTCTTGTAATTCATCTGTTACAAATCCGCCGATTCCTAAAGTGTTGTCAATTTCAATTAACTCATCTAATGATACTGTTTCAATCTTTTTTGACTCATCTGAAGTATCAGGATCATAACAAAAATCTATTCGATCCTTCTCTAGCTCAATTACTCCAAATCGATTATGTTCAGTTCTTACTATCATCCCAGTTTTTAAGTCTGATTTTTTCAATGACGTCTCTCCTTTCATAAATTTATGAAGCAATTTCAAATCTGTATCAATTAATGCACATATAACAAGGCTTAATTTCTCACTTTTATATGTGTAAGATTTTTTAATTTGTGGATGAAATTAACTTTTCGTTGAGATTATAAACCCAATTCTTCGATTATAGGAAGAACCTTGTCTTTTAACTTAGGATATAATTTATCCAATGTTTCTCTAGCGTTCATTTGTTTATTCTGTGTTGTAAGTCTGGCACATTCCCAGTCTATAACCATTTGTACATAATCCGCATGTGTCCTTGCTCTCAAAGCATGATGCCTGGAATGCCCTCTATGTATCTTGTATACACGTTCGTAATCCATAATCATGTATAGGAATATTTTATCCAAATCATGCAAGTAACCACGAATTGTATTGTGCCCAAGTAATTGCCTTTCGATTATTCTGAATGCTTTTCTATGTTTTAATGTATATTTGATTTTATCTGTTTGCATTGTTTACCCCTTTCTTAAGTTTTAAATGGAGCTTGCATGACTTGAACATGCGACCGTCCAGTTATGAGCTGGATGCTCTCCCAACTGAGCTAAAGCTCCTGGTTGCACCATAAAGCGAAGCCATGCACGACCTCCAATGGATTAGTCTTTCATAATACCTTTTCGCTACATTTAGTTGCACAAAACATACGATTTTTGTGTTGCGATATTCTTTTACTTCCAACTAAACAAAGTTGCATACTTCATGATGCTAAATACTGACGGTGGGACTCGAACCCACATATCTGTGATCCTGGTGTTTGAAGCCAGTGCGTATGCCAATTCCGCCACGCCAGCATGTGTGCGATAGTTACTTCATCCGTTTAAGACATCTTCTAACGAGGATGCTGATCCAAACCCATCGCTTAAGTGATCAGTTTATTACAAGTGGAGGCTTGTATTGCGATACATGATAAGTTTTATGTCTTTCATGCTTGGACAATTATTTATTCTCTAACAAAAAATCACAGCTAACGTGATAAACAAGAAAATTAAAATGATTCCGCATGATACTCCAAAACTTACATCCTCTCCCCATCGTTTTTCAACATAAGTAATAATTTTATCATAAGATTTTGCGATAAATGTCATTCCAAATACAGACACAACTGCAATTGCGACAATTTCTAATACTAACGTTAAAAATAACATTAACCAATATTCATTCATATGTACATTCTCCTTCTAATACTGTCTAAAAGTAAAACCCTCACCACACTCAGTACAGACAACCGATCCAATTTCAACTTCTGCAAATTCTTGAAATTCATACTTGAATTGAACGTTTTTGCAATTAAATCTTTTATGTTTATTTACAACGTGCGAATCCATCCATAAATTAATTGTTGATTTTTCATCTTCTGAAATCGGAAATCCTCTCCGTAAATCTTCCTGCATAGCTTCGCATTTACTTTTCATCATTTGCAGTTCTGAGTCTTTATAAGATTCTTCCATTAATCTTTTATTCTCTTCTCGCAGTCGAGCAATTTCTTCGTCACGTTTTTTCAATCCATCTTCAACGTTTTTGACAATGTATGAAGTCTGATTTTCTTTATTTACAAGCTGATCTAGAATTTCGTTAATATTCTTACCCATGATCTTATTCTCCAATCTCTTCATTTAGCCATTTAACACAGTCGTTGATCGCATCAGACCTGTAAATAAATTTCTGTCCAGATGGTGACTCCCATACAAAAGATGATTCAAAAACAAAATAATTAGTTGGAATACCTGCTTTATCTTGTGTCTTTGTAACTAAATATTCCGCTAATCCATCGACCGGCATAATTCTCAACCTATCCAAATTTCGCATCCTTACACCTCCATATTCTCTCTTGTTGTATAGTGTTATTTCACTTAATACTCTGCATGGCTATTACACCATACAGAGTAAAATATATTATTTTTTCTTAGCTGCTTTTAATGAATCTAATTTCTTTTGAAGCTCTTCATCTTTCATCTTTTTATCCAGACGCTTCATCTGAACGTCAATGGAATTCTTGTAAGCGATTCTTGTACCGTCAGCCTGTTCTTTTGTTTTCTGAACGCCTTCACGAACCTTTTCAAGCATTCTATCTTCTTCTTGACTTGAAGCGCTTGTGGCAGATTGTAAAGATTTTACGGTTTCTGCAGCCTCGAGTGTGAATACTGCTTTATCCTTTTCTGCTTTTAAAGATTTAATTTCTTCCTGCAGAGCTGTTAAATTTTCTTTCTGTACATCTCTATTCTCTTTTAATTCTTTCAGAGTTGTCTTAATCGTTTCAATTTTGTCCGTGATTTCCTGCTGTCTTGCAAGATATACTTTTGCACCTTCGTCATCATTTCTATCAATACAGGATGCAACACTAAGATCCATCTGCATATTCTCTTTCTGCAACTGTCTTAATTGTGTTTCATAATTCTGGATTTTACCCTCGACCTGGGTATATAAAGAGTTTGTTTTGGTGTAAGTATCTTCCTTCTTCCAAATAATAGAATTATAGTAGGCTTTTGCTCCATCTGGCGTAGATGCATCATTGCCAATGATTTCATCTGCTGTTCCTGATGCTCTCATTTTTAGTCTCTTACCCGTTTTAGTTGTTGTAAAAAATACAACTGCCGCAATCACAAGAATTACGATAATCAATACTGTCATAGTTAATCCCTACCTTCGTCAATATCAAGTCCAAAGTTTTTAAATAGCTCTGTCATGCCTCCCATATATCCTGATCCAAGAGCCTGGAATTTGAATCCATCACCGTATCTATAAAGTCTACCCATCTCAACGGCATTGAGCTTTTCAAAATTCTCATTTTCAGAAAGATCATATTCCCACTTTGTTGTCGGATTGTCATAATCACAGATCATCATAGTTGCGTTATTAACCATTCCAAAATTCTGTAGTCTCTGTACAGCTCTGAAAATAGTAAGACAAATTGTAAAATCTGTTCTGTCTGACGGAAATGTATCTGCATGAACAATAAAATATTCATCATAATGATGTCCATCAAAAGTAATTCCCTGAGAATCGTCACCCGTAAGATTGTCTCCAGAATATTCTACCCACGGATATCCACTACCATCACCATATGTATTATAGTTTACAATATCTTTTGGATAAGCTACTTTTCGATCTGAATTTGTAAGAAATCCGTTAATATCAAAATCAATATCTGATTCACCTGCATAACGATTCTGATCCCAATTCACACCAATGAAAAAGTTTTTGATTGCAGTTCCATCTTCTTTTGTCATACTAATTTTCTGATTTTTGCTCATATTAATTACGTTTGCCATAATTATGTATTCTCCTTTTTTACTGTTTGTTATTTAGCCAATCTTTGTATGGTCTCAAAAGCTCTGTATATAGTTCTTCGTCAGTCATTCTGTTCATGTTTTTGACTGCGATAAATCCGGTATTATCGCATTTTCTACTCTTCATATTATCTAGAGATTTTAGATAACTAAAGCTTTCATTGCCAATTCCAACAAACTGTACAAACATATTGTAATTAGAAAGCTCTTTCACAATTTTATTTGTTTCGTCTGTATCCCAATTTTCACCATCTGTAATAAAAATGATAAATGCTGGAATTGTACTTGGCTCAATATCCTTATAATAGGAAACAATATCTTTCAAGACTGGAGCGTAATTAGTTCCACCCATACTCATATGAGAATTCATCATAATTTTTCGAACATAGTTCTTATAATTATCAATTGTCACTGGTTTCAAAGAATCAAAATCATTTGAAAATAGCCAAGATTCTAACTCCCCATTATCATCAAATTTAAGAGCGATTGGCAAAAGTCTTGTAATTACATCTTGTACAGATCCGTTTCTAAAAAGATTACTCATACTTCCAGAGTAGTCCATAGCGAGCGCAACCCTTGCTTGATGCTTGGTCATATCAATTTTGCTTGATTTCGACATATTAATTAGCACATTATTTAAATTTTCTGCTGACTTAGACATATCAATTACAACTTGCTGCGCTGTATTTTCTTCATGTACCACAGCGGATGTATTATCCGCCATAGTATTTGTTGTTGTAGTCTTTTTTCCAAAAAGTTTGTCAAATAGTCCCATGATTTTTATTCTCTCCTTTGATAAATAATTTTCGAATAACATCAACCACGATTACAGTGAGTGATAGTCCAATGATTGCGATCCACTGACTCATATTCATTGCTGTTGCCTGGATAAGTCCGCCGAGTGCATTACATAAAGCAATAGTTCCAAGTACAATACCTGCTGCAATATATACAAATGTTTTATTGTTTTTCAGTCCATTGAGCAAATTAATATGTTCTGTACGAATACCAAATCCATTGCATACAGACATGATGCAAAGCATTGCAAATCTTGCAGTCATAGCTTCGACATCTGTTGTAAATAATTTTGATACTGGTGAAAACATAAGAACTCCATATAGTACAATAAATGTTACTGTGCTAATAGTAATTCGTTTCTTTGCACCTCGAATAAACAATCCAGAACCCTTCTTAATTGGATTCTCTGTCATATATTCAGCTTTCGGAGGTTCGCCACCAAATGATAATGAATTAAGTGAGTCCATGATAATATTGATAATCAGAATCTGAACAGAAGCTAGTAATGCTCCGCCAGATAAAATAGGAAATAGAATACTTAAAACAAGAAGTGAAAAGTTAATTGGCAACTGAAACTCCAAAAACATCATGATATCGTGCATAAATGTTCTACCAAGTTCCACGCCTCTAATAATACTTGCGAAGTTATTGTCTGTTAGAATAATATCGGATGCTTCTTTTGCTACATCAGATCCAGCATTCATACCGAAACCTACATCAGCTCGTTTTAATGCTGGACTATCATTAACCCCGTCACCTGTCATAGCTACTGATCTACCAAGCTCCTGTGCTAATGTTACAAGTCTTAGTTTTGTATTAGGTGAGCATCTGGAAATTACTCGAAGTACAGGAATAATTTTCTTGACTTCATCGTCAGACATCGCTTCAAACTGTGCGTTTGTAAGGGCAAGATCACCTTCTTTATAAATGCCAGCTTCCGTAGCAACGGCTACTGCAGTTTCATGACAATCACCGGTAATCTCGATAACCTGAATTCCAGCTTCATGAGCGACCTGCACAGCCTTTGGAACCTCTTTTCTTACTGGGTCAATGACACCGATGATTCCGAGAAGTACCATGTTGTCTGGTAATGTATTCTCCACCAGCGGTGAATTAGAAAATGTAAGAGCGATACAACGCATAGACTTTTCAGTTAAAGCCTTAATTTTGTCATACAGCTTTTTCTTGTCATCCCCACCAAATGGAATGGCTTCTAAATCTAGCCAATGCGTACAATGCTCAATCAGTTTTTCAGGTGCTCCTTTATAATATGTAAACGATTCGCCCCAGTTATATTTGCTCTCAAAAGCAGAATATTTATTTTCACTACTAAAAGTTTGCTTCTGAACTAATGGATACTTTCCAAAAATATCTTCACATTCTTTTGGATTAACAAGACTTAAAACTGCTCTGTCAATGGAATTTCCACCTGTGATATTATTCTCTGAATCATATGTAGCACTGTTGTTTAAGCAAATATTATTTACAATATTTTTCCAAAGATCAGAACCATGATCTACTTCATTACCTTGTCCATCAATAATAGTTACAGGCGTCATAACACCAGTCGTAAGCGTCCCTGTTTTATCAGTACAAATAAGATCAACGTATGCTAACTCAGGAATCTTATTAGGATTTTTAGCAAGAATGTTGAACTGTTCCATTGTCTTAACATTCTGTTTTGTAACAAGCTTGATAATTAATGGAAGTCCTTCTGGAACAGCAGCTACAATGATTGTTAGAGCAACCGAAATGTTCTGTGCAATCTTTTGGATAACTTCTAGCACACCACCATTGATATATTCTCTTAATCCAATATACGCAATGTCCGTTACCATCAGTGCAATAAACGTGACGACTGCAGCAATCGTTCCATATCTCGAAATTGTATCACAAAGTTTATCGATCGCAATCTGAAGTGCTGTTTTAGGTGGCTCAAGTGTCTGCATTTTTACAAGTGTGTCACCATTTATGGTGTTTACGCCAACTTCTCCTACGATCATCTTTCCTTCGCCAGACAGAATCGTTGTTCCAGCAAATAAGCTATTTTGATTCGTAAAATCATCGGTGGATGTTGATTTTTTGTATACATAACCATTAATTGGAATTTTCTGACATTCTTTACTTTCTCCGTTGATAGCAGCATTGCTTACAGAAATTTTACCCTCAATAATATATCCATCCGCGTAAATTTCCTGTCCAGTTCCAATACAAACCACATCACCAACAACTAAATTATCTTTGTTGATTGTCTGAACTTGCCCATCTCTGATAACATCACAATACCTAGTTGATGTCTTTTCTCTTAGTTCTTGTGTTGATTTTTGAATACCAAGCGCCATTTTTACACCAATATATGTACATAATGAAATAACTAAAATCACCATGATTGGTTCTGAAAATGATGCCAATCCAAATACTGCAGCGAAAATCTCATATGCAGATAACGCTAATAACAGCATCAGCGTTTTATCACCAAAGATATTTTCAATCGCAAATTCATACCACTTTTTAAGTTTTGGTTCTGGTAGTTTGTTTGAGCCATATTTTTCCCGACTCATTTTTACTTGTTCGTTTGTTAGTCCTTTCAATTTTACACTCCTTTTCTATTTGTTTTAGAACATTTATAACAAAGCGGTTAAAAAAATAATAAACCGTTTGATATCTAATTATTCTCTACATATGCTCTCCAATATTGCTTATCTTTAATTTAATATCGTCAAGCTTCATATCGTTTTTTATACTATGTATATCTTTCCAAATATCATATCCAGATTCATTCTCACCACAGTAATAATGTTTCTCCCCATTAACTATTCTCCAATACTTCCTATTTGTTTTGTAGTAAACTCCATCTTTCTCGAATTCTTCTTTTGTGTACGAAGCAATTATTTTATCATTGATGGGAAAACTAATCTCTACGAAATCTATTCCATCAGCATTAATGCTGTCCATATACTCTAACAATTCTTTCATTTACTCATTCTCCATCTCATATGGTGTATATTCATAAGGTTTTCTGTATTCCAAAATCCTATATACCCTGTCAGAAAAATCATGCAGCCAAGTTTCTAAATCTGCATTGCATCCTCATGTATCTCACCTCGCCTTATCACATTCATGAAAATCTAAAAGCATCTGATATTTATATTCTCCAAACCTTTTCTTCCAACGTTCCTTAGATTTTTCTGTTGTCCAATTAAAAGGCATCATGTGATAGTTAATTAGAAAACATGCGTCAATAATGTCATAATGATAGATTTCGTTTAGAGTAGTTAAAGCAACATAACTTCCGATTGAATCATGACCAAGATAATGAGCAATGCTGAGTTCGTCAAACGTCTGACAATACAGTTTTCCAATATCATGAATCATTGATCCTATTTGGAAACTTATCGGATATTTTTTATCTCGGAATAATTCATATGTATTATTACTATGTTCGTACAAATTCATAGTATGGTGTGGATTCTTTTGATCAAAGTTGTCCATTTTTGAAAGAAAATCTGCTGCTATTTTTTTGTTTCCTTCATCAAAATTACATCTTTTAATCAAATCCCAACCCTATTCGTAAAATACAATCTGAAACTTTCGAAGTTGTTTATCCAATACTTCTTCTGGCACTGGATGTGGTCTATTCAGATTATTAGCCTTGCATTGCTCAAATGGTTTTGGAATCAAATAAGCAACCTTATGGCAATCAATTCCTTTTACATTCTCAAGAATTGCACGTCTTGATTTCATAGTAATGTTTGTAGCATCAGCAATCACATTAATATTATTCTCTAATGCCTCACGGATTCTTTTGTGAAATATTTTAAATACTTCTTCATTGTGATCCTGATTCTCATAATCGCCAGTTAATTCTTTTCTGACCGAATCTGATGATACAATAACTGTATTTTCATGTTCCTGTGCTAATTGCTTGGCAATGGTAGATTTCCCGCTTCCACTCAGCCCGCACATAACCCAAAGCGTAGGTTTATTCATCCAATTCTCCTATCCATTGTGTTTTAATAAATATTCTCGACTGACATTTTTAAAACTCTGCTGCCCGTCCTGAGATCTATAGACGTATCCTTCTCTTCTAACTTTTGGATTAATCTCACTATATCCATCAGCTTCTAGTTTCATTTCTTCCATTGTTTTAGGTAAATAATATTCTGTAGAAATAATCGGCACATGTAACAGATTATTACCATCACAAAAATCTGCCATCTCTTTCGTCCCTACACGATTGCCTTCAATAATAAGATTAAATACATATAACCTATTCTCTTTAGATTTATATGGATTACCCTGTACGCCTCCGACTCCTTCACCCTGTAGCACAACTCGATCATAATTGTTCTCAATTGCCAATTTTGTTAATACGCTTTCAATACCGTATTTATCAGCAAGCTCCCAATAAATATTAGAGTCGTGATAGCATTCCTGATTTTTATCTGCTTGTCTGACATTTCTGCTACAAACAATAAATTCGAATTTATCCTTACCTTTCTTCTGCCGGTCTATAGCGAATGTACAGGAAGTACCATCTAATTTTTCTGTCTTAATCCATGGATTTTTATTCTGCAAGTAAAAAGGAGCATTTTCAATTCTCGTTTCGTCGGTTTTAACAATCCATTTTGGAAACTCCTTTGGATTATCACGTTTCTTTCCAAGAAAGAAGAATAATAATTTCTTCCCCCACTCACGTTTCATTAACCATCTAAACCATTTTTTCTTTGCGAGATTTTTATGGCGAGCTGCCATAGATTTGAATTTTGCATTGTGATCAATAGAATTGCTTTTTCGTTTGACATCTTCTTCAGAAGAATATGTAATTTTTAGATCTTTGCTGACATCATCACCAATATTTTTTCCATCTAGTTCTGGAAATAGAGATAATGGAAGTGCTAATCCTTGACTAATTACTTTAAACTTTCCAAGTTTCATCGTCTTGACTTTGTATTTCTTGTTTGCCAGAAACTCGAAACGTTCATCATTTTCAGGACACTTGCTATCAATTTCAATATAAACTGCTAAATCACCAGTCTGAAACTCACCTTTCTTTGCTACACAAACCCACCCCAAAACTCCAATAAGTTCAATATTATCAGCTCCCTCTATCGGCTTAATCCACTCAATCTTTTCTACGTGTGCTAATGCTCTTTCTTTATTTTCCAAGTTCCTCTTACCTTAGTAAGTAGTGCGCACTTTATCCTATAGGAACTTTTCTATTTTTCCTTTCTTATTTAATCTTCTAATTTGTTACCTTTTGCTTCATTACAAGGCTTACACATTGTTTGATAGTTACTAATATCATCAATCCCACCTTTTGAACGTGGTAAAATATGATCTTTTGTCATTAATATTTCATCACCATTATCATCAACTGCATACAAATTCAGATGATAACTTTTATCCTGCAAATGCCTTTCTTTCGCAAAATATTGTCCTTCAATTCCACAAACTGAGCATTTACAGCCTTTTGTAAAAAATGTCTGATATCGTTTACTATTACCTTTAATCAAATCTCCATCAAAATCAACTTTTGCATTTCGCTTGTCTTTTTCAAACAAAACATCTTTAACCTTACTGTGTACATATTCTATGGAATATGCGGACTTTCTGATAAGATCATCATGTTTTGGTTTAATCTTATGCAGCCTAACATCTCTATTTGAAATAAAAATGTTTTCTACATTTTCTTTGCTTAATAAGTCAGTCAAATCTCTTACTGTACGAATTTTATTGGGAATAGAAATAGTACTGCCGTTCCATTTAATTTCTGTAATCTCTGTATCAAGAGTAGGTGACAATGGATTATTACTCTTTGGAAATTCTGTTTGTAAAAAATCTTCAATTGTTTTAAAGTGTTGAGATAATATTTTATCTTCTACTTTGTAACAAATTTTTAATCCTCGTTGTGCTTTAAACATAGCAACATCTCCTTCAAATTTTTATTATCACCTATATATTCTCTTCTTTCAACCAAACTACAGAACTACAAACACTACATCTTTCATTGTTGATGGGATTGTAAATACATTCTTCTTCTGTTTTATTTCGTATTCTTCTTTCCCATCTTCATTCTTCACTACTCTTGCTGTAAGAATCTTTCCTTTTTTAATCTTTGCACTGTCTTCGTTTTGATCTTTGAAGACTACATCTTTAATAAATTTAATTGTCATAATGTTTATTCTCTCCTTCTATTGAAAGAAATGTCGGATTCATTACTAATCAAATTGCGGAGATTTAATTTCCTCTTTAGAAACATATCCTAAGCAATATCTCTGTTCTTCTCTCATGGCATCACAGATTCTCATAATCTGTGAATATCCATCTGACTGACTTTCTGTGCATTTTGCTGCAATTTGTTCCATTCTCTTAATATATTCTTCCGTTGATTTATTCTCCCATACTACTTCAATAAATTTGCAATCTCATCAATCTCAAGTTCCGTTTTCTTATCATCAGATAGCAGCTTATCCAACTTACTCTCCATCTTCTTCAAATCTGCTTCCTCTTTCTTCAAACTAGATACTTCTAACTTACTTTTAATATCCTTAATCCAAGCCGTTACGCTGTATCCTGAAATCTCAAAATCAGACATTCCAAGGTCAACTGCAGACATAAAATATGAATTAAGTCTGATAAGTAATAACATTAATGCATCATCTGAACATACATTAAGATTAATTGTCATACCATCCATATTAAGAACGCAATTTGTTTCAGGAATAAACCTAACCTTCTTCTCAGAAATTGATTTCTTCTTTATTTCAATCTGTTTCTTTAATTCTAAAATTCTGTCATCATTTTTACTCATTAAACTCGTACTCCTTTTCGTATTCTCTACCATTTGCTAAATATTTCTGCTTACATACTGGTTTTAACTTTTCAAAAACTGTTTCAATAGAAACTGGGATCATATGCGTCTGAATTTCTTTTTGACCATAACGTACTTCCACTTCTCTTTCTTCTGTCGGGAAAATATCAACTGCTTCCTTATTTCCATAATAGATATTCTTGGCACTATATTTATAAACAGTATATTTGCCGTTATCTTCTGACATATATGGCGTTGTCATTTCATATTTAATATATTCTCCATCGTTGTTTACCATAAAGCGAACATTGATATATTTTCTTGTTATATCATCAACATATGTATTAATTGCTTTTTCATAAAAATCTTCGAACGAGATATTTACAATTTTATCCTTGCTATCGTCTATAGGAGAAAATTGATAAGATGATTCCATTGAATTATAAATTTCAGAATATTTAGATGTGCATTTATCATCAAGACAACTAATAAGTTTGTTTTTAGGAACACTTTTAAATTGCTCAAATTCATACTTCCCATCGCTTAATCTTGCAAACCAATGCATTTTACCATATGGAAGGTTGTTAATTACTTTATAAGAAATTTTTGTATATCCAAATCGAGCTGGTTCATTTGGAATATCTTTATAGGATTTAGTTCTTACAATTTTATCATCCTGCATAAATTCGTAACCATATCTATATGTTTCAAATCGTCCCATGTAAATCCAATTCTCGTTATCTTTAGTAAGATATGTCGCTCCAAGAATTAAATCCTTAGTTTTTATAGATTCGTTATTATGGACAATCTTATTAAACTCACTAATCTCTTTATAATCAGGTGATTCTACTGGCATAAGAACTAAATCTTTCCCATCCCATCCATATACAAACTCTCCTTCAAGTCCTTTACCTCTGATGCAATTTGCATTTTCAAGAATGTATAACAAATTCTCAATGGTAATCTCAAATTCAAATCCTCGTGGATCGTATACTCTACAATATGCATGTCTATGATCCCAACCTGTAGAATAATCACCTGCTTTTTTATTAAGCACAAATCCTTCGGTTGGAATATTATCATATTCATTATTTGGAATATTCTCATCTCGCCAACCATTCCATGAAGTCTCTTTTCGCAACTTGCCCTTCTCATCATAATATATTACATAAGCAAGCTTTCCTGTGTATGTTCCTGAACGATTCTGATAACCAACATTAATTGTTTTAGGGATAAAAATACTACTTCTCAATCGGTTTCCTCCTTTAATTATTCTCTGTTACAAAGTTACCCTACCAATATAATTCCTCATGTCTAGGATCAACAAACAACTCTTCTTTATGTCTTGGATCTTTTAAATTATCATTGCCAATCTTAAACTCACCACCGTAATAACCATTCCAAGAACCACAACCCCAAAGTTCTAATCGTCCTTTATGAGTAATAGAAACAATTCTATAAGCTGGCTTTTCACAACATTGCCAATAACTAACGACAAAACAATTATCTTTTGTTACATTCTTCAGATGTTTCGGTACTTCAGACCTAAGATGACATTCGTTATTAATCTCTTCTAATGTTTTACCGCCATTAAGCATCTCATTAGCTTTTTCTGATTTTCTGTGCGACTCTTCATGTTCCAAACACCATTCTTCTAAACTAAACAATTCACCGCAGTAATCGCATATATATCTAATTACTTTCTCCATAATTTATTTCACCACTGCTAAATTCCCACATTTCGGACATACTAAAAGTTTTCCAATAATACCAACACCATCAGGTGTAAAAATATTATTTTCCAATCTTTCAACTCCATCTTGTTTTCCAACTTTGTAAGCTGCTGATTTCATGATTGTCCTACAAACAGGACATAATCTTGTTGCTTCTGCCATTGTTAGTTCCCTCCTTAAATATTGTCTAAACACACAACATATCCTTCCGCAGTATCATAATAATACCAAGCATAAGGACTAATTCCTTCATTCATAATTTCTGCCAGTTCATCTGCTTTTTCTTGATGGTTATGTGCTTCATTTATTATAACTGTTTTTTGAGAATCAAAATAAAGATTATCAACTTTACGCATACAATATGCACATAATTCCAACTCACTGATATATTCCTTTATAACCTTTAACATCTTTGGAATATTGTCTTGGAGGATCTGTTCATTTGCTAATTCTGATGGATACAAAACATACAAGTCTTTTTCACATGGAGATGAAAGGATTCTTTCATATACTACATCTGATCGTAGACAATAATCATGTATTCTTTTTTCAAACGTCAACTCGCTTCACTCCTTTGTGATTATATCCAAAAATAACAATTCATCTCTCTTCAATGTAATATCATAATCTTTCCACTTCTCCATAAGTTTCCTTGTGTCAAAACCATATGGAACCACAATTGCATAACCATGCGGAGTTTTATGACGTTCAATTTTTTGTATTGGATAATCTGCATCTGTCTTAACATAAATATCATCTACAAAATCTTTTACAACAATCTCATTGTCTACATCAAAATCAAACAACCACTTACTTTCATCACGATTCTCTACTTGCTGCGCAACAGAAGCTAATGTACGATTTAATTTTGTCACACTAGGCTTGTCCCTAAGCAATCTAATAATAAGTTCTTCTCTTATCTTTTCTTCATTTCTAGAATTTACAGACCGATACAATCTTGTCTGTTCGCCTGGAACTCCATCCGCTGCAAGCTTGTGAAATTCTTTGATTACTCTATCTTCATTTTCTTTATATTCTAAGATAGTTTTTATACGTTCCTTGAAGTTAGGAATGTCTTTGTTATCTTTGTTTCTTGAACAAATTAAGTATACATATAAATCAGACATTATTATTTACCCCCCTTGTATTGATATAACATGCAACATCTTTTAATTCGTTACCATCCATTACTTCATAAATATCATTAATGATACTTTTTACTGTTGAATAATTACCACTAAAAGAAGTACCAGTCGTTTTTACTTCATATTTATATACATTTGATAATTTTATTGGATAATCTTGGTACAGAACCGTACCCTTTGGAACTGTTATATTAGAATATGCATCATAGTAATCTTCTTTAAGAACCTTTAACCATTTTTGACAACCTTTGTTATATGATTTAAGCTTGGCTTTGCTAAAAGATACTCTGAAATATTTATCTTCATCATAGATTATTCTTTTAAATTTATTTACAATAAGCAGCACACCATCTACAATTCTATAAACATCTTGATACTCTGTGTTTGCTAATACTTCCATTTATTCTTCACCATCTTTCCATGCAGAACTTTCATATAACAACGAATCATATGGCACAATATATTTCTCAAGTATATTCGCAAATGCTTCTATAACTTTATCGTACTCTTCCTTGTCAACCATGAAATCATCATAAACTTTTAATTCTGCTCTAAGCCCTCTCGAATTTTTCTTAATATTAGTCGTACTCATCTCTGTAAAACTCCAATGCTCTAATAGTAATCTCCATCAATTCCTGCTGATTTTCTGATTTCTTTTGATGTGCTTCTGTGCTACCAAAATTAGCTTTTAACCGATATATCCGGCATTTAGCAGACTCAATCGCACGTTCTACTAAATCATATTCTTTATTATAATTACGACAATCTTTACAAAAATCTGGATGACCGTCAGAGTTACATCTATCTGGTGAAACTAAATTATCTTGAAGTTCGTATCCCATGCCACATCTGTACATAATACCTATTCTCTATTTTATAAAATATCAATATCAATACACAACATATCATGCAGATTCTTAATCTGTTCTTCAGTCGGTTTCTTCCATGGCATCATATCTGTAACATTAAAAACTATCACTCCACATAATTTGATTCTTGCAATTGTTTTTGGTTTGTTACATTCTACGATTGTTGGCATCGGAATATCGCAACTTGTTTTAGGTAATCGTGATTTCTGTGAATGTTCAAATACTCTTAATTCATCCTTGCCAAGCCATCGTTGCCACGCACCACAATCATCACAATACAACCCTGTGTTATTACCTTTTATTTCTGTATGTAATGATGTGCTTCCACACTTTTTACAACAATTCTGATACATAATCTTCACCTCGCAAACTCTTATTCGTTATGACCATCAAGCGCCATCTCACTAAATCTCTTCAAAATATCAGGAATATTCATTCTCTCGATCGTTTCTTTCGCAAGATTCTCTTTCAACTTCTGTTCCAGTGACTTCACAAGACTTTCTTCCACTTCTCTTTTTGCAGTAGCAATCATATTTTCTACTTTTGTACCAAGTTCTTTTTCCAAATATTGTCTCGTAATAAGATCGGCAGCTGACAGCTTCCTGTCACTGGAATAACTTGCAATGCGTCCGTCTCTATCGTATCTTTTCTCTGTAAGAAACACTTCAAACCGCTTGCCTACATATTCAGACAACGGTATGTATGTTACTTTACTACTCCAAGAATCTTCTTTTACAGGAATCATGATATTTGCAATCTTTTCTTCCGATACAGTCTTAACAAATTTATCTACAGTATTTTGAATCATTCCTTCTGTTTCGAGAATTTTATCTGCAATAGCCTTATCCACTCTCTGTACTGCTTCATCTGTTGCTTTTCTAAGAAGTGCATCCTTAACACCTCTTACAACCTGTTCTTTAATTTCTTCATCAATTGTGTATCCGGCTTCCTCGTCTACCCAATCAAGTTCTACCTCAATATTAAATTTTGCCATTATATTCTCCTTCCTAAGAAATCATTTCAGGATAGAAATCATATAAATAATCTCCAAAGTCTCCGCCAGTATCAGAACCAATTATCTTCTGCCAATGATTTATCCATTCCTTACCTTCTTTTGTTAGTATGAATTTTTCGTATTCCTCTTTAAGTTCTTTTTCTTTTGTATTCATTATTTATTTTTTACCCTCCAAATGAAACAAATCTTCTTCCATACCTATCTCCTATTGTTCGAAATATCTTACAATCTGTTCTCCAATCCATCTACCCATAGGTACCGCCACTGCATTACCAATTTGACGATAAGCATCATTATCAGTTCCGCAAAACTGAAACCAATCAGGAAATCCTTGTAGTCTCGCATATTCTCTAACCGTATATGGTCTTATTCTCTTTCCATCCTTAATTAATCTTGTCCCTTTATCCTTTGCATAGTGAGCAACACATGTTGGTGCAAGATCATCATTTTCTGGATCAGATACAATTGGGTTGTCCCTGTATTTTCCATTAATACGATTCAAAACATATTGCGGAATATCTACTTCACTATCTTTTTCCAGAATATCTTTCAATCTCAATGGTTTTCTTTCTGGATATTCAAAACTACTAAAAGGCTTTTTACTGCCAATTAGAATCAGTCGCTTTCTTTCCTGTGGCAACCACATATTCGCATTAACTGGACATTCAATTCGAACGTAATAATCCGGAAGTTTTGTCAGTGCTTCCATAACAACTCTAAACTTAAGCATTCCAGGCACATTCTCAACAACATACATTTCTGGTTTTGCTAATACAATATGTCGAAAGAAATGTAAAAACAAATCATCGCCTGTTCGTGTTCCATTAATGTCTGCAGCAGTTGAATATTTAGTACACGGAAATGTCCCAATGTAAACGTCCGCATCCTGCTGATCTAATACTGTTATTTTGGCAATATCACATTCGTTAACCTTATGATTAAAATTTTTTCGCAAAGTATCACAACATTTCTTGTCAATTTCAAATGACTCTAAAATGTTGATACCGGCTTCTTTAATCCCAAGATCCATGCCACCAGCTCCACTAAAATAACTCTTTGCTGTAATTCCCATATTTAATTTTCCTATTCTGTGAAATTATTTGAGCGAACACTCATGAATTATTTATTTCTATCTAAGACCTGTTTAATATCATAACATATTAACGAATTTATATCCCAAGCACAATTTGTGCATAAATCTACTTCCGTTGGTTTTACCACATTAAAACACAAGATTGTATTGTTAAATTTATCATTCGCTTTTTCTTTGTACCGAAAAGGTAGTACGTACTTCGTGGTTTTCGCTTTTTTACCACAAATATCACAATATTCTTTGACCATATTTTCTCCTATGAAAGTGCAATTTCTTAGTTAAAATTTTTCATCTGAATTGAAATTCAAATTCTTCTTTGTGCATTTCATTTCAGCTTCTTTATAAGAAATATGTTTTTTCATAAAATATCTGATACATTCAGCACAAAAATCCACATCTGCTTCCTCAAAATCCGAATGCAGCGTTGTCTCATCATATATCAATTTTTGACACCTATCACATGTTTCTCTCCATACACACCAATTCCCATTTGGATTCGGAGTACCATCGAAATTTACTCTATGGATATTAGTTTTCATAATTACCTCTACTCCTTTCTGCATCCACAGTCTGGAAAGAATCCTGGAACATCCTCGATAAACTCATCATAAAAGCATAATCCATATTCCAAGTCATTCATCCCGTTAATTAATTCTCTTAGAACCTGTGTAAAGTTTTCTTCTCTGCAATAGTAAATTTGTCCAATATCATAATCATCTTGATCGCAAATAGTCACGGTAATTGTATATGGTTTATGCCAATCATCACCTTTACTTGCAGTCAGAAGAATCCATGGTCTACCACAGAAACACTCATTGCAATCAAAATAAACTGCTCCATACACATTTAGATATTCAATATAATATTTCTCACTCTTATGATAATGTCTCTCAAATTCCATACTCACCTCTTAATTTGATACGCTGCATAACATGCTTGTTTGATATCAAAAGAATCATTATCATTCATACTTCTTTTATCCTTTCTTTGACAGCATCCCATGTTTCGTAATTATATTCTCCATCCATAGCAAATGTTCTCGGCATTATTCGTGCGTATACCAGCACTTCTTTTAATTCCCGTGGCATTTCTTTGTCGATGATGCATCCATTGCACTTATAACCTCGATTAGTTTTTAAATCCGACAAATTGAAAACTCTCAAGACACTTGAATTTGAAAAGAATAAAACAGATGTGTTATCACGCCGAGAAAGAAATAAATGTGATTCTTTTGGAATGTTTTCTAAAATCTTATCTAATGATTTTTCTACAATTATTTTTTTCTCCTGTGTAGAACAGAAAACTGCACTATGGAAATGTTCCATCTTTACACAATAATCAATTTGCTCTCTTAATGCCTCTTCCAATTGATTCATAATTATATTCTCTCATTCCATTTTCGAATTGCTTCGCATTTTGTTTTATCGTGTTCCTCTTCTTTTCTATAAGTATCTACACTACACGTTCCGCCTCTAGCATGACACTTATTGCAAATCACAAAATATGCAACTTTCGAATATCTTGTCTTTTGACCAATTCTTAATTTAGTCCACCCGCAGAACGGGCATGGTTTTAATTCTTTTTCTTTGATATTAATCATGTTTATCACTCCTATCAATTATTAAACACTATAACGTATTCATATTTTTTTGATTCATATTTATCTATTTCTGTATTTTTCAATGTCTTCTTCTCTCGCAAATTTACAATATGGATAACAATAACTGTCTCCTTTAGAAGACCAAGATGTTCTACCTTCAGAAAAAACTTCGAATTTATAATCGTTAGCTAAATTACAATATTTACAAAAATATCTTCGAATCCATAGATCATTTTTGTCATTTCTTACCAACACGGGCGTATCTACAGGTACCATGCTCCAGTCAATTTCTGGTTCCTTATATCCAGAATTTGCCCATTTTTGAAAATCCATATCGCAATGATCTGAACTATAAAAATCACATTCACAACAATTTAATTCTCCACATGAACGCACTTCTCCATTTTTGACTCCACATGTATCATGATTAACAGCAATCTCAAAAATTTTTTCTCTATATTTTTCTTTATTTAACATCTTTTTCTACCTCTTATAATTCATCCTCATTACATCTCCAATAACCACTACCAGAAATCCATTCTCAATTCCTTCGTCTGGATCATTCCACTCATAAGATTCTATAACCTCTTCTTCGAGAACCATAGCTATCTCCATCCAGCGGAACAATTCTTCCATCTACAGCAGCGAAACAACCTGCAAACGTCCCATGTTCTTCATCACAGCCTGGATAATCGATTCTATAAGACACATAATCATAATCATTGTCTTTGATTAATTCTCCAATGGTAGGATATGGCTTACTGTATTTGATATAATTAGATTCCTTCATATTCTTTCACACTTCCATCCATAATTTTCTCATCAATTTTGCTTTTGGTATATTTTTATAATATTCTTTCATACGATTTCCCTGACCATACACAATATTTATTCTCCTAACGAAATATCGCTTTCATTATATAATCCCAAGTGTTTCATCTTCATAATTACACTCTTTTGCTGCGTCAAACATTTCTTCGTATTCTGACAGATTGAATGTTCCAATGGTACATTGAATAATCATATGTATAATTCGCCTATACATGACATTAACAAATAATTGATTATTTTCTCCGAATGTCACGTCCATAAAAAGAAATTTTGCTTTATCAGGATCTCTTTTTATAATTTCTAATGTTAAAGGATAAAGAAACAAATGAAGTGCAAACGGTACGTCAACTGTAATATCATCGCATCCATAGTGTTTATGATAATATGAATTCATTGCTTCTAGTTCGTTTTTATGTAGACTCTTGTTATACCAACCCTTACAAATCAGATAGATATCCGTCAATGTCTTGTTCTCCATCGTTATTCCTCCAATCAATTCACATCCATTTTCGCTCCACAGTTCGGACAGAAGTTTGATTTTACTTTCTGATTCGCATAATCAGACCTGTACACTTTCTTTCCGCATTCAGAACAATACACACCTGCATTACTATAATTATCTAAAACATTCCATTTACCATGTTTATAATGTTCCAAACATGAATGACAAATCCATGGATCGTAAATTTTCCTGTCTTTTAATCTCATCCAACCGCATTCTTTTGGACTATATTTATCTTTCTTAGAATCCAAAACTTTGCCGCATACATGACATCTACATTTATGTCTGCCATTTCTCCATCTTTTACCGTCTATGTTTATGATTTTATTTTCAATTCTGCAATACAACTTCAAAAAAGATGTTTCTGCTAAAACTAACTACCATATTTTATTCTCCATCAAAATAAACATTAACTGAATAGAACATTATAATCTCCCCTCTTCTAGTAACTTAATTAACCATTTAGAAAATGAATACGTTGAAAATAACATAACAATCGCTAAGATAAAGAACCATTTATGTATCACTGGAATCAGCGCAACAGATATAATAATAGGAATAAAATATACTGATAATGTTATTTTGACCACATTACCCGTTTTTCTAGCTGCATTCTTAAATGGTTTTGATTCTATAATCTTATTTAATCTCTCAAGCATAATTCTTCTAACAGATTCCAGCTTCTTCAGCTTCAAATTTTGCGACCGCATCATATACGATTTTCTTTACAACATCTTTATCTTTAAAAATATTTCTATTGGATAACGGCAATGTACCATCGTAACTTTTTAAATAGTTATGTTTAGATCTATTAATATTTGTTTTAATAGGTTTGTTGTCGTATACAATATCAAAAAATTTGTTATACCAATCTTTATGATTTTCATAATCCCAAATTGGATCTCCGCCACCCGACAAAGAAACCCAATTGCAATTGTTCCTCTTAATCTCATCTGCTAGGGAATCAATCCCTTCCAATGTACTTTTAGGAATCTGTAGATTATTATTCTTGACAATACAATATGGACACGTATAATGGCAGTCAAAATTTGTAATCACGCTCAAATATTTATCCATCTCTACCTCCTGTTGAAAACAACATTCTATCGGATTATTTTCGATCTTCCAACGGAATAACCATGTCTATATTCTTTAGAATTTGCATGATATTCCAAGGTTTTCCAGTGAATTCCTTGTCTACATCAATAAATCTTTCTACTAAATCTCTAATTGGAACTGTTTTATTTTCGTCAAGCATTTTCTTTTCGTAATACATATCACTTTCAGTGTTTTTGTATAATCCAGTTGATGCCAAATACTCTATGATTTCTTGTTTTGTCATAGGCTCTTTATTTTCGTCGTCTTCTGTACTATTTTCATCTTCATTTATTTTTTCGATAAAATTTTGATGCTTTTGAGCGATACCAAAGCATCTATTGCTTAATATGTTTGTTTCATTAAGGTGAGGCTTATATCCATTCTGCTCAAGATCCATAAGGATTTTATTCTGATTTCGTAATACTCTGCTTAATGATTCAAACAATGTTTGTATTTCGTATTCTTCTAAATTTCTCATGCCTTACCTCTTCCTTATGCTCCTGTATTTGCAATCAATACGACCTGTTCTTGATCTAAATTTATTTTCTGCACCACAACGTCCGTAGCTTTTCGAAAATCATCAGAACTCCATCTTGCTTTTCTTTCTGCATGTTTTTCGTCTTCTGCTATAACAACCATAGCGTAATCCTGACACCAACTTTTTCGCTTAATACTTACTAAATATACATTCAAAGTTTATTTTCCCTTTTCCTTACTATCAAAGATGTACTTTTGTTTGCATCTGCCGTCTGAAGATCTTACAGGATTTTCTACCGTTTTCATACATCTGCAAAAGTATTTACATTTATTACATTCGCAATTTTTATCGAACTTATGTTTTTTGTAATAGTTATTGCCCCAATTATTCTCTCTTTCAGTTAAATGCAAACACAATTCTTCAGAATATAAGCTATCAAATTTTTCCATAAATTTATCAATTGCTTTTTTATATTCAATAACACCAGCCATTTTCATGAAGTAATCTATATTAATCTTCTTTTCTGCTAAATATGATCTTAAACATTCATCTTTTAATTTATCCATAAAAATTACTCCTTTGCAAGAACGATCCTATCTCTTTTTAATCCCGTACACTTCACATAAATCATCACTCATGTTTACAATTTTAAAAAATCGTTTAGCAATTTCGTTAAACATATGTCCCTCGCAAATTGCATCTGCCATTTTGGGATTATATTCATATCCAATAAGTTTTTGACATTTTTTTACCATATCTTTATAAGGCTCATAATCCTCATTGGTTTTATTTAAAATTCTAATTCGACTCCGATAACATTTCTCTAATTCGCTATCTGTAAAATCGCAAAATAAGTTTTTAAATTCTTTTTGCATATTCCTCACTCCTCTGAAATTTCGATTTCATTTATTTATTCTCTGTCACAATTCGCCTAAACATCTCATCTGTAGAATCTATCAGGTCATATCTTTTATCCATTGGCGCTGTTGAACTTTTGGCGAATTTTCTTTCTACCATATCAATGTAATAAGTAAATTTTCCGTCATCACCCATATAGAATTCCTCCCATTCTTTATCTGTAAAGAAACGTCGCATATCAAGCTGTTCGATGGCTAGATTGTCAAAGGATACAACTTTGAATTTGTCGTAAATGTTACAGATGTTCTCTTTCAACCACATCTGTCTTACTACAATATTTTCATGATCTTCTGTATACCAATCAGTCCCTCTACGAAGCTGCTTATAGCCCAGGATCAGCATCTTCAGATTATTATTCCCTAATGCTTCGATATCAGATGGTCTTAAGATACCATTAATGACATGAATTACTGCATTTGGATATTGCTTAATTAGAGAAATAAATTTTTCCGTTGGATTGACAAGTGATACACCAAGACCGTAGATCAGTTTTTCATTAACTAATCTTTTTATCAGATCCTGTTTTTGTTCAAAATGAATCTGATTTATAGTAATATTCGCAATTACTTTTCGTTCTTTAAGTTTTTGTAGGAATGGAATTAAATCAGGATGTGTAGTGATATCACCGCCACCGATTGCTACCTCCTGATATGGATGTAAAGTATCAATAAACTTTTCATTCATAATATCTCCATGTCTGCCATTTTCCGTACTTCCTTCATGACACATAGGACAATTCATATTACATTTATTGGTTATTTTGATATCCATATTTTCTGCAAAATCCGGAACAAACTCATCATCATTTGTTTTTCTGATCTTTGTCCCATCGCTCAATATAAGAGTACGATAATTGCCATTTTTATAAGCTCCTAATAATTCCATTCCTATAATCCTCCTAAATTTTATCAGCAGTCATATCCATTATAGCCGAACGTAATAACAGTGTCCCCATTCTCTGTTGTGAATGATTCTTCAAAAGTTTCCCAATCTTCGCACCATTCATTCCAAAAATAGTCATAATCATACCATTCATTTTCATGAAGAAAATTCAAAAGATCTCCTTCTGTGTCATATGTAAAATTGGGATGATACTTGCTAGATTTTTCAAAGGAGATTGCTTCTTCTTTTGTATAAAAATGATTTACTTGAGGTTTGTTGCCATCTGGATAAGCATAGCCACTTCCTCTAAATAGAAATACTTTTCCTTGCTCCCATTTATCATAATCGCTTTTATTACACATCACGAGCGAGTGAACCGAACTACTATTTGTTTCAAATGTTCCTTTTCTAATTTGTGTTTTCATCTTTCCCACCATTCCCCTTCTGGATATTCATGATCAATTGCATCCATATTGATTAAACCTGCTTCTTTCATTCCAGAAAAATAGCATGTTTCATCTCCATCCTGAATTACTACATATTTTTTGTTAGAAATAAACTCTTCTAATGTGATATTCTCTTTTTTTAAAAATCCACTAAGGATATCTTCATCCACAGAACCAGTATCTGGAATATTGAATCTCCAGGATTCATTTTCTGAATCAGCCCAATAATTAATTTCAATTCCATATTGTTCTTCTTTGTCAGAAAGAAACTTGTTTAACTCTTCTTCCGTCATTCCTTCCTGGTAATAATTGTCTGCATTATATTTTTCGTTATCTTTATTCGGAATATATTTACATTTTTTTGGAAGTTCAATTTTCTTTAATGTCGGCACATATTTCTTAACAATTCGTAATAATTCTTTATATGTATCATCATTATATTCTTCAACCAACGAAGCACAAGCATATAGCCATTTATCAGAAAAACTTGCTAATGCCCTAAATGGAGATCTTCCAAAATATAAATCTTCCTCATATGGTATCCAAATACAATTTTTCTCTCCTGTTTTTGAATCATCCCATAACCACATATCATGAGTAATTTCTTGTGGAGTATATTTACCTTCATTTTTCATCACGCAAAGCGAATGCATACTTGATGAATTTGATTCAAACACACCCATTCTAATTTGAGTTTTCATATTTTCTTTTCTCCTATTCAAAAATACAAATCATACCATTATTATCGACACCTGAAGTCTCATCAAAATAAATATAGGGCCATGAAATCCCTGAAATAACGTCAAAATTCATATCATGTATAGCAATTTCTTTATCACCATATTTCTCCATCGCTTTCTGTAGTAGTTCGATAAAGTCCGAAATTTTATATACATTGTCTTTATCGAATGTCAACGCTTTTGTTATATGTCCATCAAGACATTCGAAATCTTCCTCGATAATCTTATTCATCCATATCTCCTCTACAAATTTTATTAGCATTTTCTTTACCGTACACAACTTCATCGGCCAGTTTTCGAGAAATACGACTAACCTGCTTTAATCCCTCTCTGATAATTGTTCCGCTTGGCTGCTGATGATCTTTGATAAATCCGATCCACTGATCTTCGTTTAGAATGTTTCTTTCACTTTCATATACTACTGCATAGCCTAGTTCCCGTTTTGCAAGGCAAAGTGTGTTGATCATGCAGTCGATATCATCTAATACATCTTTAATCGGCATTGGTTTTTGTCCTCTCTTTATGTAAATAGTTATATGTTTCTATGTAAGATTATTCTCCTATGATCCGTTTATAAAAAGCGTTCTACAATTTATATTCTTAATAGGTTAGAATTGATTGTAGAACGCTCATGATGGTGAATTGTTGTGGTTATTTTAGAATGCAAATCAGTCTAAATATGATTTCAGACCACTTTCAAAATATGGAATTGGTCTTCTCTTGAATCTGTATTTTTCAACCCTTGCATCGATAATAGCTTTTACTGCAGAATCATCAATTTCACCTGTTCTTGCATACCGATCGAATACAGAATATTTAAATCCAAGAGCGCTTTCATCAGAAGATCCACATAATCCGTCTGACGGCGTTTTGTCAACCATCTTTTTCAGTAGAATCGTCTCATATCCAATAGCTTTTACTTCCTGTACTGTGAAATCCTTTAATGGTGCAAAGTCTCCTACTGCATCGCCCCAGCGAGTTTCCCAAGATAAGAGTGTTTCCGAAAGATTGCATGTATTAGCAACTCGTCCATTCATACTCTGTGAAATTGCATAAAGTGTTGCCATTCTGATTCGAGGAGGCAGATTAATTGATGTCTGTTTTGACCAATGATCACCAATTTGTGGTCTGATTTCGTGCTTTAGCGCAAGAATTGCTGGATGAATATCTACAGTACAGTATTCAATACCTAAATGTTTAGCAACTTCATAGGCATCTTCAATATCTGTCTGTTCTCCGTCTGGCATGAGCACACCTAAAACTCTATTCTTTCCAAGAGCTTCCACACAGAGAGCCGTAACAATGCTTGAATCTTTACCCCCTGAAAGACCTACTGTGGCAATACAATCTTTCCCATTCTGCTCAAAGAACATTTTAATCCACTCGACAATCTTATTTTTTGTTTCTTTTGCATCAAAAGTATACATATCTATTCTCCTCTCCTTTACTGATTTAATTTCCACAGTTCAACATGAGTATCAAGTTCATTAAAAATCTTCTGCATCATTGAATATACTTCGTCCCAATCTGCTCCACCACGATCACAGCCGATCTTATATGGCATAGCAATTGTTGCACTAAAATTATTGTTCCTTTCATGTGCTTTCCAACACATAGTTCTAAAACACTTTTCTAATGCTTCCAGAGAAGTATATTGTTTTCCGTCATATCCATAGTTATCTTGTGCAAAGAAATTACAAATCCACTGTTCATTACTTGGAATCGCAATCGATCCACAGTCGTATCCAATATATTTTGGCTTGACTGGTATAATTTGTACTTTCCCCAGTATATCCGATGATGCTACCTTTTTATATTCTTCGTATACATGTGGAAATCGCTGTCTGACCTGCAAAGCCACGCCAGATCCCATCTTTCCCATACAATTTACCTGATGACAAATAAATTTTGCATCCGTATCAAATAAATTTCCTTCGATAATTTCAATCATGATTTTCTCCATTCAGTCTTTCACGAATCTCTTCAAAAGTCTGTTCTTTTACTAATTCTCCATCTTTAAAGACGAGTTTCAGTTCATTTTCTTCTGGCATTGTATCTTCTGCATAACCATCATGACACACGAATTTATTTTCTTCTTTTACTACACAGCAAAGTCCTTTATGAGATTTCTTCAGATTATTTTTATCTGTTTTTGGATTCTTCTGAATGGTATATTCTTTGCCATCAATTACACAATAGGTGCTCTTCATTGCAAATCCAAAAGTATCTCTTGTTAAGCAAACCATTCCATCTTCTGGCGTACACATTGCAGAGAAAGAAAACGCACCTACTCCAAAAAGAATCGTATCTGCTGCAAATCCTAATCCTTCAAGCTGTGTCCAAATCTCTTTGATCTTACTGTACTGACAACCATCTCCGTAAATGATTCCAATCTTTGGATTTAACTCCTTATAACCTTTTGAGTTTACAGTTCCACCAAAAATCTGATATAATTTCTGAACAGTTTTTACTGAAATCTCAACGATATCGCCGCTATCAGGACGTACAAGGAATTTGCCATTATGCTCTTCGATTTCTTTTCTCAGTTTTGGAAGTGTTTCGTCAATAAGGTTCCAGTAATCAAATGTATCAGAGACATAACTGAAAGATGTATTCTTATATGTATCAGCCAGTAATCTTCTTAACAGATTTTCTTCTGTCTCGCATACAGCCAGATTACTGCATACGGTTGCATGTTCCAGGCTAACTGCTCCAATACCAATATGGTTCTTAGCACAATCAGCATCGTACATTTTATCAATATACTGAGTTGCAGGAATTGTAGAAGTTTTATTGAAAGATAGCAGCCATGAAGAACTTGCATGAACTCCGTTCTCAATGCCGAGTCCTCTGAATCCAAAATCCGCCATAGCCATTGCAGGATTAGCACCATCTGTAGTTTTCTCGTAAAATTCATTTGCAAGTGTTTTATATTTATGACCTACAGTTGCCCAGTTGCATGTCCCAAAAATAAAAGACTGCATAATGCATTCCAGCCATTGTACCGTCCATGCGAAATCCGGATGTGCGTTACTCATCTCGATACACGGGACTCCCATTGTTACAACAGATCCTTCTGGAAGAGCTTTGATCTCTACAGGTAAATACTGCAGATCCCATAATTTTTCGATACGTCCAAGATCATAACTCTGAGAACCGATCTGATTATCCAGATATTCTTTATATTCTGCAATAACTTCTTTTTTGGGTCTTTTGAAGAAAGTTTCATTTGCTAAATCAATCATATATTCCTTAATAAAACCCTGTAATCCAAAGAATACAACTTCATTCAGATTTTTGAACATTGATTTTCTAGGAGTAATATAAGAAGTTAATTTTGTAAGACCCTTTGGAAGAGCATCAGGATTTGTATTTTTATATGTATCTGCCATCAGCATAAAAGAAATGTTTCTCATTTTAGACCTCCATAACTGTGATTTTATCGTGTTTTCCTGTGAAAAGACTGTCTGTTGTAAATAATCTTTCAACTGTTCCATCTTCAAGTGATTTGATTAATGTTCCTTTTTCTCTATCAAGAACTGAATTTTCGGTATGTGATGCATAAGCATAAATTCTATCTACACCACGTTCTTTCAACGCTTTTGCACTATAATATAAAGAACCGCCATATGAAATGATGTCATCAATCATCAAAACTTTTTTACCTTTAAGATCAATATCGTTATCTCTGATTTTGAGTCCAAGAATTTTTCCTGTATTCCAATCTCGATTTTTCTCACCATAGCAATACGGAATGTCAGAAAACAATCCAGAATATCTTTTCGAACTACCGGCATCCGGAAAATAAAGAATAAGATTTTCTTTACTAATCTGCTCAATTACTTCATCAATATATTCTCTTGGATTAAAAACATATACTCTATTCAAAAGCGCTGCTCCAACATTACTATGAACATCAAGTACCTCTACTCTATCAAATTCGAGCCAATTAATAACATCAGCGAACCCTTTTAATGTAAAAACCTCGCCCTGATCATGGATTCTGTCCATTCTGGCATTCGGAAGATAAAACATTGTAAGATCAATTGATTTAATATATGGAAAATTTTTTAAATGTTTTGTAATATAAATCAGCGCTGAAAGTTCTTCTTCTTTCTCATACTTCCATGTAATGTTGTTATATTTCTGATAAAAACAATCGTCTAATACGATTCTCTGTGTTCCATCTGGAAAGTGTTCTACTTTTACTTCTTTCCCATTTAAAATGATCATATCTTTATTCTCCAATCACATTAATCTGGCAGCTTTTCATGGCTTCGAGTGCCGCCTTATGTTTTTCTGGTGTAGATCCCGCGCAACAGCCTGCGTCTACTGTAATTTCCGTATTTGGAAACATAGCTTTAAGGACTAATGCATTTGAAATTACACATATATCCGTACACAAACCGACCAGATCGATATCACCATCTCCAATCCATGTCATATTTCTCCACTGCAAAGTTCCAAAAGTACTTTTGTTTACATATCTGCAGTTAGGAACCTCAATGTCGCTCACAACCTTCCATCCTCTTGTTCCAAAAACACAATGTTTTACTGGAAGTTTTCTTCCCTCCAGAGTATTTAAGTAATCGTCATAATGCGTATCTCTTGTAAAAATAATTTGATCTCCACGATTATAATACTCTTCAATTTTCTTTTTCACATTCGGAATAATCGCCTGTGCTTCTTCCGATCCAAGGCTACCATTTACGAAATCATTCTGCACATCTACTACAATTAAAGTTCTCATTGTTTATTCTCCTCTCTTACTTCGTCAAATCTCTTTACCCAGTCCTCAAATGACACATCGTCTCCCACTGTGCCATCGTATTTACACATCCAATATAGAGTTTTCTTTCTCTCGTATTCCAAGTCATCTCTTAAATTATGAATAATTGATTGAGCAAAATCTTTCATGTGATTGTATTCGCTTTTTAAGACTAATCCAAACATTAAATTTCCTCTTTATCTTCTGCAAGTTTATTCCAAACACTTGCAATCTCATCATTTACTTCACAAGTTGTTTTACCTTCAATTGAAATTCCAATTTCATCCAGATATTCCTTTAATTCAGACATCGTGTTTTCCATTATTTTTTCCTCACTTTCCAAAATTTTAGTAATCGTTACTAATTTCTAATTTCGATTCTTTTTCGAATCTATCTACATATTCTCTGACACGTTCGTATGCTGCAGGAACACTAATATGTTCTTTCAGTAAAAGTTCTTCTACAGCTGCTCGTTCAATAAGAATTTTTCGATCGTGTTCTTCTTGCGTCATAATAATCACCTTATAAGTTTGGCTGACCAGTTTTATACCAGCCAGCCATTTTTTTAATCTAATTCACCAAGCATTTTCTGCAGATCTTCTACGGAAGCGTTTTGAAGTGCCTCGTCCTGCTTAGTAGCAATGATCTGCATAATTTTCTGTTTCTTCTCCTTACGTTCTGCAGCTTCCTGCCGATTCTTTTTTTCTTCCAGTTTCTCATTAAAGATATATTTTACAATCTCAATCTTGGTCGCAAGAATATCATCTTCCGCGGATTTAGTCTGAAGCAGACTTTCTTCATCCGTCTTCTTTACTTCTGCATTCAGCGTCTTAAACACTGTATCCAGTGATCCAAGCGAAAGATCATATAAGTCTTCTACTGCAATCTGTCCCTTATACGGGAAACGATATTTACCTTTTACTGCTTTTTCAAACATGTCACTCATAATTTTATTCTCCTTTATTAAAATTTAATTTTAATGATTCTTTCTGTTGCACCTTTTACTTTAACGATAAGCTCATTACGCTGCGTCAGACTAAAACCAACTCCAGAGAGCTGATCATCGACGTCTGTTACACTACACTTTGCGCCAAGTGCTTCAAATACTTTACGATGTGGAACTAATTCATTCTTAAGATATTCCACAAAGAAACCATTCGGCTGTTCTGGATTTACGCATCCATTCAGGAAGAAGAAAAGATGTTTGTTCCCGATCCCATTCTGCTCATCAAAATAGTTCGGGCTGTAACTGATTACAGATACAGGTGTAAACTGATTTGTCTTTACTCCCCATACTTCTCTACTAGAAATAGCCGAGTGACCAAAAAGTTTTTCTTTGATGGTAAAGTTTCCGTCCTTATCCATAATTACTTCTGCAACGTCTACGTCTCCACGCACTGGGTTATTGTATTCAAACGAATAGATCTCGCCATCGAACTCAATTTCTGCTTTAAAACCTTTACTTCCTCGACTAGCAAACTGCTGTACAAAAAATTTATAAACACCTGGCATCATTTTTAATTTATTCTGCCAAGTAATATTCTCTACTGCCGGTTTACCTGGCATCTGATTCATTGGCTGTGTAATATCAATATCAAGCTGCCCACCGAGTTTTGACTTGCGTGGTTTTCTATCACTACCAAAATAGATTTCATGACCATTTGGTTCAATACAATGAGCATCAAGGTCACTATTGTCATTCTGATCATCGTTCCACATAATAGAAAATCTAAGAACTCCATCTACATTTCCACCAGCGTTCTTTACATTCTGTTTAATGTCAGAATCAGTAATATTACCTGTATAAGCCCAGCTTAGACCATTGCTCCATTTAAACATCGTCTTAGAATCCGGATTTTCTGGCGCAATTAAAGAAACAAAATTCTTTTCATGTTTATTCTCTACAAATACTTCAACCTCTTTCGCAGTCGGAAGAACCTTTTCTACGAAATCCTGTGCAGTCACTTCTTCTACTCTAGAAAATTTCTTTGGATTAACTGCTACAGATTTTGACATCTCTGTAAAAATGTCTCCTCCACCAGAAATTCTCTTCGCTGCATCTTTATTAGAAAATAGAATATTATTTACTGTGATATCATCCAGATTTGCAAAGCGACGCTTCAGAAAATCCATATACCCAAGTTCTGTCAGAGTTTTCTTTGCATCGTCCAACATTCTCTGAGTATAAATTGGCTTACTTCTTTTATAGTTGCTGGGTGCTACGATCTGCTCATATTTTTTAACTGCAGTATCAAGATCCATTCCTTCACTTACATTTACAAGTAGTGTTCCAATAGAATGATTTCTGATTTTACCAATAACGGCTCCTGCTTTTAGAGATTCCTCCCAAGCATACAAATCTTTTTCTTCTTCTGGAAGTTTATCATATTCTGTTTTATACTTCTTGAATTCTACAAGTGGGACTCTCCATTCTGTTCCACGATACAGGGTATTAGAATTGATCAACTCTAAAACTGTATCTACAGAATCAATAGTAATCTCGTCAAGAGAACGTTTGAACACATTCCGGATATCCCTATATTCACCTTGAATCTCTCCAATAGATCTATAAGAATCAAAAACAAATTTCGTAGGAAGTTCCATATAGAAATGATTCCACTGATGCGATTTACCATTAATCATTTCAAAATTCTTATCTGTACCAATTTTCTTGAAATGGCTTACAAATACATCGACAACTTTCGATTCGTGAATGAGCGTTGAAAGTGCTCTAACTACTGGATCATAGATTGTTCCAGACATATCAACATCCCAGATGCTCTCCATTTTATTATTTTTAACTACAACTGTAGCACCAATAGTACGGATAAACTGTTTACAGCAGCTACAATCGTGTTCTCTTCTTTCACGAAAGATATTATTCGTTCCTGGCGCAAAGCTATCAAGATATGTATCCCAAAGTTTATCCTTATCTACATTTACTTCGAATAACTTATCTGCGTCCTTGGTCATCTCCACAAAATGTTTCTGAAGTTTTTCTTTGAAAATTACGAACTGATCTAACATGATATTTTCTCCTTCTTTATGTTTTTCTTCTATTTTGTTATCTTTTACTCTACTTTGCTCTCTGTTTCCTTCATCTTATTGGTTGTTTCTTCTTTTACATTATTCTCCGAACTTTCTTCTTTATTATTTTCACCAACTACATTTGCTTTTTCTGGTTCTTTATTTTCCTTTGTATCTTCTGTAGTATTCTCTGCATCAGAAATCAGTTTTTCAACCTTTTTTACGATTTCTTTTGTTGATTCGGTCTGTTTTTCTTCCTCTTCTTTTTTAGATTCGAGTTTCTTTTTCTCTTCTTCAAACTCCATCATTGCCTGAAGATATGCTTCTTTCTGAATTGCAATCTGTTCATTTCTTCTCTCTTCTTCTTTTTTAGTTGCTTCTTCTGCTCTTCTTGCACGACGTCGTTCATTTCTCTCATGACGTTTCTGTTTCTGACGAAGTTTAATTTCTTCCTCTTCTTTATCTAACGCAGCAAGTTTTTGCTGACATTCATATACTTTCAGAGCATTCTTGACTTTTGATACATAAAATTTTTCATATTTAAACTCATCAGCTTTCTTCTCAATACCTTCTGACGTATACGTGCCATTATATCTTTGTTTTGCATATGCGATATACAATGCTCTTTCAAGAGAAAAGATATCGTTTTTGTCGCATACTGTTTTTACTTTTGTATAAAAATAATCATTAAAGGTCACTTCCACTACTCGATTTGGTACAATAATATTGACAGAGCATACACCAGACTTATGGATATACTCTTTCATTTTGTTTTCAATACGTTCCCTCTGTGTTAATCCTACTTCCTGTTTTCTCATTTCTTTGTTCTCCTTTTTAGCGTTGAATGTAAATGTATCATTTTTATTTCCTGAGTCAGAGTTTGCAACAACTTTTTCAAGACATCCTTCTTCAAATGTAAAATCCGCACCGCAATTTAACTTATATACATTACCATCAGGATACAATTTTATTTCAGTTATGATATATTTATGCCCACAGTAACATTTCATACCTGGCCCAAAAGTAAAACAATTAATGTCTTTATAATCCTTAACTCTTACAATATCTCCCACTTTGAAACTCATATTTCATCACTCCTCCACTTCTTTTGATAATTCTTTATACTCTTCCAGAAGCTTTGCAAATCTTGGATTCGTTTCTGCAAAAATCTCATCTTTTTTATCATCTTTTGTTGACTGAATAATATTATCCATCATTTGTCTTAACTGATGTTTTTTATATTGTATTTTTGCTAATTCTTTTCGTCTTTTCTCTCGATCTTCGTAGGCCGTCATATCAATGGCGCTTGGGTTGATTTTACAAACAATTTCCTGTGTGATTTTTTCATTTTCATGAACATGCGTCATATCATCCAACGTAAGAATATTTTGAATTGTTAAAATTTGACCTCTACGATGGCCAGTAACTAATACTTTATCTCCTTTTTCGTATTTATAGCCATCGTTATAAATTGCAAAATATTCTTCCTTCCCCATAAGATTAATTCCTGCTACGGCTATATAGCCTGTTAATTCTTTTGCCATGTTTTACTCCTTCTTTCTGTTTATATATTCTCTAAAGAAATGTGCCTTTCATCGCGTTTTATATTTCAGTCATGCGATTTAAAATGCCTAAAAATGGATGGGCGGCGTATCCATCATCTCAGGTACTCTTTCCAGAGTGTGTCTGGAACCATTTCCGACCTCATTTTCAGACATGTTAAATCGCATGACCTACTATTCTCCGTTAATATATTCCGAAAAAGCTATACACTAGCTCAACCACAGTAGTTACAATAATAGTGATCCATAAAACCTTTTCACTTTTTCGTTCTGGCTTCTCTTCAATTAGATTTAACCAGGCGAAGATAATTAGGATGATTCTTAAAATTGTAAGTAGCATATTTTTGTTTCACCTTCTTTCTTTTAAATCACATTAATAATTCGCGGATGGCGAGGATATCCATCAGTCCCATTAACGAACATATCTGGGAATACTTTTTTCATAATTTGATATGCTCCATTTACATCTGCATTGATATATTCTCCATCATTGGACTGAAAAAGTCCTCTATGTACACGACGATTTTTGTTATAATTCTCTGGGTTAGGTGATTCGTCGTCCAAAAAGGAAGTACCAGATGTATAACTTTCTTCAAATTCATGAAACCTAATACCTCGATCTTCCATTTTATATGTAAGTTTTTTGATAGTTTCTGTATGACCAAGATAAACAAAATTTTGATTATTTACTTTTTCCCATATCGCAATTTTGTTTCCACAATAAGTTATGTCCACATACAACATACGAAACATTATTTTTCAAACAAAATTCTGCAACTGCTGTTGTGGCTTTATGATAAAAATCTTCTAGTCGCATTACTCTTCGATCAGTCAATCTTTGACATTCATTTGACCAATCTAAATTATGTCGTAGTTTTATACGAGACTTTTCTTCAGAAATCAATTTGTTATATTCCTGATTCATCGCTTTTGCTTTTCTTCCGTTTATAACAATTGGCACAATATCTTTCTGATTCGTAACAACTGTCATAAAATTATCAACACCGATATCAATAGCTGCCACAATATCGGTATCCTTCTTAGGTTCTGGACACTCAGTTTCGTATACAACTTCAATATCGTATTGTGATGGAAATGCATCTTTGTTTGGATGAAATCTCACTTGCATTAATTTTGCATTTTCTGGAATATGCGTTTTGAATCGATGATTAAAAGGTTCCATGCTTTTATCACGGCTAGAAAAAAATAAATATCCATCTATTATTCGACAGCACTGATTTGTAATTATATAATTAGCGCGTCCATGTTCTTTATTTTTATATCCAGGAAGTTTAGGCCTTCCATTAAATTTTTCTGGATTTGTTTTCCATATTTTAATCGCTTCAAAAAATGACTTCCAATCTTTATCCAACAATTTTAATGTTTGCTGGGAAGAGGATGCTTTCATTGCTTTATAACAATCAGCAGTCTTACAATCTTTGCATAATTGTTGATATTTTATCCATACAGCATGTTTTCGCAATCCTTGTTCTTTTTCTTTTGATGTATTAATAAATTCTTGTCTAACCATATAGTTAGCATAATTATAGAGATTTTTTGATCTCCAGCATAAATCATCAATTATTTTAAACAAATCATCTGATTTTTTAATTATATGTATTTCAGTTCTATTACACATTATTAATGTTTCCTTTTTTATCAAATTGCACAAATTTATTTTTTTGTCCTATGCTAAAATACATAGATCTAAAACTTATCTTTGCTTTGTTATTATGTTAGGGTGGTTTTGTACCTATGCTAAAATACATAGATCTAAAACTTACTGTCATTCCGATTACCAGCGCCGATGGTTTTGTACCTATGTTAAAATACATAGATCTAAAACCTCAAATATGTACTTTTCTATGAAGTTAACACAGATATTTATAAAGTTTTATTTCTGTTGTAAAATAATCGTTTATTGGCTGAAAACCGCAGCCACTATCCAATTGATTTCTCTTTTGGAATACATTTATAATAGGTTCGTGGATTTTTCAGCTTGAATCAGCCATTCAGATATGATATCCTAAGACTGAAGGAAATTCCTTCAACCTATTAATTTCTCTTTTTGAAGATCATCGTGATCTGGTCGCCAAACTTTCTCATAATGGTCTTCCATGTATACTATATATAGTGGTTTTATTTTCACTCGACCACTATATATAGTATTTATTTTCCTATGAAATCAGTCTTTCATTCAGAAGAAACTCTTCGATGTCGGACACCTAAAGCATGATACACACTGTACCAAATCACACATGTGATGCTTTTTAATAAAGTCCTTATCTGCAGCTTGTTCGTCTATAATTACTGTTCCACATTCATCCATATTCTGGATCTCATGTTCTTCGTAAACCTTTCCTGAATATTTTCCTAACCTTTTCATTCGTCTCACCTCTTTTCTATTTCGTTTCTGTTTTGATAGTCACTCTTTTGTTTAAAAGTACTTTTTTATGTTTTACTCCCCCTTCGATATTCTCCGTTTGAATCCTTGTAACTTTCACTGGACTATATCCATATTTGGTTGCACACATTACTAAATCACCAACTTTGAGATTTTCAAGGAAAGATTTCCAGTTCTTATTTCTACGAATCTCCCAAGTATATTCCTGGCTTGTTGTACCATTAGCGTGAATATGTACTCCATTAATCAGTGCAACAGGCTGGCCTTTATACACAGTTTGAACTGTCTTAGCACCATTTCTTTTCATGATAAGATAACGGATATATCCATCTACAAGATAACCATTCTTATCCAGAACAATTGGCTTGTCTTGATGATTCGTCAGCAACCAATATTTCTCAACTTTTTCCATCTTTTCTGAAGATGGATGAGAAGCAAGAAACTGATCTGAAATTTTGATATCTTCAATGTTCATCTGCATAATATCATTCTCCTTTCTTTACGCTGCATTTCCATTTTTAACAAGATAATTCTCAAAATCTCTCTGCATAAATCTAAAATTAACGCCATCATTAGAGCTGTATTCCTCATTGGAATTCTGATACACTTTAACCCATTCTTCAAATTCCTGATCTTTTTCTTCATTACAGGCTTTTGCAACAACAGCAATCAATGCTTTGTAGCAATTCTGATACAGAGATGATGTTACTTTGACAGAATCTTCAATGATATCCTTATATAATTCAATATCATCAGAATCTACATTTAAGGACGTCTTTTCCATAACAAATCCAATCAGTTCATCATCCGAGAAGTCTTCTTTAGAACTATCCGTTTCTACCGGCTGTTCAGTTTCTTCCGTAACTTCTAGCTCTGAAATATTATTCTCTTCTTCATTTGCTACATTTTCAGTTTTTTCTTCGATTGCAACTAATCCATTATCAGTAACAAATTTTTCTAACAGAGTATGTAAAATAAATAATTTATCTTCGATAACCCCACGATCTTTCGTAGACTTGCTTGCATCTAAATCATTCCATGTCGTGATCAACGTTTCGTCATCATGTGGAATCTCTACGGAAACATCGGTATATGTATTGAAATTATTCAAAAATTCTTTAAAAATTTCATCTTTAACTCCATTTTTCATACAACGATCAAAGAACATAATCCAAATTAAAGAATTTTTTGTAGTAAACAGTGCTTCAGATGTATCTAAGGATGTAACTGTCATTAAATGATCCAGTAATTCTCTTGCACTGTTGAACATTTCATCAGTTGCGTTCTCGTTTAAATATTCTCCAATCTTTCTTGCGTTTTTTGTCCAATTGTCCCAAAAATTAAGTGCCATCACAATTTCTGCAATAATCTGGTTAATTTTTCCGTTTTTATGTACTGTTGGTGTAAAGTTTGCGCGATCAGACCAAAAATCATGTTCTGCCAATGCTTTTACACGTCTACCAACGTTAAGCATTCTTGTAAGAAGAATCTGTGCTGGTTTCATTTTTGCTCCACGATTATATCTCCTTAAATGACGAGCCATTTCTTCCGGTGTACAGTCGAGATGTTTTACAATCTTTACAGGGCAATCATCAAAATTTTCTTTCAACTTTGGAGGAAGATCAGCATAACCTTTATTCTTCAGAGAAAAGGTAACTTCGTCATACATAATATCTCCATTGTCATTTCTAATAAAAATACCATCTTTATCTCTTCGAGCTTCCTGATATGTGATCTCATTCGGATCAATATTCGCCCCAAGTTTAAATCCGCCAGCTTTGAAGTCTGAAATATATGTATACTTCTGTAAGCCGTCAATAATCCAAAGTGTTACACCTGTAGGAGTAATCTCTTCGCAGATTTTCAGAGCATCAAAATCTTCATTTAATAACATCGTAACAATAAAGTTATCACGATCTGAATGTTCCCACTGGTCAATGTCTCGCTGCAGGAAATAATCAGATCTAAGCTCTCCTCTCTCTGCCATGTCGCATACCTTTTTGCACATCCAAGTTTCTTCTTTAACTTTGTCTCGTATTAATCTCATAGTATTACTCCTTTCTTTTCTTACAGATTACGTATTAATTGTTTATTTTTTTCAGAACAAATCATTTTAAATGAATGTTCATAAGTTTTTTCGGAAATATGTAAAACTTCGCAAATCTCGTCTTTGTTATAACGATTTGCAATTAATAGAGCGATTTTCTGCTGTAACGGCGAAAGTCTATGTAAAAAAATTCTTACCTTTGGATGCCATTTTTCATCTTCCGTCTTTTCTTTTTCACAAATGAGTTCTTCCAAATTAAAACGAGAAGCGACAAGTTCTTCCACATTTCTTGTTTTTCCATTTTGTTCATCGTTCTGAATTGGAGTATCTAGAGAAATATTTTGAACTACGATTGGCTTATCTTCTTCATCCTTTACAATAACTCCATTTTTCATAAGTAAATTGCATCGAATGCCACGTTCGAAATTATCTCTTCTCCATTCCAAATAGGATCGTTTAATATTTCCCATAAGAAATGTATTAAAAGATGCTTTCTTTTCATGCTCTGGATTGTATGATTCTACTGTTTCCATTAATACAGTCATTGCATCATCATATAAATCATCGTAATATTTCTGATCCAGAGTATCTTTCAGCCAAATAGTACGACACAATGTTTTGAGTTTTGTCATACTACAATCCATATATTCCTCGATGAGCTGCATCTGTGCTGGCGAAAAATGATATGGTTCTTTCCGTTGTTTTTTTACTTCCTCTTTTTCTTTCATAGTTATCACCCTACCCTTCTAATATTTTCATCGTTTCTTCGAATTTCGCAGTTCTTGGTTTATATTCGCTATATTCTCCATTCTCACTTTTGCTTAATTCATGCTGTAATTTTCCAATGGAGTATGAGCATGTAAGAGCATTCTTCATAATAGTTACTTTTCTCATACATGCCTTGACGTGTGCTCGATCAATTAAAATATGTAGAAACATATAACCAACTTTTGCAATTTTGTGAGCCTGTGGCATTTTCCCATTGTGATTATGTGCGTAAATAACCAAAGCATGTTTAATATCACTCTCTTCAGAGTCAAGTTTTGACAAATATGTATTAAGCGATTCTGACATATTACTCAGTTCGGATTCATTCCAACCAGCTAGGCTTAAATATTTTTCTGTTTCATACTCAATCCGATCAAGTAATGTAAGATCAACGAAGATATCATTCTCTGCTAGAAAAGCACCACCGTTACCTTTTGCTTTCGGAGAAACAGATGGCGCCTTCCCATCTTCTCCAACCATCGAATATCCATGACGAATCCAACTCATCTTTTTGTTCCGTGAGTTTAGTAAGCTTTTTGCCTGTTTGAACGTGAAGTATTTTGCTCTAGATGACATAGTTGATGCCATATACTCGCCTGGACGCATTGGGTTTTCAATGACCCAACATTTTCCATTTGTGATAGTGTACTGCATTTCCCAATCACTCCTTTTTTTATTTAGTTTTTAAAAATAGGTAACTTTAATACAGGTTCTTATTTTCATTTAAAATAATAAGCACCTTTTCGTATTTGTTATTCTCCTATTCTCTTTTAATGAAATTGTGAAATAATAGCGAACTGCTCAAGATAGACTTGCAGAATTGCAAATTAATATGTATAATGATACTTAAGCAGGACATTGCCATTATTCGTTTAAGCTGCTCCAACACCTTAAACACATGAATATTGCTTGTTTTGCTTGTTATGTACAGGAAGGGATTCATACCGTATGCGCTCCAACGCAGGTATGATTCCCTTCTTTTATTTTGTTCGACAAAATTATAATACATCGAACTAATGTTCTTGTCAATATGTTTTCGAACATTTGTTTGTGCTACTATAATTTTGTTTTTCCTTATATTTCCATTTTATACCTCTTGACATGTATATTCCAGAGGTAAATATTTCCATTTTATTCCTTTAAATGTGGTAAAATAATGTCATGCATAATACCTTCTCGATTGATGTGTTCGATATCTTGTATCGTAGAATATAATTGCATATGTTCGATTATTTCATCTCTGTTAAGGAAAATAGTTTTTGCTTTTTTAATTAATTTACACCCTTCTGCAGGTGTAGTTATTTTTTTACTTTCTTCATTTTGATCATAATCAATTGTATAAATAAGAATTTTGTACTTCTTGTTCTTTTTTTCAAGTTCTTTCATTTTCTGCATCGCTTGGTTGTAATCAGAGTATTCATATGCTTCTATCATCTTTTCATCCCTCCATTAATAATGTCTGTAAACTAATCTGCATTGCTCTGTTCACTTCTTTTTGCTTTTTGGGACTAATCTCTCCGATCTTATCCAACAATCTAGCTTTATCTATTGTTTTAATTTGTTCACATGTTACTAACGAATCGGAACTTAATCCATTCAACGCATCTTTTTCCAAAATGACATGAGTAGGAAGATTGGGCTTCCTTTTTGATGTGATTGCCACGACTATGGTTGTTGGAGAATGTTTATTCCCAATGTTATTTTGGACAACAAGCGCTGGGCGTTTTCCGCCTTGTTCAGATCCTTTCGTTTTCCCGAAATCTACCCAATAGATTTCACCACGTTTAATTTCGCCACAATGTACATCCATACCCGGTTCCTCCTTTCTCTCTTGTTTTTCTTACGTTGAACTCATTATATCAACATATCTTTAATATGTCAATACTTAATATAAATATATCTTTATTATTTTTGCTATTATATCACAATTTATCTTTATTTATATAAACATGTCTTTATAGATTTCCTTATTTAATTATGTTATAATCATTGACACGGAGGTGCAATATGATTAAATTAGATATTCAACATTTAATATTGAGTAAATATAAAAACCAAGCTGCATTCGCAGAAGCTACTGATCTCTCTTTACCATCAGTGTCAAAAATTTGTTCTGGTAATATGGCAAGCATTCGCTTTGAAACTCTTGAAAAAATTTGTGAAGCATTAGAATGCACCCCGAACGATCTACTTACTTCCGATAAAAACAAATGGGATACAAAAATTCCATCACATGTTACAGAATATATCGATCGAATGGAACATATCTCGCAAGAAATCCAGGATGCGAATTTCCGTTATAGAGCCGCAGCATATCATAAAAAAAGCGATGACTAAACCAGCCATCGCTTTTTTACTGCTCATATTCAGATCCGCTCAAATCCATTCGAAAATTGATTTCTTGTATACACCACCAATACAGTCTTTCTGCATCCTCATTATCTTTTCGATCTCGATCCGTGGAAATCATTAATTCTATTACATTCTCTTCTGATATATTTCTCAAATCTGCAGGTGTTACTGTATAGTCCAAATATTTGGGAATCATTTTTCATTCACACCGTTTCGTTTTAATATTTCCGTTACCTCAGATACAGGAATACAAAATCTTCTGGAAACTGCTTTCTTATCATGATATTTCTCGAAATCTTCTAATACATCTTTATCTGTCCACTCTAACTGAATGGGAGCATTCATATAGTTTTCCATTGTTCTCTCCTTTTGAAATGTCTGTTTCATCGCTTACTAAAATTCGTAAATTCCTTTGTATCCTGGAATTTCTCTCTAAAAACTGAATCTCCGTATTTTAAACATTCATAATCCCATGGATATCCTAGGTTATCTACTTTTACGTTGAGCTGCTTACATTTCTTACAGTCTCTACTACATTCTATCATTTATACTCCTTACTTAATTCTGCCATTAATTCTGCATTCCTGGTTTCTGCTAGCTCAAATTTTACAATTCCTTTTTTTTCTAATGCGTTCATTGTTCTTGTATGAATTGGAACTCCTAAAGTGTAAGACAACCAAACAGAATTTCTATCAGTCTTATATAAATAAAATTCTTCTCGTTTTAAAAGTTCTATTGCCTCTTTCATTTTATTTGTCAAATTATTTTTCATTGATTAAAACCATTTTTCATCGTTCCAGATATTTCGTTGGAACTTCCTTAGTCAACCATACATTATTCACAGACAGGAAAAACTTGTATCCATCTCTGCACATTTGCCCTGAGTTTACTTGATATACGATTTCTTTTCCATGTCTCTTACCAACCTGTTCAGCCGTTTCCACATCTGTTGAAAGATGAACATATAACCGGCTTTTTGAAATTAACCCAATCTGATCGATTGACACTACATATTTTTCGCCAGTTCCATGATATAAAAATTCTGGTGGCTGTTTATCTTCTAACTCTACATCTACAGTAATCGAATGTCCTTGGTTGCATCTGATCAGTGTTTTATCTTCATTAAAAGAGTATCTTCCCTTCGAATCTGTTTTTACGATCTCGTACAGATGACCCAGATCGAATCCAGGATTGTCTTTCCTAATCCCGTCAATCAGTTCGTCAACATTAGCCCACCCATGTTCATCCAAAGTAATACCAATTGTTTCTGGTTTATGTCTGAGAATCAAACACATGTATTTACTAATATTTTCTAAGTTCATGCCTTTACTTCCTTTTATTTAATTTTATTTTTCAGATGCCAAACAAAATCTTTTGAATCAAGTAATGAGCCTTCAAACAACTTTTCGCCTTCAGCTTCATAAATTCTCAACGATCCATCAAAACCAACCACAATATATTTTCCGTTATATTTTTCCATATCAGTCAGCTTCCATTCAAGTGCTTGATACTGAGTTCCATCTTCCATCGCATCTGCATATCCATCATATGTAAATAACGGGATGTCAAACATATAAATTATATTATCCATATTTTGTTTCTTCCTTTTGTTGTCTATATTAATTATTATACTGTTTCTATATTTATTACTTCTAATAAATTATCTTCCAGCCATTCGCAAATATCTTGTACTACTGCATAAGTATCTTCATATCCATAGGAGGCATTGCTCCAGGTATAACAATCATTATATTCGTCAAACCAGATTTCTACAGATTCTCCATTTGATAAATCAAGCCTAATGGCAATTTTATCTTCTTGCTCTTCTGCATATTCCATTTCTTCGACAACATATTTGTTAATATCTGCTTCAGTCACAACATTTCACCTGCCTTCTGAAAACAATCTTTCATCGTTGTATAGCATCCAGAATAGCTTGTCGTTCTTTTTCAGCTTCTACTAAATCAATATCAAAAAATTCAGCAAGTAACTTTTCTTTATTGATATAGTCTCCGTTACCCATAACATTGGCAAATGGACTTTCTCTCTTTTGTTTTCTGTCAAACATGGTATATTTTCTTAAGAGCCAATCAAGAAATTCTCCACAAAGCTGTGATTGTTCCTGAATTTCAATCATTATATCCAGCGTTGGTGTTTCAATTTTATTCATATTTTCATCCTTCTTTTCACATGAAAGCAATTTTTCAACTTATTCTACAATCTGTATAATATGAACATTCTCTTTTAAATAATTCATCTTCAAGCAATCGTCTTTGAATTTTCTTGCAGCGTCCAATGTCATTTCATCACTCATGTGATAACCACCATTATATCCTTTATATATAACTCTATACATATCTACTCCTTTAAAATCGTCATTTCTTCTGCTCGTCAATTAAATCCAATACCTCACACAAAGTTTTATATCTACCTTCTTCCATATCATTCATATTGCGATTTACCGTTTCATTTTCTAAATCCTCAATAAGCTGCTCAATTTTAATTCTTAATTCGTCCACTGTTATACCTTCCAATCTCTTTCCAATCTCTTCGTTACTTGGACACTTCTGTAATTGATTTATTGAAACATGTCTCTGTTCTATATATCCATCTTCCATTTCAAAATCCACATCTGCTTCTTTATCCGATTCCCATGCATATCCAACAAATGTACCAAATAATCTTAAATTTTTATGAAATACTCTATCTCCTGCTTTAAATTTCATAATTTCCTCCAATCCAAATAAATTGTCATTTTATACTTCATATTCAAAATTCCATTTTGTTTCTTTTTACATAATCCCACGAGATTTCTTCTGGCGCATTCTCTTCACATTCGAATACCGTAACATAGCAATACCCATCTCCGATAAGCTTCTGTGCGTTCGCTTTACATTCATCAAGATTATTAAAATCTCCTAGAATATAAGGCTGACCCATAAAATCGTTTCCATCTTTTTCCTTGTATGCAATCAGATATATCATCTAAACTTTTCTCCTTACTTTTTCACTCCGATCGGTCACGTCTAAATAATAATCGGTACATTCTTCAACTTCAAAATCGTTACTTCTAGGATTATCCCACTCACTTTTCGAAAGAAATCCGAGGCCTTTGCAACTATTTAAATCTTCATTATTAGAAAGCCAAATTATATCACCAATATTAAATGTACCATCTGAACTTGCCTTTGTCACTTTGTACAATTTCAATTTTTCCATATTATCACCATTTGAAAGTTAAATTTCATTGCCAAATTTCATCGTTGTCTGCAAGCGAAGCTTCCCATTTCCAGTTATGACCTGTTTTTCTTTTCACTATTTCTATTGCCTCATCATAACTTGCAGCTTTGACTACATAACAATAATTAGATACATCTTCCGAATATCGCGGAACATCTTTTACAACATATAATTCATTTTTCATAATTTTTTTCCTTCCATAGTGAACTTAGATTTCAAGTCCTTTTTCCATGCATTTTTCTGCAAATTCACTTGAATTATTTCCGACAATTTTTCTGTAAATATGATTCCAGTCAGTATTTCCAAATGCTATTTTCATATCACCTTCAAGATATGCATTAAATGTATCAGATTCATCTTTGCTCAAAACACAAGTTTTGTCCTTACAAACACTATCAAGTTGTAATAATAATTCTAGCTCTGCAATTTCTGTTTTCAGTTTCTTCATATTCAATAATGTATTAATTGCATTATCTTCATAATTTGGGGTATTAATATTATTTTCCATATCAATTTTCAAAAAATCTTGCATTTGTTCTAAATCATTTTTTTTTGCAGATAGTCGTTCCTCTAATATTTCTCTCATATTATTAACTCCTTTCATTCCGCATGAAAACTTGGTTTCATTTTATTATTCTTCAAATTTTCTGTTATTTATAATATCATATTTTCCATAATTCTGTTCAATTCCATTCCATAAAAATGTAAGTTTTCCATCTGGATATAGACTTATACAAGTATTCGTAACTAGATCTGGATTTTCTTTTGAATGATAATACATTCCACCTTTTTCATGTTCGTACATTTGTACATATGTATAACCGTCCAAATATATTTCTTTTGGATATTTCATATAATCACCTCAATATTATATTCTCTATTATATCAGAAAAGGAACTGCCTTACGACAATTCCAATTCAGTTTTTGAAACTATTATTTTTTCAGTCTACAAATTTCCCGAACGGAGTGGCCGACCAGAATCCAGCATCATTCTGCCAAATACGTTCTCCTCTTTGTTTTGCTGCGTCTACCCCAGTAAGCCAAGTTAATTTATTTATCTGTAACGGCTGATCACAGCCTTTTAAAGCAATTACTTTTTCTTTCTTAATGTCTTTCAGATCTTCTACCTCATCACAAAGTGCATATTCCTGGTTGCACGTTCTCATTGCATCACACCACCATTTTCTCTGCATATTATAATGCCTCTCTTTCCATTTGAATATACTTATTAGTATTATACCATAATTATCATACAACTGTACAGATATTCTTATGCCGTTTCGCCTAACAGAATTTTTCTAAACAGGCTTTCAAAAATTGGAACACAAATACTATTGCCAGCTTGTTTATATAATGCCATTCTATATCTTCCTCGTTTCTGTTGTACAGATGCAGCTGCTTCATAATCCTGATCCGTATAACCCATAAGTCTCCAACATTCCCGTTCCGTAAGATATCTATATTTTCCATTATGTAAGTCAATTACCTGTGCAGGTGTCCGATCCTGGCGAGTCGTGATTGTATAAGCATATTGGTCAATTACAGTTGCTCTTCTAATTCCAGATGCGCCAATACATTCCAGAATGCTCGGTTGTGTTACCTCATATACTGTATCAACTTTCTGTTCCAAAAACTCGTGAATATCTCTCATTGGCGTTCTAATCAAATCAGAAAAATCAAATTTCTTTCCTTTTAAACAACTTACAGTGAAATAGCGTTCTCTTGCTTGTGGAATACCAAACTCTCTTGCGTCTAATAGTTCATATGTACTTGTATATCCAAGTTTACTTAATTCTTCCATATATCTGTCGTGATTATGCACCATATATTTACTTCTGACATTTTTAACATTTTCCCAAATCACATATTTTGGTTTCCATTCTCCCATCTGTTTAATAATATTAATTGTTTCCCACATAAGACTCGATCTTGTCCCAGACCCTTCTTCTGCGCCAGCTCCATGATTTGTTCTTCCATTTCCAGTAGCTGTGCCTTGATGCCCAGCGACAGACATATCCTGGCAAGGAGAACCATGTATCAGAATATCTGGACGAAGATTGTATCCGACCACTGTTTGCGTTTTATACGAAAGATCTTTTGCGAACATTGCATTATATGATCTGACTGCTGCTTCGTCAATTTCAACATAATCAATTGATTTAACAGGAATACCGATATTCCGTAATGCGCACCGTGGACTTCCAATTCCACCGAATAATTCTAAAATTTGTACCATAATAATTTCCTTTCTTGATAAGGCGATAAACAGGAAGTCTACCGCCTCGTTGATGTTTAGATAATATTTTTCATGATTTCTACAGATTCTTTTTGTGCTTTTTCTTCCATTCCTCTTACATACAACAGCGTTGTATTAATTGATGCATGATGTAAATTTTTCTGTACAAGCACAATATCACCCGTTGCGTTGTACAATGTAGTACCATATGTTGCCCTCAGTTTATGTGGACTAATTGTTTTTCCTTTTATATTACAAGCATATTTTTTTGTAATATCCGAAATTGCACTTGTTGACAATCTCTTTCCGGTTTTCCCAAGAAACAGAGCTGGCGTATCGCGTGCTGTTACAAGCCGATCCCTGTATACTAACCATTTCTGCAATTCATCCAAAACTTTCGGAATTAAAATGAATGTATGAACTTTTTTCCCCTTGTCTGTTACAATCAAAGTTCCTTTATCCATATTTAAGTTTTCTATATCCATATTGGATAACGCTGCACAACGTACTCCTGTAGAAAGGAAAAGTTTTATAACTGCAATATCCCTTTGTGACCAAATAGCTGATGGCTTTCTTGTTTTCCCTGTCAGCTTATGATCTACATTATAAAGATACGTTTGTGTTTCTTCTGGAGTCAAATAACTCTTTTCTCTTCTTTCTATTGTTCTCTGTTGCTCTCTCTTTTTTGGCTTCGCAATTTCTTCCATATAATTTTTCGAAAAAATTTTATATGCAAACATACATTTTGAAAAAAGTTTTAACGCAGAATAAACTGCGATTTGATAAGAAGAAACGGTTTCTAATCCATTGTCTTTATCTTGTATTTTTGCCATATAGGATACAAAATCTCTCAGTTCAAGATCTTCTTCTTTTTCTTTTCCTGTGAACTTTAGAAATTTTAATACATCACACATGTAAACATATTTTGTCTTTTCTGATAAATCATGCATATATAAAAGGAAGTCTTGTAGATTCTTAGACTTTCCTTTCATAATGTTTTCGATTTTTCGTTTATATTTAAGTTTTTCTTCCTCTAAGCCTGTCTGGACTCTTTCATTCATTTTATTCCTCCAATCATAAATCGGCAATTGCAGCAATAATTATAATAATAATGACCCCAATTGCGACAAAGGTTCCATAGTATCCAACGGCATATTCAAGTGACATAATATCTTCCTCCTAAAATTCACTATTCAAAAATGTATGACGGAAATATCAGCTCTAATTCCTCTTCTGAAATTTCCATATTTTTGTTTTGGCCTTTAAATTCTTCATCGAACTGATGATTTAATTTCAAAACATTGTAAGCACTTTCAATCACCCACTCCCTGATGAACTCCATATCTGATTCCGGCAAATCATATCCATATAGTTCTACATACCTAATCAACTTCTTTCTTATACTTGTTTGTGTTGGGTTCCATTTCTTTTCTAAATTCTCGAACTTACGCACATCTGTTTGACAATATTCCTTGAACGTTTTTCTTTTCATATATTCTCCTTTCTTTGCAACAAAAAACCGGCACATTTCTGTACCGGTTAATAACGTTTCTCTTTCCTGATTTTATTCAATTTTTCTTTCTTTTGATTGATGTGTCGTACTTTTGCTCGTGATTTATACTTATCACAATGTTGACAATAATGATTGTGATCTGCTTCTCTCCCTTTACTACATTGTCCTGCACAAATATAGTATAAGCATGGTGTTTCTCTTGTCTTACTCATCTTTTATCCACTCCTATCGGCATAATAATATAACCAGAAATACGGAACCCTCTGGACGCAGGTTCTTTTAAATCTGTTGCAATTCTACCTTCTTTCAATAATTTATGCATATTACAATGGATAGTGCCTTTGCTTTTAATTCCAACACCTTTTCCAATCTCGTCATAAGACGGAGCATAACCATGCTCAAAAATGTAGTCTTTGCAAAATTCATAGATTTTATCTGTTGTGTCCTGTATGTTATCATATTTGTTTACCATAATTATTCTCCCTTCTTTTTAAAAACATCACTGACCTGCCACGAAATCATCTCATTTCCAAGCTCAATAATTCTATCCTTAAAATTTTGAACAAAATCCGCTGTAATAACTTTTGCAATATTTACATTGGTTGGTTCTATACCATCTTCGACCAATGCATTTATAATATCATCTTTTGTCCATGTAGTGTTCATATCTTTACATTTTTCTAGTTCATATCTCAAAATCGTTTCTTCGATGGCGTCAAAATCAACACATCCATAACCAATTCTCTCTCCGTTTTCAGCTAAATATAACATATAAAACATTCCTTCATTTTCGCCATTACCCCGCAACTCATCAATGTTATTGCCATACACAATATCAATTAAATTCCCTTCCCATGGATGCTCTGTATAAAAATCACAATCATATCCATCTTCTGTATCGTATCTGTCATCTTCTTCTGTTACAATCATCATATACTTTTTATCTGTTTTCATATTCTTTACCTCCATTTGATGAATATTTTTCGGCACATCGTTGGACAAACCTTTTACACCATCCTCCATTTTGAATGCCTTCTTGGATTACATAATCAGATTCTAAATTTTCTTTTGATGATTTGCTGGCTTCATACCCCATATTATATAAAGTTTCTTCTAAACTATTGGCTGCAATTTCACTATCTGTGAATGCATATGCTCGTCCATAAGAATCAATACCAGATCCACAGAAGTTATCACCCAAATGTGTTAAAATGTATTTTAGCATTCTTTGCTTTTCATTCATTTATAATCCTCCAATCAAATTCGACTTTCATCTCTCTATTATAATTTTGTTTGCATGATCATAACTGTATCCTTTCTTGTTTACAAACTTATCAAGCGCTTTGAACATATCCATTTCAAGCTGTTCTATCCAATTATTCGCATTCCAATCCACACAAACAGTGTAATTAAGATATTCGCCAAGATCCCAGCTTTCATCGTCTTCTCCTGTTTTAATGCACGTAAAATAATCAATTGCAGGTCTCTTGTCTTCTGGAACTACTTTCTCACTACACTGACAATATGCATAAATATTTACTTCCACATCCATATAACCGATTTCCAAAACGGCTTCACTTAAATATGGCTCGTTTTCTGGATATAAATCTTTCATACAGTTGTTCCGAATATCATCAATGAGATCTTCAATACCATTCAGCCGGAATCTATAATCATTTCTATGTTTCGCTTCTTCAAATGTCATTTATTCCTCCACCTTTCTCATAGCAATTTCAATCCGTGAACTGTCTGGAAAATTCCATAACTTTTCAAAAATCGCAAAACCGAAATCTGCGAATGTCAGATATTTTGTATTTTTATCTCCATTTATTCTTAAATAAATTGTTTTATTTTTTACAATAGCTCCTCTTGTACTCTCTTTCATTAGATTAAGTTCTTCATACTGATTTCCGTTATAATTATTGATTCCAACAGGTGTTATATACTGATTCCACATTCTTTTCATATTATTCACCACCTAACAAATTCCATTTTCTCTAAATTCTACAAGCAGCCCATACATCCGTCCTTTCTTTTCAAAGAAATCGTTCCAATTAGATAATTCTTCGATCGAATAATTCTGATTGTACATATCTGCTTGCCATTCAATTGCTTTATCTCTCCACTTGACTTTTTGTTTTACATAACTTTCATGTCGTGATAACGCTCTATGTTTTGTATAATCTGACTGTCTCATAATCTATTCTCCTTTTCTGCAATTAAAAAACAGACAACATATAGTCATCTGCTACATATCAAAATTATATTCTGGATAAAGATATTCCAAATTTAAATCTTCCTCGAACCAGCAATGATCTGAAATATCCGGAATATCTACAATTACATGATCTGAGTGTGTTTCTTTTATTTCTCCATTATGCCATTTACCTGTGTCTGGATCATGATACTTAACTTTTTGTTTTACCTTGAATAAATGTGTTAAATTTGCCATAATTTTTTATCTCCTAACGAAATGTGCTTTCATCGTGTTATTTCTTCTTTGCATTTTTCAAGAAAATCTTTAAATTCCATATCTGTAAACTCAAAGAATATCTGCTCAACTGCTTCCTTATCCGAACTGTTTCTCCAAATATTAAAAATATCCTGCGCAATCCCTGTTATCTCGAAGCCATTTTTTTGAACCATATCTACAAGAATCGTATCCGCATCTATTATCCAACCATCCGGTGTATTATTGTTAAGTTCTTCTACTTCTTTTAATAATTTTTCCATGCAATCACCATCCTTTTGAATTTTTCGTTTTATCTTCCAATAGTTTCTATTTGTAATTATAAATCATATCAATTACATGTTTTTTAATTTCCATAATATCATTTTCTGTAAGTTCATAGTCTGGAGGAAAAGTTCCTTTTCGTCTTGCTTCTATAATCCAATCTTCAAACACATCTACAATTTCTCCAACTCTTGCCTGAAATTCTGTCAATTCTTTTGTAAGAATATTCTTCACAAAAGATACAACATCTTCTGGAATTTTTTTGTCACACTCCCATAATTTATCATGAGATTTTTCTCCAAAATATACAGATAATCTATATGTATCACCGTTATAAACAAGAGCGTAATTTCTATAATTTCGTGTTCTTGAAACTTCTTTTAACGTAACCATAACTATCATTATTCTTCCTCCATATCTTCAATTCGGTCACAAAGTTTATTCAATACATCTTTTAACGTTTCTGCATCAGTACCCTCAATTGCCGTAACAATACCTGGTAATGTTCCTAATTTATATTCTTCATCATCATATCTATCAGAGATACATGACCAGATTCTTCCTGCTAACTGTAAATTCTCCATACTCCATTCATATACTGGAAGATCATCACAAACTTCTGCATCCCTATCCATACGAATTAAATCAATATCGTTATCCCATGCGTACTGGAGTACAATCCGTAAATCGTCTGGCATGATTATGGTGCCAATTTCATTTTTGCTTGGAACCGTAATAAAGACTCCTTCGTCATAATTATAAGCATACGGCAAATGCATACTATTCAATTTTCCAAAGGTTCCCTGTGTCAGATGTGCTGTACTAATATCCAGGTACTTTCTCTCGTTTGTTTTCATAATTTTATTCTCCCTTCTTAAAACCGCTGTTTCATCTTTAGCAGCATTCCATATCTGTATAAAAGAACCAACAAATTTTATCATAGCTTGCGTAAACAACATTTCCTACAGTTTTAAAATATTTTGGATATTCATTACATTTCATATTTGTCATCCTCCATTTTGATTTTATAAATTAATTGGCTCATCATTCTCATCATATTCAATCGGATAAATCTTCGCTGCATAACCAATATCTTTTAATTTATCATAAATTTCCATTGTAATTGTTTCGCCACCTACTGACCATTCAAGTGAAAATCTACTATCATTGTTTTCAATGATTTCAATCAAATGATCTAATAATTCTTCTGTATTGCTTGCTCTTTCCTTCTGTTTGTCAATATTATTCATAATCAAACCTCTTTTCATGAATTAAATTACACCATATACGCATGTTATTTGCAGAATAAAGATGTCTTCCACATTTGTTACATCTTTGCCTTGTCATAACCATAAAATAGAACCTCCTTGAAATGCGGTTTTCATTTACTCAATACTTTCCATTTATCAATATTTTCAGTATCAAAAAACGAATGTAATTCCTCTTCTGATAATGGTGTAATTCCATAAACACCATCATATCCAAATTTTTTCAAATCATCTTTTATAAACTCTTCTGCTTCTTCAAAGGTTGGATAATGATCTGCTTTGATTGCTATACTATACTCCGTATCAATAAGACCTCTATTGATTTCACATCCATTTTCTGCTCCATTTTTAATTTCTTCTTCTGTTGCCTTTACTCCGCAATTTAATTCGTAATATTTAATCTTCATAATATTCCTCCCAATCTTCTTCACTTAACGATTTCCATAATTCAAGACTCATTTCCTCGCACGCTTCCATATCCTCATAAACATCTTTCATATCATATGGTGCGCCATTTGTTCCATGCCCTGTATTGTCTAGCCACAAATAAGCCTCATAGCTGCAATCATAATTATCATAATAATCTTTAATGTTATTTAATAGTGCGTATACATTATTATCTTCCATCTCTGCCTCAAAATTGAAATCTTGACCTGCCGGACTATATTTAGAAAATTCATAAGAAAAATTATCTCCGTCATTTGATTCAACATCAACTTTCCATCCGTTTTCTTCTGCAATTTCTACAATTCTATCTCTCATGGCTTGTAATTTATTCATACCATCTACCTCCGATCAAATATATTGTTATTCACATTCTATACAATTATTTTCAATTTCTTCTTCTGTTTTCCATTCTTCAAGTCCAACGCATCTGCATTCACAACTATCTTTTTCATCACAGTAAAAGCAACATTTAGAGCATTTACTATCTTCTGGAACAGAAACATCAATTAAACATTTCAACATATTATCACCTCACCAAAATAATTAATCTTCATAAACTCTATACATTTCCTCATATTCTTCCGACAAACTTCTCAATACATCTTTATAGATGTAAAGTTGATTATTTTCTAAATAGTTACGCAATCCTGTTTCCGTATCAAAGAATTCCTCAACTGCTGTCGAATTCGCCCATCTGTCAAAAGATACCAACGCAGCTACTCTTAACATCCATTTTCCATTTGTTCCGCTATGTGGTTCTACAACCAGGAATAAAATTGTATCTGTTTTCGCTTGTAGTATGGCTTCGTATTCATCGACTTCATAACCGTTATCTTTGAACCAATTCTTTATAATATCCATGATTTTTTCCTCATTGAAATGTGCTTTTCATCGCACTTTTATTTCCATCTCCACATAAGATATGGAGTATATCTTTTGCAATATGGATTGCAACATCTCTCTACTAATATACATTTATCATTTTTCCATACGAATTCTTGTATAACGGATTTCCTTCCACATATATAACACATTTTCATTTTCTCACCTCCAATAAAATTTCCGTTTCAATTATATTCCAAACGCCATAAATACAATCGCACACAGCAACATACCAAATGCTGTAATCGCTAAAGCTCCTTTAATCGTCAAGTTAACTCTTGACATATGACTTCCCATGTACCAACATGTCAAACTAATTAATGCACATGTAATTCCTCTCATTTTTTATCTCCTTTGTTCTCAAAACATTTCTCTTTATAAGCATATTCTCTGTCATAAACTTCTTTATAGAATTGAATATCCTGCGCTGTTGCTCTTTTTACTTTCTCTATACAATTTTGTAAAAAAGCCAAACTTTCTTCCTTATTCAAATGTTTTCCTCCTGGTACTTTCCGTTTCATTACAACTCATAATCTCTGCATAAATCCAACACTGTATCAATAATATTCTGTACGGAATCAATTCCATACCCGCTTAACATATCAAACGAAGAATTGTCAGATACATATACTAAATCACAATAATGACACCATCCATCTTCTTCGTTATTAACAAATGTAATTTCAAGATTAATTTCGTTTGTTAATGGATATTGCCAAGCTCTGTTATCAAACGATGTTGGTTTATTTCCATTTCCGCTCCACATATCAGGATTCATTTCTTTTAAAAACTCGGATACTATTTCAGTTGCTTTTTCTCTTGTCATATTATCCACTCGCTTTCTTATTATTTATGTATTGTGATAACCAATCGGTTCTTCACCTCTTAATTTGAGTTCCATTCTTAAAGCTTCAACAGAAACACATCCTGCAATAGGTTGGTTACAATCAACTGACATCCAAATTCTATTTTTAATCTCTTCTGTTGTCCAATCTTTTACTTTTTTTAATTCCCATTCGTACACCATGTTATTTCCTCCTGAAATCTACGTTTCATTTAGCTGCTTCTATTACAATGGTAGAATCTTGTGTTGTGATAGACTTTATTTTCATATCAAGAATACGATCCAATGGTTTATTAAAACCGTCTCTTTGTGTGCAAAAAATCAATTCTGCTCCATCACCATATTGCTTTCCGTCTGAGCAATCATAAATATCATAATTACAATTACAATCAAAATCATCATTATAAACTAAATCGCCAACAACCATTCTTGTATCCTCCGATCATCAATTTCTTGTTTCTCTTTTTCGTGGATCTGTTCAAGCTCTTCATAAGTTACAGTTCGAGAATTATAACCTATACTTCTATAATATTTGGTATAATGATTTGCATTCTCTCTATCACAGCTTGTACATGTTTTTATAAATCCAGTATGCTTTTCTGTTGCAATCACGCAGACAACATTATCTTCCATAATTGTTTCCTCTCTTTTCTCTTTCCGTTTTCGTTTCTGAAATCATCGTTTCATCGTATTATTCCAACCCATTCGTTTCTTTTCATTTAAGTCTTTATTATATGGACACTCTGGAATTTTGCATTTTCCACACCATCCAATATCACTTGCAGATTCACGGTCGTATGCTTCATCATAATCACAAAGCCCATGATCTATATTTTTTGTTTTTCTGTTCATAATAACACCTCTCTTTCCGAGCAAATCCTCATTTCATTGTCTCAATTTTTATTAATGGTTTTATTCTTCTCCTACCAACATTTTTCCCTTGTCGTTTAAGTAACGATAAAGTTTTATTATATGTTTCAACATCTATAATTGGCTCAAAATTTCCTTTATAAGTTTCTCCACAAAAAATATTGTACCCACAATATTGTGTTCGTGTAAGAATTTTTTGAACACTATAAGCTGTTGGAACTTTGCCTCTCTTACCTTTAAATCCTCTTTCTCTTGCTTCTTTCGCAACTTCTGATAAATTTTTTCTTAACGAATACTCAGAAAAACAAAAACGCACATATTCTGCTTCTTTTTTATTGATTTTAAATGAATCCTTTCCATCCAAATCATATCCCAATATTTCAGAACAAGTGCGTTTTCCTTGTGCAGCTCTCTCTGCCATAGCTGCACTAACTCTTTCACTTGTTAATTCTCTTTCTAGCTGTGCGAATACACCAACAATGCCAATCATTGCTCTACCCATTGGAGTTGAAGTATCAAATGATTCTGTATATGATATCATAGATACATTCCATTTCTGGAATTTTTCCATTGTTAAATATAAATCTGATACACTTCTTGTAAATCTACTAAGCGCCCAAAATAAAACCAGATCGAATTTACCATTTTTTGCATCATTTAGAAGTCTATTTATATCAGGTCTATGCTCAATATCTTTCCCAGAAATCCCTTTATCTGCATATAAATCATATACATTATATTTCCGTTCCTCACACCATTTCCTAAGCGTTTTTTCTTGTGCATCTAAAGAATATCCCTCACGAGCTTGATCAAGCGTACTTACCCGTATATATATTGCTACTTGTTTTTTATTCTCCACATACAACACCTCTATTCCTTTTTTATTCCAAATTCAAAACAAGCAGCACATCCCATTTTATCAGGGTACATGCCATCATTGTCAGCCACAATTTCCCATCCATATTCAAAAGATACTATGTTATCATATACTGCTTGTGGATTATCTTCATTACCATCCCAATCCGTAACTGGATTATCTCCATTTTTTAATGCTTCTAAATCACATATTAACCTTCCATGTTTCCCATATTCATATCCGCTATGTAAATAATCGACTTTACCATTTTTATTAAAAACAACTAAAGTTAACCCACCGCCATTATCCTCAATAACTTCATATTTCCTCATAATACTTTTCCCTCCAATCTTCAAATGAAAATCTTGTTTCATTACATCTTCATGCAACCCCATTCATCTCCATCAATATCTTTTCTCAAGAAACAAAATCTACATACACGGCAACATTTTTCATCCAACCAATCTTCAAAAACAGAAGTATCGAAAACGCCATAGCCAATTCTTTCCGTTTCATCAACACAAAACAACTGATAAAATAACCCTTCATACGCTTTAAGTATTAAATCAAGTTGATCTGGGTTTTTGAAATAGAATGTTCCAATTCTAATGCCACGTTCAGGATATTCTGCGTATTCCATTAAATTATCATAATCTGCTTTCTCTGAAGTAATTATAATTTTATATTTGCTTTGGTTACTAATACTTTTATTTCTTCGCTTCAGATTTCGTAAAATTGTATATTCATTTTCGGTTAATTTATCATAAGCAAATCCCACTGATCTTTCTTTTTTCATATCTCATCACTCCTTAATCTACCTGAATAATTAATCTAATCTGCTTTCCACCTACGCAATCAATAGCAATAACATTACCATTTGCAGGATCATACATTTTCCATACTCTTTCAATTTCAGGAGCATCACCAGTTTTCATTTTATCATTGAAGAAATCATATAAATCTTCTTCAACGGATTCCTTTGTGACTTCTTTTACAATCTCAAATCCATCATGACAGAAACCAGTTTCTTCAGACAACCAATTTGAAATGTCCTCCATTATACCTTTCATATCTGAATAATAATCTTCTTCTAAATCAACTGGAATAATCATTTCCGTTGGCAAATCCTGCAATACTTTTTTATCTCCATCTGTGTCCCATTTAATATTTATTGCTTTTAACATATAAATCACTCCATTTCTGTAAATCCATTTCTCTTTAAATACTCTATGTAATCTTCAATATCTGATTTCTTTTTAACCTCAATATCTTCTTGATGATAATATCCATAAAAAGCATTCGTATATACCTTATATGTTTTATTTTCCATATCAACAATGAGATTATAATTATTGGCACAATCACCACGTTTCTTCCAATTCTTATCAAGCCAAAATAGATGTAATATCATATAAATCAACCATCCTCTCTATAATAAATTTCCTAATTCTTTCATCCGATCATGCTTAAAACCAATACATACAAGTGCCTGAAGAATACCTTCTGCATATCCTCTGTGATTTTCAGCTTTCATCCGTAAAATTTCAAAATGCACTCTGCTATCGGTTTCATTTGCTTCTGTAAATTCTTTAATCGCCTGATTTGCATTTCGAATTCCTTCTTCCATAACTCTTTTACAATTTTCACATTCTGTTTTATTCATTTACATCGCTCTCACTTTCTGTTATAATAACTATTCAAGGAATTGGGGACTTACATGGAATTTCCATTGCCCCATTGTTGTTAGCCTTCAATATATTCCCAGGCTTCTCGTTCTGTTGTAAAAGCAATGTTGCATCCTGGGATATACCAGTTTCCGTATTTCATGTACGGCATAGCTACACACCTCCTTGTATGTATTTATAGAAAAAGCAGAGATGGCGTTCTCTGCTTTTATCTATCTCGTTATGTTATTCTCTCTTTTGGAATTGCTATTCTATCCGTAGAAATCTATACTTTTACTCTCCAATCTCAAATAATTCGTCATCGGAAAAATCAACCATATCTTGCAAAACGGCATGAGCAAATTCTTTTGCATAGTCTGTCCATATCTTATATTGTAATTCTTCCGGATTTAATTCATTAAGTCCATAATCTTTGACGAGTGCCTTTATAATGTTTTTCATTCTGTATTCATAATCTTCTTCAATAGTGTGAATATGCATATACATAATTGAAACCTCCTCATAATCTTCAAGTAATTCTTTTAAACTTTCTTTTGCGTTTGCTATAAATTGTATTCTTTCCAATGTCCTTCCCACTCTTTTCCGTACAAGTCCTGACACCTGTATTTCAAAAAATCGAGAGTAGTCTTTTTATCAAGTTCTTCGCCTTTTGGCGAATATGGATTATGTAAACAACCATTATTTATCTTGTAAATTTCAATTAGATCATACTCTAAGGCTCTCCTGTGAGCTTCTTTTTCGTCAATTCCATTCTGTCTTGTCCAGAATTTCACACAGTCTGCATAATATTTTTCAAGTTTTATCTGTGAATCATTTGCATTTAGCATTAAATCAGCCTCCAATCCTACCATGAATTCTTAGTTTCAACCTATATATATCCTTACAACATAATCATTAATTTCAACTGCGTTTGGTGTATGTTGTAAGTTGTTTTCTGTAAGTGGCAACTCTCCCCATATACCAGCTTCGTCTAACAAATGAATCTCTTTGCCTTTATTTTCTTCTATAATCTGTTTAACTGTTTTTTCTACCATATTTACTTCCTCTCCAATCTTCTAAAAAAATGCGAATTTCTTACTTGTGCCACTCTTTTTCAAATTTAGTTCCCTTCCAATCTAGCCCATCAATCAGATAATTGGATAACTCGTCAAGTACATCGTCGGGTGTTTCATTGATGAATCTATTCATATTTACTGTAGTTCTGTCGTGTATATATTCATCAATAAAGTCCATGATTTCCTTTACTGTAATATCCGTTCTCTGAATTTTATAAAAATCAGGATACCATCTATCAGAAAATCTGCCGTTAAAGTAGTCTGTTGCATACTGACCTGTTTTCATAGGAACTTTAATCCCGTGACTGTAAAAAATTTCTTCTACTGCCTTTTCTTTCTCATTTTCCTTAAATGTATCTGTATTGATTACTTTATCTTCGTATGAAGAAAAATCTGCCGAATACATTTCATAACAATCTTTTGATGGATCGTCCCAATCAGGCGAAATATCTGCACCAATCAGAGTTGCATTTCCACATGCTGCACAAATAAGAAGGAAGTTTTTATCAGCATCTAATACCTTTTCAATCCTCTCATTTGGGATAGCATGAATCCGTCCACATTTACAAATTCTAATATCATACTTTCTACTCATATCTTACCTTTCCTTTCCAATGAACCACGCATTTCAATATCAATTTTTTCTTCTGTCATGCATGAATTTTATTACTTGTTCATGCGTTTCTGGTGTTCGTGGCATCTTATTTTTCTGCATATAACTTATAATTGCTTCCCAATCATCATATGTTAATGCATAATCGCAGCATTCGACGCCACAATTCATGCACATTACACCTCTGGTCTGAACAAAACATCTTCTTCCTAACTGTTTGCACCACTGTTCATACTGTTCACTTTTCTCTTTTAATTCTGTTATTTCTGCTTCCAACTTCTTTTTCAGTTCCTGCAGTTCTGTTTTTAATTTTTCATTTTCAACTGTTGCATCGCTTGACAATGCAGCCTTAAATTCTTCAAGATTCATTCCTTTAGCCATGTTTACTCCTCCATTTCGATTCCGAACTCTTCATGCAGCAGTTTTTCAAATTCCGGATCTCTCTTCACGTATTCATCGAGGAATTCTTCTTCACTGCATGGCGCAAGATCAAAATGCACATCTTCTCGAATATCATCATTCATATATGTGACGATTGCGTCCCAAAGATTTTTGTCTAAATCTAATTTTTCTCCATACCGTAACATCACAAGTTCTCCTTTTCATAAAAAATAAGGAACAAGATTTCTCTTGTCCCTTTGTTATTCTCTTTTTAAATTCGGACATAATCCAAGACCACTATCAATTTCTGATTTGTTCCTCGCTTTCCATTGCTAACTCAATCAACTCATAAACTTCATCCTTGTTGTCTAACATAAACTTTCTAAATCCGTCATCATCGCTTTCTCTTCCGTCAATTAATCTTCCATCATCATCACGAATCCAACGTTCCCACATTGTGTCTTCAACAATTGTTGCATTGATTCGCTTTCCTTTATATTCAATCTCGGGATCGTTCCATTCTCCATGCCATATAAATCCTACACCTGTAAGACCATACCAATCTGGAAGTTCTTTCATTTTCCCAAATAAAATTCCTTCAATGCTATTATCTCTTTCCAATGTACTAATCATATTTTTCACCTTCTAATAGTCTTCATCAATACATTCGTCTGCTTCGCTATAATATTGACCATCATATCCTTTTTCCATTAGTTTCTCCCAACAATCATTACACACTAATCTAAAAGTAATTCCATGACAGTCTCTTGTGAAATTCATATCATTTCTTTCTACTTCTTTTCCACACACTGGACAAATTCTCATATCCTTTTCTTCCATATTTTTATTCCTTTCTATTTATACATTTCTCCATCTTTTGTTCTTGAAAATCGTCAATTCATCTTTTTCAAACAATCTGGACAAGTATTTCCATATTCTTTTGTCAATCTCCAATCACTTGTAGCATTTTTTAACCATTTAACACTTTTACTGTTATGATAGTCTCTGTTTATAATACCTCCACAACAACCACAAGCCACTTCCATATATATAATAGCTTTTTTCATTTATATCACCTCTTCCAATCTTCCGAGCAAATCGTTCTTTCAACTGGTTTTATATAACTTCTTTCCAATCAAGTATCTGTTTATATCCATCTGCCTGTAAGATATGAATTTCTTCATCCTTATCGAGTTCGTATCTCTTCCGAAAATACTCTTTTAATCCCTCTTCTCTTTCTGCTCTCCACAATTCATCATGAGTGATTATATCTCCAAAATTTTCCTCATCAGTTGTTACGGTAATATCAGAAATCTTTCCAAAATACATTGCTTCAAGTAAATCTGTATCCACATCTCCCTTGACAATGTAATCTTGCCAATCACCTTGACAATAACCTCTAATTGTTCCGTCTTTAAAAGCATCTTCTGGATAAAGCAACCGTAATACATCAACTATAATATCTTCTGTACATCTGCATTTATTGTAAAGCTCCTTTAATTTTGCATTTACTTCTTCGGATGTATATTCAGGATACTCATCATAGCAATCAATATCATTCAGTATGTCTTTCGCTGCCTGATACCATTCAGCATCTTTATATTCCTTACAATGTCTATTACCAGTAAGAACCACCTGTTCATCAAAATTGTCACACCCACAATAATCTTTCCACACATCATTATCATTGTATAACCACCATGTTCCATCGCCGGTGTTGTCAATTCTAATTTCTACCATACCGTTCTACCTCCATTATGCTGTCTTACTCATCTCAATATATTTTGCAATTCTCTTTTCAGCTTTAACCTTTACATCTTTAATATTAACTGGTAGAATCAAGAAGCTATATGTATCTCCCTTAATAATCCACGGGCAAACCTCTTTTGTCCCATAGAAAATCGGGTATTCAGAATCTACGATACTCATTACATCTACAAGAAAATTTGGATTAAAGCCAATATAAAAATCTTTTTCTGGTTTCTCTTTGACTTCGATTTCATCAAAAGCTTCATATCTCGTTGTACTTGCATACGAGTATAAATTTCCATTTTCTGCATGAAATGTAACTGGCAATTTCGATTCTTTCAAAAGGTCTGCGTCGTACTTCATTGCCTCTAATAGCTCTTTTGCATTTGCAGTAAATTTATAATCCCATTCATCCGACAACATCTGATTTACTTTGAAGTATTCACCATCAATTCTTTTTGTAATATATGTAAAGTTTTCACTTTCTACTTTTACATACTTATCGTTCTGAGAAATAATGACTTTCCTTTCTGATTTTTTGTCCAATAATTTCTTAAACACTGGAACACATCTGCAATGCAGCTTCACTGTTTCAAACGGATTTTCTGTTTCTTTAATAATCACATTATCTTCCAAGCGTCGCATTCCAATCATACTTTTCCATAATGCCTCTACACGCTTATCCTTTGTATTGAAATTGAATGCACTAAATATCTGGTTATGTTCTTCTCTATCTGCTACAAATACAGACAAATTCAAAATTGTTTCAGACAACCAATTTTCTTTTACATCCAGAATGTTTTCTCCGTTATCTAATACCGGAAGAGAAACATCTGTATTTTCAAATCGTGGAATAGAAACATTTTTCTTACCGCACTTGATATTGATTTTTTCTTCTTTGTCCGATGTGATATCTTCCACAGTAATTTCGCCTGACATTTTTGAAATAATTTTAATATCCTCAATGTCAATGCCAAGCATACCAGGTTCCGTATGATACACGTTTTTTGTTCTTACTTCGACATAATGCTCAATATCTGTACTAAGAATTTTTAAAATTCCCTTATCGTCAATCGAGAAGTACAGTCTTTTAAGACTCGGAACATATGCTTTTTTATTTACTACCGTCATTGTTTTATCCATCATGGTTTTGAGTTCTTTTGCGTTCATCGTAAATTTGATCATATTATTTTACCTCCACTGTATTATATTTTTCTACGAGATATCTTAATTCATTTCTTTCTTTTCTCAATCTCTCAACATGTCTTGATAATTTCTTATTTCCTTTTAATAACGCTCGATTGTTATTGCGAAGCGATTTGTTTGAAATTTTGATTCTAGTATTTTCATTTTCTAATTGGGAAATATAAAGTTTCGCCTCTTCTAATTCCCTTTTATATTCATCAATACTCATTTTTCTTCACCTTTCTTATGCTATCTTTTCCCATTCAATGTGTGTATTTTTTCTATGTGCTTCTCTTGATACAATGAGAATTTCTCCTTTATAATATCTAAACATAATATCTTCTAAATGCGGTTTTTCTAAAATGCTCTGTTTAATTTTCGCAATTTCTCTTCCGCCGTGTTCAGCTTCATATTTTTCCAGTACCCATTCTAAATCCTCATAGAAATCTAACAATGCACATTCAACTGATCGTTTATAATTCTCTTCCATAATCTCATACATTCTTTTTTCAGCAGCTTCATATGTCTCAAAAACTTCATCTGGATATCTGTCATTATGACTTCCATAGCACTGCGTCCATGCAGGATATTTCTTTCTCAATCTATATGTACCGTGATCAAATTCTGGTTCAATAATTGGTTCTACGTTTTCCATTTTTACAAGATAACCATTATCAAACAACCACTGAAGATCTGATGGGCATGTAACATATCTGCCTTTCATTGCAGCATTTATTTTTGCCTTTTTCTCAATATTTTCTGTGACAGTATATAAATCTGTGCTATATGTCCATCCTTTAGGAAGTTTTTTAAATTCCGTTTCTGACTGAAATTCTTCAAACGGAATTCCATTTATTAATCTAATTTCTGGTGGTCTTAACCGTGATACCTTATGTCTACCATACGTTTTTTCATATTCGTACATTCCATACGAAACATATAATTTCCCGTTAAATCCTCTTTCAACATAATAACAAACCTGATTGTGTTTCATTGCTTTTATCTCCTTTTTTCTAACAAATAAGACAGATACATTTCTGCATCTGCCTTATTATTCTCTGTAAAACATATTATTTATTAACATTCAATTATTTCCCATGTCCATTCGTATTCTCCATCATAAGATGAAAGATCTGCTGTTCCATCATCATTTATTGTAAAATCAATTTTATCTCTATCTTTTTTACTTGCATTATTCATTTCTTCCTCATAAGTATTTTGTGCATCTTTTTCAAGAAATGCATACGCATCATCCTCATTATCAAATGAATCATGGCTTGCAATTTCCTTTTTATGTACAGAATAACAAATCACTACATATTTTTTCATAAAAATTACCATCCTTTCTTAAATTGAAACTAATATTTCATTCATGTTTTTATCTAGCTTTCGCTTCAGCAAGCTATGAATTCCAAGTTACCCAAGCACTCGTTTTTCTGTTTCATTTCCAACGCTTTGCTCATAGCATAGTGATAACACTCTGCTTCTGTATCAAAGAAGTTATCTCCATCAAATTCTATTTTACGTTTTATGGATTTGATAGAACTTTCTAAGTCCATAACATCGTATTTTGCTTCAAATATCCACATGATAATTCTCACTTCTAAATTACACTCCTATCTACTCCATTTACCAACCTTATTTCCGTTGATATCCATAATTGTTCCGCTTGTTTCTCCATATTCGAGCTTTTCACAAATCTCTTTTAAGATTCTTTTAAGTTCCAATGCCTCATCCATATTATTCTCTTCTCCTGTATATGGATCACAAAATGCTGCATTTCCTGTTTCGATTTCACATTTAAACATAACTTTCGCTCCCTTCTAATCCAAGTACATAACAATCTCTCTTACCATTCCAGAAATACGATTTCAAATCTGCAAGAGTCTTTGTACCATTTTTTAGTTCCTCATAATCTGCCTTTAACATATCTGATGTATAATTTTTATAGCAACAAATACATGAATGAAATTCTTTTCCTTTCTGTGCATACCATCCTTTATTTAGTGGGAATGTTTTATTTGCAATTGTATGAAAAACAATTTCCATTCCGTTATAATCTGGCAGTTTATGTTCTCCACTTAAATCTCTAATCTCAATTTCTATTCCGCCTGGTGTAATTGCTTTATCAAGAATATACATACTATTACACCTCCTTATGTTTTGGAATTTCAATTCCAGACTTTATTTCTTCTCTCGCAACGATATATGTTGGAGTTTTTCTATCAAGTGTATAATATTTTTCTCTTATTTTATTCTGTTCTGCACTTGCCTCAAAGAAGTCTTTAGTTGGATCGTCCCAATACCAAACATAATATGTGTGTACAGTATGAGTAATTTTATCATATTTTCTTTTACATCTCATGATGTCACCATTCATCAGGAATGTATCTTCTTCTAATTTAAGACTATCAAATTCCGTTGGTGATACATGATGTTGTTTCTCTTTCCAAGTCCATACAATAAACTGATTCTGCCAATATCCTTTGAAAATTTCTGCTCTATATGTTCTCAGATAAGCATATAAATCTGTTTTACTTTTCCATGCACAACCTTCTCCAAAATATACATAAGGTGAATCATCTTTAGGATTGAATGATATATACTGTTTATCAAAATCCTTTGTTGTGAACTTATATCCATTTTCACTTACAAAAGGATTTTTACTATCTACATATTCCCATAAACTTACTTCTGTTATAAAATCAATAGCACCATCTGCACAGCCTCCACAATTACCCCAATCACAAAATCTCTTTTCAATTTTACCTATATATTTCAGTTTTCTTGTTGGTAAATGTTTCCATGTTCCACCACTTGTATTACAACTAATTCTGCCTTCGTATTCATGAACAAAAGGTGTATATGGTCGTTCACAGATATAAATTTCATTCGCATCTGCTTTTTCAATATGAGCCGTTCCATAGTAATCTCCATATTCATTTGTATATCTAACGCAATCACCTACACTTGGAATCTTTTCAGACCGTGTATTTTCTATAAGTTCGACATACATATTTGCCTTATCTACATCGTAATTCATAAGTATATGCGAACCACAAAATCTTGCGTTAATCTCTCTTAATGTATCTATTGTATATTTCATACTTTTCAACCTACCTTTCTATCCGATCCACTGTTTTTTTACTGTGTCATAAATGGCCCCGTTTGCATCCTGATATTCTTTGTACCTGGAATATGTAAACCGTAAACATTTATGACCGTTCACATAAACAATGGTTTTATTTCCATTATCAACGGCAAATCTTTCACGCCACCCAGCAGCTTCCCATGCTTCTTTCATTTCACCTCTGAATCTTCTTGCCTTCTCCATTTTTACTCCTCCTGTTTTCTCTTCATAATTCCATTTGCTGCCTGTACACATCCGTATAACCAACCATTCAGGTAATCAATGTTGTAGCAATACTGCGTCCAATCTCCGTTTTTTGCCCTTTCTTCACTGGTAAAAACATAAAATCCACTACCATAATCAGCATCTTCAATTTTAATAAAGTCGAAGTTTGCCTTATAAGACCGCAAGTTATCTTTAATAATTTCTTCCTGACGTTTTGTCATCTTTTTTTCTCCAATTAAATAAGGCAGATAGATTATTATTCTCTACCTGCCTTACTGTATTTTAATCATTATAAGGTTCATAAAGATTCCGAACTGTTGTCATACATTTCATCATCAACCCGAAATCATTAAGTCTATCAAGATCTTTGATGATCGTCGTGTCACCGCACACATTGATAAGAATGCACTTTGCGTTCTCACAGTAGTCTACCGTGACACGTCCTTCGTTTGTATATTTATTTGCTTCAAACATCTCATTCATTTTCTTGATCCAGTTTTCCATTATGTATTCCTCCTTACTTTACCTTCATCAGCAGCTTACCAAGTTCATTTGCATCTACCACACTACAGATCGCAGTTGCCTTTGTGCTTTCAGTTCCATCTTTCCGTGAAAACTTCGTGACCATGTATACCTTATCAGGCATTTCTTTGCCATCAACAGTGTAATGTCCGATTTCCACTGTGTTTTTACCAATAGTTCCAATTTCTCTTGTCTTGCTGTAAACAAATTCTTTTGCCATGATTTAATCCTCCTTCTTGATCGAGCCATTTGCGTTTACATACCATTTTTCAGATGGTCTAAAGTTCTTTCCGTTGTTGATATGCAAAATCCATATGTCACCCTTCGGACAAAACCAATTAGCATGTTCCATCCGATGCTCCATACATTCTTCAAAAGAAGAAAATATATCTACAACTTCACCGCTTCTTTCGCTTGTTTCAACATATATTGCATAAAAATCAAACTTAACCATTATTCTCCCTTCTGAAATTTCTCTTTTATCCGATGAATCCATAGAGGCAACCAAAAACTTTTTCTGTTTTATGAATAGTTACTGTGCGAATATCAACCATGTTTTATTACCTCCATTTCAATTTCGTTCCCATCATCATCTTCCAGCCAATACTCAAGCCCAAGATAATCTGTATCACGCAAATTTTCTACCAGCATTTTCGCTTTCGGAAGAGAAACAGTTGATTTTAATTTTCTGGCTTGTGTTTCTACACCATTACTTGCTACAATGTACACATTCCCTTGCCTCCTTCTCTTACAGATTTTCTTGTTGCAAATAATCGACCGTCAAGACTCATATATACATCAACCATTGTATTTTTTGTTCTTACATACAAGACGGTCATATGCCGCAAAGCGTCTTTCTGTACATATAGTACGGGTTCGTACCGATCAAAGATTTTTATCCAAATCACCATAAAATCGCTTTCCTTTCTGTGATTAATAACAGCCCAAATAAAATGAACGTTACCCCTAACGGCCAGGTATCGCTTGCATATCTAATAAGTAGATACCCAACGCCCATAAGTATCACGCAAAAGATTTTTTGTGCTATAAGTTTTTTACGCTGCCGTTCTCTTTTGCGTTTGGCTTTCGCTTTCTGGATTTCCATTTTCCGTTGTTCTTCAATATGCTGACGGTATTTTTCGTAGTTGGTAATATCAATTATATTGTAATGATCTGGATCAAATACAGCACATTGTTGCGTTCTCAATTCTTTTCGCTCCTTTCACTTTTTTATTCGACATAAGGTTATTCTCTTTAATCAGTCTTGCTTTTACTTCTCTGTTCAGCCGTGTGTTTACTTCAATTCTCTTGTGAGTTACACGGTTTAAATAATGCAAATGCGATCCAGTACCATCTCTTCCGTTTACTCTTGTTTCTCTGAATCCATTAGGAAATAAATATTCCCTTTCAAAGTCCAGAACTTCCTTTGGCTTTCGTCGTCTCGACATTATTCATCGTCTCCTTTTAATAATCCGAAAAATTCTAATTCTGCATCATCCATAGCACATTCATTCATGAAATATTCATACTGTTCTTCGTCTGCCATATTACATTCTTCCAGAAGAGTATCTTTCCATTGCGTTGCAAGTTCTTCCAGGCGTGAACGTGGAATGTATGTATTTTCCGTTCTAGCACGAAATGAATCAATCGCATTCTGCATAACCAGATATTCTTCTCTACCATATTTTCCATACATCCATGAGCAGACAGTGTAAGCCCAACTTCCATCAGCACAGATATCAGATACAATCTTGTACTCTTCTGTACTTTCCATTTTGATGAGTGCGTACTCTTTCTTTTTGGCAATGATTTCATAATCAAAGCCAGCTGGATTATGTCGTGTCTCCATTTTTATTCTCCCTTCTCTCTTATACAAATTCGATTAGATTAATTCCTAAGTTCTCCTCTAATGATTCGAGAAAAACTTCTCCATCTTCTTTGTTTTTGCAGTAATTCACCAAAGAAGTCACACGTAATTCATTTTCGTTTTCCTGCAATTTCCCTTCAAACATCGCACGAACTTCATTCCAAAGATCGTCGTTTGTTTCCAGCTCTACAGATAAATCTGTAAACCGTTTCTGTTTTAATAAGTTATACCGTAATGTTTCTTTCATTTTCTCTTCCTCTCTTTCTTGTGATTGAATCAAATAATCACATCAGCACAGACAAGGTAACTTACCTTCTCTGCACTGTCTGACTACTTAATTTTCACTTTCGCTTTCGGATAAATACTCTTCAAGTCCTGCATATTCGTCATCCGAAAGCAGATTCCGTAAATCATCCATTGACATAATCGTTATTCTCCTTTCTCGTTTGCGTTTTTGAGTGAAAGAAAACACCATCAGTTAGCTAGGCTGACGGTGTTTCTTCCTATATATATGTGGAGGGATAAGGTGGTGCTTTCTTATTCCGAACTCCCTATGTAAAATATGTATATGTATTGCTTGCTATGTATGTAAGATATGTATTATTTATTGATTTCGCTTTCCAGAATGTCAAACAACTGTGCATTACTCTTAACAGGAAATACCTTACTTTCGTAGAAAGCTGCTCCGCTACAATGTTTCTTCAAAAGATTTAATGTTTCCGTTCCGTGAATGCTTTCCATCTTCAACAGTACATTGATGTTTCTCTGTGTGAATGCATTCTTTTCTACAGATCCACACCATTTTAATTCTTTAATCATAACGATTGCATGTTTAAGTGATTCAGGTCTGCGTTTTGCCATTCTTAACAGATTCATGGTTGGTGTAACTTTCCCAATAGGATTTTCTTTCCGATTCAGGTCAGCCGAGATCTGGATGTTGTATGCATCGAAAATCATTTTGAAATTAATATAATCTTCTTCGTTCGCTTCAATACCAGCTCTATACATATCACTAACCGACATAGGTTTCCTTCCTGCCTGCTGTCCTAAGAAAACTAATACGGCCTCACACATTGTTTTACAATCAATAATCTCAACCAGAATTTTTAATTTTTCTGCTTTCCCTAACAGATTGTTTTTCATAATGAATGCAGCTAATCTATGTGCGCCATCGGCTACATATAATTTTCCATCAATAAGGAACACTTTGATCGGATCGAATTTCGATTCATTGAAATTTTCTTCAATCTCTTTTGCCTTTACCATGTCCGTACTTCTCTGCCAGTCTGGAATATGTACAAACAGTGGGTTGATTGTTATATATTTTTTATTTCCTACTGTCAAAGGATACCGTAATGCATTGCTTACTTCCGATGTTTCCATTTCTGCATCAAAATCCCTCTGTTCATTAATCCAATTTTCGAAATCGACTGATGTCATATAATGCCGGAATCCTTTTGCTCTTCTATATTTTTCATATGTCTTTCCCATCGAATCTGAAAAGCTGTATCCTACATCATGAATTTCGATGTCGTCTTTATTGATCTTCAGAATAAAGCAGATTTTGTCTACTTTCTCTTCCGACGGATTACTTCGACCTGTTTCATAATTTGAAATTGTGCTTTCAGCAACTCCAAGTTTCTTTGCAAGTGCATTCTGTGACATACCAGCTTTCTCTCTCATCTCTGTTAATTTTACTCCATTGATTTTACACATAATTTTGCTCTCCTTTTTCTATGTTTTATTATTTTGGCTTTCTCTTTTGATTTTGAGCATAAAAATAACAGGTATATTTCAACCTGCTTTTCTATGCTCTGTGTTCAGTTTTCGAAACCACATAATGTATATGGTTCTAGCGTACATACCATATAACAATATATAGCATTATCATATAGTATGTCATCTTCGGCAATTCGCTTCCAATTTTCAAGCGTTGCCTTCTTATTTTCTCTTAGTCCTCCACCGTATTCTTTCCAGATCGTATCACGGCTTGCAATGTTTAGTTCTGCTAATCTACGATCCATTTGCCGTAAAGATTCTATACGACGGTTTAGTGACCATGATTCTATTTTGCGTTGTGTGATTGTGCATCAGCTCCTTTCTATGGTTTTGCCTTACTGGATTTTATAAAAGCTTTCATTCCAACCAGGAAGAAGAAATTCTGTCAACCGATCATTGTTCATCATCGCATCGAATCCGATTTCCGTTACAATGTCAACAATTTCTTTTTTAGTAAGGATAAATTCTTGCGTTGTCTTTTTAATAGTTCTTACACAGATTTCCGCAAGTTCTCTTTCTGCTTCTTTCTGCTTGTACAATACCTGACAGCTGATGTCATGGAACAGATCATCTAACGTTTCCTTTACCTGCTGAATAGTAATATATTCTTCATGCAGTTTCTTGTATTTTTCTACAGACTCGTTGAATTTCCGTTCTTCCGCCAGCTTGTTGCAATACTGGACTGCTGCCGCGAACTCTGCGTCTGTCATATCACAGGTAAAGATGATAACTTCCGGTTTCTCTTTTGCTTCAAAGTCGATTCCTGACAATGCAAGATAAGAATAAAAACTTGCGCTACTTGTTACTTTGATTTCGAATACTTTTCTCATGATTTTTAATTTCCCTTTCTTAATTAATTTGATTATGTATATATTATGCATAATTATAAGTGCATAACTTATAATTCATAGTTCTTAGTGCGGCGAAATGATCCAGTTTCCGTTGTTCGCTTCACCAAAAGCTACGACATAAGTAAGACATAAAGCTCCCGGAACTAGATACCAAAGACTGCTTTCTGAACTGAGCAAGAACCAGATTACTCCGATCCATGCCATGATATAACTTACTTTTAATAATTTGTCTCTCATTTCTTTTTCTCCTTTGCCTTTTTTGTTTTTTCTCTATTTGCCTTTTGAATTTTGAGTACAAAAATAACAGCCACCGTTTTATTGATGGCTGCTATTAAAGTGTATACAGTATTTAGTTTATAAGGACTATTTCCGCAACGGGACAATATCAAGTGTATATCCCATTGGAACCAAAAGCTTAATAAGTGTATCAATCTGCGGTACTGCTTTCATACTTTCCATTCTGGCGATCGCCGACTGTTTAACTCCGCTTGCCTTTGCAAGTTGGGTCTGAGAGAATCCGCTGGACTCTCTCATCTCCTTTACTTTCTCAATCAATGCGACTTCAAAATTGATTTCTGCCTTGTCTTCTTCGGAAAAATATTCCGGATCGTTGAACATATCTTCGAAATTTTTATGCGCTTTCATAGCTATTTTCCCTCTCTTTCTAACCAGTCTCGCATGTTTGCCTTTGCCTTTTCTATTTCTCTTTTCGGCGCTTTCTGCGACTTTTTCATGTAGTGACTTAGTAACACAAACTTATTCTCTTTCCAGTAGAAGAAGAAAATTCGATTCTTTAATGGTCGCAGTTCCCAAACATCTCCTTCGATCGGTCGGACTACAGGATATCCGATTCTTGTGCCGTTTCGCTTAAGCAACAAAATATATTCTGCAATCTTGTTCATGTTGATTCTTGCGTTTTTATCTGTCTTTGCCTTTTCCGCAAGCTCTGCGAAATATTCTCCAATTTCGCAATGATCGTTGACGTCCTTATAAAATTCTACTGTATACATTTATTATATTCCTCCTTCATCAAATTTATTATAACATATTTGTTATAACTGTACAAGATAGAATTTTATGTTTGCCTTTCAGTTTTCTCTTGCCAGTCCGAAAATCTCATACACGTTTCCGTCTTTTGTAAAGATCTGGATTTTGTTTTCTGTATTTTCTACGTCTACAATGTCATCAAGTGCGACGTATGCCTTGTTGAAATCGTATTCGTCGGCTGATTTATAAGAGTAGAACTCATAACCGTCGGAAGTCATAAGAGACAGTTCTTCTCCGTTTGTATTCCAGTCTACAATGTCACAGACGAACGCATCGGCATAGCTATAGTCCTGTTCCTGGCTGTAATCGAGCTTCTGAGTTTCACTTGTGATTTCCGTTGCATTCTGCCGTGATTCTGCCTTTACTGGTTCTGCTGCTGTTTTGGTGTTGTAAGCAGAGATTCCGGAAAAGATGGTGGTAAGGGTGAGAAGTGTTACTGTTAATTTTTTGAACATAGTTTTGTTCCTCCTTTTTTACCTAATATCATTTGCAATACGTCCAGCATTGCCTTTACCTTCCCAATGTGCAAGCTCTGTTACTTCATTCCATTGTAAAGGTGGATTAATTTGATACGTATTGATCCGCGCACCGCTTCCCTTTTTATGCAAAGCGGAATGTTTCATCATGTTACGCACATTGTCAAAAGTAAGATCTGCCTTATCTACTATCGGCGTTCTGCCTAATTTCCGCAAAGCAATCGTGATAAACTGCTGAATTTTTGCAGATGCAGACTCATATTCCCATTTTGCCTTTTTATTTTCTGTCAAAATATAAACAGAATATGCGTCGTTTACCTTTTTGAAGTCATCGCAGACCCAAAATACCTGTTCACCATTTGCGTTCTGGAAACGACCATAAAAAGAGCCGGTATGTACCACAAAATTTTCTGGGAACATTACCGGCTTTGTTGCTAAACGCACGTAGAATTTTGGTGCATGTTTTACCTTGCACATTTCTATTTCACCTCCTGTGGGTAATAATTACCCGTTTCTCTGTTATAGTGATACAGAGTAACTTTGATTTTCTGTTCTCTGCACACGTTTAAAACAGCTACGAGCGCAACCGTCAGACCTGTTACGTACAGGTTTAGTGCGAAAACGCCGCGGAGCTGTTCTGCTGCTTCTCTTTCCATTCCGGTGAGATCAAGCGGATCAAGTTCCGTTCCGAAAATAGATCCGTCGATTGCCTGGGGAATCTCGTGTCTACCTTCACAAAGCGACATGTAGACTTCAGTTGCAGGAATCTGGATAGGCTCTGCGTCCTGCTGATCATTCCATACTGGACATTCTTCTGCATAAAAACATCCCCAGCAATTATTACCACACCGTGAACATGCGTATTCATATCTTTCTTTTCTTGCCATAATTTACCTTCTTTCTACCATTTTCGGCATGGTTGCCTTTTAAAATTCTATTTTGATTACAGTTGGTTCTGTATTACCTTTAAACCAAGTCCAGTCATTAATAAGTTAATATTTGATTTCTCTTCCGAATAAGTCTGCATAGAGAGAATCTAAAGCTATCCATCTTGAGCGAGCTATAACAGTTTTATTATCGTGTTTACCGAAATTTTTAGTGCAGTATTTCAGATCTTCCCACGCTTGTAAACATCTTTCTTCTATGGTTTCCTGCATTTCTTTTTTCGTCATGTGAATGACCTCCTTTTTTCTGTTTTCATTGTTCACAAGCGTTAATCGCTTGAATGCATCGGGCGGAATTGCACCGCCCTTTTCCGGCTTTCCAGTATGGTTATTTTTTATTTTTCTTCTACTGCTCCCTCTTCTTTTTCCGGTTTAATGACAACGTGTTTTTCCGGATTATCCAGGATTACAGACAGCAGAGTTGTGAATGCTGCTTCCTGTGTTTTCTGGTTTCCGGACTTGTCAATCCAATTATGATTACTGAACTTGACAATTTCTTTGCCGTCTTTATCTTTTTCTTTGGTTTCGGTTCTTTTAGCCTGACCGCCAAAGATAGCAAGGAAGTTCCGGATGTCTACATCATCAAAACTAGATTTTCTAACTTTGATTCCGTAGAACAGATCACCTTCCGTTCCTAACAGACGATGGAAAATCGGCTGAAGGACTTCTTTTAATTTGTTCGCACCTTTGCCGGATGTGTACCAGTTCTTGACCGGAGTCGCAACGTCGATCTCATCAAAAATTTTGGTGAGAACTACAGACGGGCAGATAATGTGCGCCATCAGAAGAATCCACGTTCTATCTGTCTGGCAAAGACTCGTGATCTGATCGAGCGGAACACAAGCTTCTACTTCCTTTTTAAGTGCCTGATATTCCGCACGGTCTTTCAGGAAGGAAGCACCTTTTTCAGCGCCCAGCACTTCCAAAACAATCGTTTCTTTGCAGGTCAGCGCGTCAACGTCAACATGTGCGGATTCGATTGCTTCCCTGGCATCTTTAAATGCCTTTTTCCGTGAAACTTTAGCGAACTCAGTGTTACGAACCTCTGAAATTACAAGATCACGAACACGGTCGATGCTTTCGGAAACTTTCAGTGCATCGCTTTTTACATAAAATTTTTCTGTTTTGATCATAACAAACCTCTTTCTTCTGTTTTACGCACAGATGCGAAATTTCATTTTTTTATTGTTTTTTTGTTCTAACTCTGCTATAATAGCAGGAAAGCCGGGAACGGATTCGAACCGTTTCTTTAATACGGTTAAGCCGTAAGACCTTCTAAAAAGGCAGACTGCACCTGCTGCAACCCGGCTAATGATTTAAACTTTTTTCACGGGGTAAAGTCCGTTACTTATCAACCCTAATTGTCAAGGTACAATTTATAAAACCTATGTAAAACTTTCTAATGTTTCGGATTGAAAAGACATTGAAAGGTAAATCTAAGAAACATCGTTTTTCATGCACAGGTATAAGCCTATACTTTTTTATCAAATTCACAAAGCGGCTTGTTGGAATTGTACACTTGTGAATCTGGTAACCGTAAAAAGGAAAAACCTTAGAACGGAAGTGAAAACTTTGTTATTGATAGTTTCAACTACTCGTTGCTCAGTATAGCAAGTACAAAGCGCGCCTAACTGGTTATTAGCTACTCGTTGATGTCGAACTTACTTGTTATTAAAAATCAATAACAAGTAATCGTTTTCAGACTTGCAACCCCTACGGTTGTAGTATCACGGCAACACCTTACTTTCCTAGTCCTTTGACCGTGTGGACTTTGCACGGGTAGCATTTGAGATCTTGCCTAACTGGCAAGTGCTACAAACTGAGTCTTTCGGAATCTGGTATAGACTCAACCACTTGTCATCTGCTAACAAGTGCCCGTATAGTGGTTACGCATACACGGTTGCGGGTTTTTTAGAAATTGTCCTTTTTCAATAACACATACCATCATGTGCGCCCGTCCCCGGTCGAACGGAATACAGAAGAGACAACACCGCGAACGAAACGACCGTTCGCGTATCAATTAAGGTCATCCCTTATTGACAAGTCAAGTATAACATGCATGTATGTATTTTGCAAGCTGTTTTTGGTAAAATTATACACAAGAATACATGCATGTAGGAACCATTTTTAGTGCATATTGCTAGTTGGTTAATTGTCATTGTGTAATATATACAATAGATATAGTATAAGTAGTAGTGTTATGCAGCATATTGACGAATAGTAATATTGTACAATAGATGTGATAGTTTATTGTGCAAAGTGCTGAAAATAAAATAATTTATTATTGTATATGCAATTAAAGGAATAGTGTATGAGTACAGAAGCAAAGCTAGAAGCTAACAGAAAATTTAATGCAAAATGTAAAAGTGTCGCAATACGCTACACTCCAAAAGAATTATCAGAGTTTGAAAGATTTGAAAGATATATTTCAGAAAATAATGTGAACAAAGCCGAATATATCAAAAATTTAATAAAAGCAGATCTGGACAAAAAAGGGTATTGATTGCCCGTGGCGGAAATAGAAGGTTGACTAATGGTCAGTTTAGAATGACTAATAGTCATATTTTTGTGACTAATGGTCATATTTAAGAAAATTAGGAATGATTACTATTATTGATTTTATGGAAATGTGCGGTTTAGTATTTGTATACTTTTTGTTTAGTATTTGTAATTGTGGATAATGTGGAAAACTTATGTGGATAACTTGATAATAGTAATCATTACTATTTTCGATATATAAAATTTTTACATATGCCCTTACGTCACACTTTACCACCTTTTTCGCCTTGCCACCGAAGCAGAGCGCGCCATGGTCAAAAAATTTGATTTTACCAAACAACGGGAAAAATTTAATCTATTGTCAAATTTTTTTGAATTGTATTAGAATTGTGTTATGCCCTATAAAATACCTGTTTTTCGGGGTAAAATAGTGATGTGATCTGTTTATTGTCTGAATGTTCAGACTGGGGGGTAGTTAAAACTGGTAAATTGTCTGAATCTTCTGAAACCTCACATAGCTGGTTCATCCACACACTAACTCCAAAACTCATCATCACCCTCCCATTCCGCCCATCAAAAAACAATCCACATTTTGCCCAATATCCAAGCCCAAAATCCCATCATTTCACCACAAAACACCTTATCGTACCCTTTATCGTTAACCCCAATAATTAAGCCTTAAAATCACTCCACCATTCATATTTCATTTCCAACTTTCACACATCCGTTCCAAAATAATCCATATAAATTCCAAACTCTAACGATAAGTATTTCACCACGCAAAAATTGCTCTCTTCTACTCTCACATCCACGCATACCATCACAAATCATCCTTACTATTGATCTAAGGACAAAACAGTATTATAATCGACCTAGAATCCATTCAAACACCTATACCATACAAACTGTCCACCTATACAAGAAAAGAGGAAAACCATGTCATTTCGTGATGAATTGTCCAGCCTTACACCAACGCAAGAACAAATCCAGACTAAAGCAACATCTGAAGCACAAAAGGATGCGCAAAGAGATTATTATTATTTAAAAGAACTCCTTAAATCCAAAGCACAGCGCAATGAATATACCACAATAGGCAATAATAAATATATCTCATGCTATTATCCAGATTCCTATTACGGAGAACCAGAAGCTGCCAATTATATTAAACGTGAATGTGAAGAAGTACGTAGAATAACTGGCGGTGGATTCTTTTCTAAACCAAGAACAGAAACATCATATAGTGTTTATTACAGAGTAACTGATCAAACTGGATATGATGAGTATGTCAAAGAATTACATCGTCTTACGGCACAAGATGACATCCATGCCTCAATAGTAGGATATTGTAAAACAGAACGGCAGCAGGAAGTCTCTCTTCCTGGTTATGTAGGATCGTCTCCCATTGCAAGTTCCTACGTGTACAGAATCAAACTTAGTGTCAGTATCACATTTTAAATAGGAAATAACTCAAATAAAATAAGGGTAGATGACCATAAAAATCACCTACCCTATACAAAAAGATACTTCTACAGATTTTAAATCAATTTTATATCCATACCCTAACAACTATCCACTAAGCACATTAAAATTTGTTCTAAACAAATAATCTCACATACTCTCCTACGATCATACCAAGAAATGATCTGTATCCTCTCATACCAGACACACCATGGGGGGCTACTTTTAAACTCCAGCATAAAACGATCTTCTATTTCATATATACCTATATAATATACAGAATTTACCATTTGAATGTTTGTTCGAATTATGCTAAAATTATTAATATCAAAAATATAAAGGACTGTTGGGCATGAATGATTTATATAGCTTTTTCTATTGGGGAGATTACAATGCTCAGATGGCGGAATTAGCAAAAAGAGCACAGTCAGAGCCGTGGTCTTTTGGAAATATAAACGATTATTCAATTTTAAAAAATTATATGAAACACACTTTCCAAAAACTGCAGAGTGAAGGGAAAATCGTTACAGCAAAATATTATTGTATTTTTAATACAGGCCTATATGATAATTATAACGAACCAATTTATGTATATGCAGAACCTAATAATAGATTAGGCTATTCAAGTTGGATATTTAAAGGATTCAAAGATCGTTATGAGCTAGGCGATTTAAAAATCATTGATTTACCAGAAAGAGCTGATTACTTTTCTGATCCAGGCAAACTCATATTCAACTGGCATTATCCCGTTAATGTTCATTATGAACACATCTTAGATGACCTTAATACAGCGCAGCGTTTACCAGAACGTATCCGGACAAGTGATCTTGCATTGGAAACACTAAAAGGAGTAATCGATTCTTCAATTCAAAAGGTTACTGCGAATTATAAGCTTGCTATTCCTCATTACTACAATAACAGGATTCAGCTAATGATTCCATTATATTTCAACAAAAATAATATTCCTGACGTTGCATTGGTGCTTAATGAAATAGATGGAAAGTGTTACCAAGCAAGAACATGTCTTTCCATGAAGATGGCATACATTGATGCAAGGATTATTTCTAAGCCTGATGTGTTCTGGTTATCCTTTGATACAATTAATGCAAGAGAAGAAGAATAAAATAATATATGAAAATACATTCCTATAGCAGATGAGAGAAATCTTGTCTGCTATTTTTTTATGCTCAAAATCAAAAATTGACAAATCATAAAACACAAAAACGATTCAAATAGCATGGAGAATAAACAAATATCAAAGAAAATCATAAATGCGAAGGAGATATTTACTATGGACAATAATTTAAAACTGATCACAACAGAAAAATAAATTTTATGACAAAGAACAGAGAATGAAAAGATGTACGAGTTGGACTCCGAAAGGAGTGCAATTAATCTCATATAATAATTATATATTTATATAATAATTAATTAAGTGCAAAAAGTGGTCAAAATCTGCCCACTTAGCGGGAGTGTTTTGGAGTGTAGTGGTCAAAATCGATACACTTTTTGCACCATGTAAAAAATGGAGGTAAAATTATTAACGATCAAAATTTAAAATCAATTCAAATTTCTATACCAAAAGATATACTTCACTCTTCTACTTTTTCAAATTATGAAATTGCAGCGTACTGTTTCTTAAAAACTGTAGTGACTGTCACATACACAACAGAGCATTGTATATCTTATTCTCAGGCCAGCTATTATCTAACTGGATCTACAAAATATTCTAAACGATTCCCTGTATATATAAAAAATGGAATAGATAGACTTATTCAAAAAGGAATTATTATCCAAAAAGGAGTCGCTCAAAAAGAATATATTTTAGACTGTTCTTGTTTATGGGATGATACAAAAGATACTCCGTTTGTTATTATTGATTTTTTTGAAATAAGAAAAATATTTCAAATAACAGACTGTAATAATTTTCAATTGCTTAGATATTTTTCAATTCTTATTGGTACGATCAGCTCTTCTATCGATGTGTGGCTCGATTCATTAGAACATAAAAGTCGTGTTGTTGGCAATATGACGATCGAATATCTGTCCGATTTATCTGGAATTTCCATAAGAAGTATAAAAGAATACAATCGCGTTTTGGAGAAAAACCAGTTGATCTATATTTTTCGTCAAGATGATTTTTTACTATCATCTGATGAAAAAAATATTTCTCGTATGACAAACGTGTATGGTCGGCCTGCAGATAAATTATACATTGATTCTTATGCTGGATCGCAGAAAAAAGAAAAGAAATCTTACAAATGGATTAATAGTGAAGTTGAAAATGCGAATCGTAAACGTAAGCTGGCCCAAATGTATAACCAGATTGCAAAGGGTAAGGGTCAAAAATACTCTTTGGAAGAAATTCAGCAGATATATGATTATATCCATTCTGAAAATAGCAAATATAGAGCTATGTATAAAGAGAATAAATACGAGGAGTACTTAACGAAGCAAAGAGATGAAACTGTTTTTGAAAAATTTAATTTAAAGAAAGAAGGATAATATGACAGAAGATCAACATTATTTAAAATTACTACTCACGAATATTCATAAAAAATACTCACTAAAAGATACCATTGATAAAAACGAATATTCTTTTACTATGATGAAACTAGGTCAAAACAACATAACTCCACAAGAGGCTTTAATGTGTTATTTAGATCAAGAATCGTCAATTCTCGACCCATCGAATGAAGTGTTGGACGATACAATTTCTTTATTGAATTATCTTTTATCTTATATTACTGCAAATTTTAATATAAAAACCATTGCAGGTTGTTACAAAATTACAAATAGAGAAACTGGTGAAATATACATTGGAGAAACAGTCAATATGTTTGCAAGGTTCTCGCAACATATCAGTATGTTGTATAACGGCACACATCATTGCATAGCTCTTCAAGAATCATTTAATAAAAACAAAGACATTAACCGTTTTTCTTTTAAACCTATTTTCTTTTTTGAAACATCCTATTACAAAGGCAGAGCAGTAACAAAAACAAGAACACTATATTTAGAAGCTGCATATTATTTAACTTATCGTTATAAAAAATATGTTCTTTATAATACGAAAAATCCATTTTTAGAACTTAAAAATAATGAAAAGAAAACTTTTGATAATTACGAAGTTATCTATAAAGATGTTTTACAGATGATATATGACGATCCTGACAAAATTTTATCAGAAAATTTAAAAGAAAAAGTTAGAAAAAATTTGAATGAAAATGGAATTCATGAAACGCCTGAGACAAAACAAAAAAAGAAACATAGTCATTCAAAAAGCAGAGAATATATTGGTGTTGATACGGAAAATGGAACATATGAATATAACAATAAAACATATCCACTGTGTCCTGGTGAAAAATATAGTTTTACGAGTTTGACTGAATCACTTTGTGATAATGGAATTCTACTTTCAAGAGAAGAACATGATTATTTGTTATTCAAAAAGACATTGGTGTACGAAAATCTATTAAATGTGGATAACAGCAATAGATTTTTTGCCAGGGAATCTTCTTTAACTGACGGATATTTAGAATTAAAACATTTTAAAACATGCAATTCTGATTTATATAGATATCAAATAACAGAAAAAGGTAAAGATAGAATTTTAGAAATTATCAATCAGTATGGAAAAGATTACTTTAAAAGACAAGATTAGCAAAGGAGGTATAAAAATGGAATTTAATACAAACCAAAAAGAAGCTATTCACACCATAGACGGAAATATGGTTGTCATTGCTGCAGCTGGATCTGGAAAGACATCTGTACTTACATATAGAATTTTAAACATGGTCAAGAATCATGGAATTGATCCCACTACTATTTTGGCTGTCACGTTCAGTAAAAAGGCAAAAGAAAGCATTGAGCATAGATTAGGAAAACTTGGAGTAGTTAGTGTAAATGTAGAAACTTTTCACTCTCTCGCTCTTAAAATTATTACTTCTACATATGGATATGGAAAGTACAAAGTATGGACTGCATCTTGGGAAAAAGAAAAAGCACTGAAAGAAATTTGCTGTGATTTACTTGGATTATGCAGGAATAAAGATGATGTCCCTTATAATGGAATACTGAGATTTTTGGGAATTCAAAAGACAAATATGTTAAGGTCAACAGATGACTTGATTTATTCAGATGACGATCCGTATCCTGATGATCGGATGAAAAAGATTTATAAAATGTACGAAGATTATAAAAAGGATAAGTCCTATATTGAATTTGATGATTTCCTGAATATGGCAAATCAGTGTTTTGACAAATTCCCAGATATTTTAAAATTTTATCAGAATAAATATCTGTACGTATTATCAGATGAGTTTCAGGATGTGTCTATGGCACAGTCTCTTCTTCTTAAAAGAATTAATAATAAAAACACTATGATTGTAGGTGATCCTTTACAGGCAATCTATTCTTTTCGTGGTGGGCGAAGTGAATACATTATGCAGTTTGATCAGGATTATTCTGATGTGAAAATCGTCCATTTAAACACGAATTACAGATGTAGTACAGATATTGTACGCATGGCGAATATGTTAGCACAACATATTCCTGACAGTAAGGATAAGAATTATGTAGAAAGTATTGCTTCTAAAGGAACAAATCAGTTCCCTGAATACAGAAAATTTGTAAGTGAATATGATGAAGCCTCTTGGATTTGTAAAAAGATCACAGAGAAAAAAGAGAATAATGAGTATAGAGATATGGCTGTTCTAGCAAGGACAAATGCCCAGTTGACAATATTGCAAACTGTCATGTCTAAAAATATGATTCCATATGACGTTGTTAATGGGGTTATGTTTACGGAGCTACCAGAGATTAAGTTACTGATCTCTTATCTTAAATTGGCATTGCACGAAGGAGATAATTCAGCATTTTCGTATGTGTATAATAAACCAAATCGTTGGTTAGACCAGAAATTTTTCGCTGAAGTCAAGGAAAATGCTACGAGGAAAAACACTTCGTTGTACAATGCAATGTTTACGATTGATCGCAGAAATTGGCGTTTCAAAAATGGAATTGATCAATTATATGAAGTTATTAATACACTACAGAACAGAAAATTCGAGTCGGTTGGTAAGATGATTGAATATTTGAGATTCTATCTTAAAATCGATGATTTTGTTAGCAAGGGTAAACAGGCTGATGATGGTGGATTTTCGGAACAGATTGAAAATATGGATGCTTTTCAGAATATTGCAGAAAAGTATTTTGATTTAAACGAGTTTATGTTGTACTTAGATGACATCAATAGACAAGTTGCAATGGAGAATAATGATAAAGTACATCTCTCAACAATTCATAGAGCAAAAGGTTTGGAATATCCAATCGTGTTCATTGTTGGATTGAATGATGGACTGCTCCCACATGCAAAAAGTGACAATCTCGATGATGAACGCAGGTTATTATATGTCGGAATTACAAGAGCAGAGAATGAATTATATCTCTCTTCTACTGCATCATACAATGATAATCTTATGACTCCTAGTCCGTTCATTGATGAACTTGGAGATAGCGTTAAAAAGATGAAGTGTTAATGAATGTTTAGAGAATATAAAATTAGGAACTATTAATCATCCCTATAACTAAGGAGTGATAGAAATGTATTTAAAAATTATGAAAATCAAAGGAGATGCTAATTATGAAAGAGAACACAAGATTTTGCACCAGAAGTTTAAGAGATAATGCAAGATTTGGAGGAGTAATTCAGGTTACAGAACTTTCTCCATATCCGAATTCTACTACCCTATCACATGGATCGCACTTCGCAGAAAAGATTATTGCAGACAGAAAATTTGATGAACAGTGTCGAAGAAATATTATTCAAACACAAAAATTTAAAACTAATCAGTCCACAGTAAAGGAAGTGGATGAGTTTGTTTACTAAAACTGATCGTAGATATTTATCTAAAGCAAGACAGGCTGCAGATATTTCTGATTATAAAAACGTACATATTGGTTGTGTAGCAGTATATAAGGGAAATATTATTGGCATTGGTTGTAATACCAACAAAACACATCCAGTACAGAAATATTATAACAAATATAGAATTACTGACGTTGATCAGGAAACACTTCTTCCTAAAATACATGCAGAAATTAGCTGTATCAATTCAATCCGACATCTGGATATAGATTTTTCCAAAGTAAAATTATATATATATCGAAAACGAAATGATAAACCTTATGGTATGTCTAGGCCATGTCCGTCATGTATGGCTGCCATCAAGGATTTAGGCATAAAGCACATTTATTATACTACAAACGAAGGCTTTGCTTATGAATGTATAACACAGGAGGATTTAGTATGAATATTAATACAAATATTATAGATTTTGTATGGAATTTTAAAAATTTGAAACTTAAGGATTTTGGATTAGATCCTGAATATAACATGTTATGTGCGCCAGTATGTGAATGCGGATGTGGTGAGAAGATGAATGTTCTATTGGCAGATGATGATGACATCTATGATTTTTGTTATGAGCTTGTAGATACTCAAGATTGCAATTATTGTGTTGTTTTTGCAATCAATGAAAAGAATGAAATGCTTGGTGCAATTAAATATGATGGTGAAATTCATTGTATTAAATTGAAAAACATTTCTGAAGACTATCTTCAAGTTGGTGGTATGTTTAATGATTTAGAGCTACATCAGTATGGAATTATTGTCTGTGTTGGCGATGGAGAATATAAGATTTTGGAGGAATAAAAGATATATGGCAGGTATTAATGTACCTCAGTATGAGATTTTTAAAATTGGAACAGATAAATTAAAATATTCTAAATGGAATTTGAATATTGATAAAAAAGAAGCATTTAAATACCAAGAATCTGTTTCATTATTTGAGGGTCAGCAATTTCGAATTATGGCAAAGAAAATCATGAAGAAAGCAAAATGGAAATGTGATTTTTCGAAACTTTTTATGCAAGTCGTTATTGATCAAAAAACAGATTTTGCAAGAGCAACAAACAAAAAAGGTGTTACTGTAAATGGTATAAATTATAGACGTTTTGTTGGAACAACAGGTGGTTTGAAGAATAACACTCTTCTATTCTGTAATTCGGAATACATAGATAAACTAAATGAATTATGTGAATGTAGGCGAAACAAAGAAGTGCCATTAGTTCCAGCAAAATATGAAGCATACAAAGCGTTAACTTGCTCTGCATCGCAGCCAATTTGCGAACCACATGGAATTTTAGTTGTGAAAGATTGCATTACTCAATACGAAGATGATGTAATTTCTCTCGATAGTGGAGTTGGAGACGGTGAGCCAATTCGCGAAAAAAAACATAAAGTAATGGAAAATACAGTGTCTGATGGGTTTAATTTATGTACTATTGGATATATGCAAAGAGTTGCTGAATCTCTTGGATTAGATTATACTCCTGCAGGTGTATGTTTGCGAAATGCCTGGTTAAAAGGTATGCTCTACCCTTTCCCAATTATAGAGTTTATCGAAAAATATAATGGTGGGAACTATTTTATCGAGGATATTTGGGGTAATGTGCAGGACATTCGAGAGTGTGAAATGATTCTCACGGAATCTTCATTGAAATTATGGTCGGCATATGAAAGTATTGACGAATATATTGCCGCATATAGAGAGTGTGGATATGAATTTGCAATTACGAAAATTTCTCCTCATATCTTAGATGAAGAACGTGAATTAAATTATCAATATTTACAGTCTTATGAATTCACTGATGATGATATTAAAGAATTGTGCAATCCTACCATTCAGCATTTAAAAGATGCTATGTGTGGAGACTACGAATCCACCATTAAATTTCTTGGAATTAATGAAAATACAGACGTGAATTCATGGCAACGTGCATTATATACAAGCCAATATATGCTTGGTGATCCGTATATTATTGATTCAACGCATAGGTATATTAAGAAGAAAATAAATGATGCAAAAATTGGTAAATTAATTGTAAATGGTAATTATCAAATTGCTAGTGGTGATCCGTTTGCGTTAATGCAATCAATTTGTGGCCTAGAAATAACTGGCTTATTAAAAGCTGATCAATGCTACTCAAAATTCTGGATTGACAAATCTGTAGATTCTGTAGTTATCTTTCGAAGTCCAATGACTTCTCACAATAATATTCGAAAATGCAATGTAATTTCAAACGAAGAATGTTTGTATTGGTATCAGTATATGGATACTATTATGATTATCAATGCATGGGATTCTTTTTGTGTGGCGGAAAACGGTTGCGACTGGGATGGCGATCTTTTATATTCAACCAATAATAAAGTCTTACTTCGTTGTTTTAGAAAATTATTAGCAATTGAATGTGTTCAAAGAAAAGCCAATAAGATTGTTATTAATGAAAAAGAAGTAAAAAAAACAAATAAAAACGGCATGGGAAATCAGGTTGGTCAGATTACAAATCGTGTAACTTCTATGATTGAAGTGTTATCTCGATTTAAAGAGGGGTCTAATGAATATAATGATTTATTATATCGTATTGAATGTGGACAGCTTCACCAACAGGATGAATTGGATAAAATCAAAGGAATTATCGCAAAGCCAATGGCAAAATATTGGTATAATCTTGGTGCTTGCAAAGATAATCATTATTTACAATCAATTTGTGCTTATCGAAAACCGTATTTTATGATCTATATTTATGATGAGATTAAACGTAAGTATAAGAATTATATCAAGGAAAGCGAGATAAAATGCGCTGCATTATATGATTGCAGTATTCAAGATTTATATAGTAAAAAGGATAATTTAACTGACGAACAAAAGGATTTTTTATTTTGGTATGAGTATAAAATGCCGGTTGGCATTGGAGCATGTGCAATGAATAAAATTTGCTGGTATGTTGAAAGTCAATTAGACGGATATAAATCACAATTACATCATGATTCTACTTTTGATTACAATCGTTTAAAAGTTAAACGTCGATGCACAGAAGAACATCGAAAAGCTTTACATGATCTTGAACAAGAGTATCGTGAATGTATTAAGGAGTATAAAGCAAACAGATCTTCCGACAAAGAACAATCAAATAATAACAGAAAATATTTATGCGAAAAATTTAGGCAAGAGGCTATTGATCTTTGCCCAAACGATGAAGAGCGCATGAATATTATCCTTGATATTACCTATGGTTATAAGGGGAATCGACAGTTTTGTTGGGACTGTATTGGTGACTTGCTTATTAAACGTTTGGAAGAAATGGAGAATGAAAATGTATATACTGAATGAGAAGGATTATATTAGATCTGTTCTGGCTTCAAAGAAGAAACCAGAAGATCTATCTATTGGCTATTTGATTGTTTTAACAGCAAAATATTATTATATTAACAATGAAAATATAGAAAAAAAACAGTTAGTTGAAATCGTTAAAAATAAGATTTCCGATATGATGATTTATGGCTATCAGGAATATAAATGGATTCACAAAATTGAGAATGTATGTGATATTTTTTATGATAACGAGAAAGATAAAAAGTCAAAGCAAAAGGAAGAAATTAACGGAAAAGACAAACAATTCAGAGAATTAAAATATGTTCCAATTTATCAAGAAGAAATTGATCTTATTAATTCACTTCCTAATGACAGACAAAAGAAATTTATGTTTACTTTATATGCCGTAGCTCGTTATATGGATTCTGATGGATGGATTAATAAAAAGGATCTTAGAGGATTGTCTGAAATTTTTAAATTGGCAAATATTACTCTTACGTCGGATAAAAAAAGCGAAATGCTTCATGAGTTATATAAAAATGGTTATATTTATTTTGGTAAACAAATAGACAACCTGAATATTAGAGTTAATTTAGCTGAATCTGATAATGTGGCATATAAGATAAAAGAATTTTCTAATTTGGGAAATCAATATATCGGTAACTTTAAAAAAGGATATAGACAATGTGCAAATCCATCATGCGGAAAAAGAGTTAAAATGACTGCACCAAATAGGATTTATTGTAGTAAGTGTGCCGAAGAAATTGATCGAGAAAAAGCAAAAGATCGCATGAAGAAATTGAGAAACCATAAAATGTTCGAAGCTGACAGTATGAAAAATGCCTAATTTTGTTGGGATTTTTGTCTCTTTTTCAAAAAAAATTGTTTTTCTTTGAAGGGAATAAATAATCATTTTTTATTCTGACTACACCGGAAGAAACAAAACCTGTAGTCTATTCAACGGGCGGTTACTCTCTGCCGCCCTTTTAAAAGGTTAATTCTTTATGTTAATTTCATAATTATCTCCTCTTTCTTTTATGTTTTATTTTTTACTGGCAGATATAATAGTTTGCCAGTATTATCGCGGGATATGTTGGATCGGATCCACGAGAGATTCATGTTCTCTAAAGCTACGTTCGACTCGTAGTCCCGCAACTCGTGGCATAGCACAGATAGATGCGTGTGAGCGTATTAAAGGCGAATTTACAACTCGTCGCCATGAAAATTGGTCAATCTATGCAAAACTAACACCCCAGGCACTCAAAAAGTGCCGTTTCATACCGGTAAAACGAGTAAATCCTGTGTGGAAATAGTGTCAGGAAATAGGGAGCAACAAGGTGATTCAGGGGCAACCGCTGAGAATCATTTTTCTGCGCAACAGAATAGCTCACGCGAACCTATGAAGATATGATGGGGAATTAGGAGGATATATAGTGCGAGTCCTTATTAGACAAGTGCGATGTCCATTTGGGTAAGTGAATTGGTAGAGATGCCAAATTAGCTTATGCAGGATGCGAGTAGGGATTATAACCGAAAGCTACGAAGGCGTGATGGATTTTGTTATCCAAAAGATAACGAAACATCTGGTGCAGCGCGTCTTCTGTATTTAATTTCGTTTCTATGAATTAATAATATAAAAATTGGTTTGATGCAAAAGGCAAACAAATTATAAAGCAAAAGTCTGTACCTCTGTATGGTGTAAGCAGCCAAAATGTGTAATCTCTTCGGAGGTAATACACACACTGAAAGATACGCAATATCTGGATGTGTTAAGCGGATTCTGCACAGTTCTCTTAGCGGAGATTTATAGCACGGCAGTGTTAATGGAACGATGAAACTTGAGTAGTCATACAGTAAAGAAGATAAGCCTCTTCTCAAAAGGCGGTTGTGGAAGATACTATGTGTGTGCGTAAGCAACATATAGTGGATAACCGAAGAAAAAATAATGTCGGTAAAGGTTTCCGAAGATACGTTTAATCTCAGCGTACTTATTTTGCTACTTATGTAGCATTATTGCGGTGTAGCTCAGTTGGTGAGAGCATTCGGCTTATATCCGAACGGTCGTGGGTTCGAGTCCCACCACCCCAACTATTTATCTTTGCTGGTAAATGCAAAGAAATTTAAAATGAAAGGTGTGTATTAATATAGTACTCATTACTAAACAAGAGAAAGAATATTTAGTAAAACATGGAGTTCCTTATGCAGAAGGTGGCGTATCCCATTCGGAATCATGTCATAAACGCAAAAAGTTCTATCTGTGTGAAAGTCCTCATAATATGAGACTTCTCGAAAATTATAGAAAAAAATTATATCATCGCTAATGCGAAATTTAATGAGAAAGGTGGTTTAAGCCATCGCTAAGAAAAAGAAAGAGATTGCTCTTGAGGTTATTGGAGGAAATGCCGAAGGAGTAACTGGAAGTTGTACAAAAATAGATTGTTATGATCATACAATTCTGTTTGAATTGGGAATGATCCAGGATAATAATACAGTCTTGGAAAATTATAAAGCCAATTGTGCATTGTTTAATAAAATCAAAAGCAAAACTGTAGATATGGTTATCGTTGGACATAACCATTGCGATCATATTGGACTAATTCCAATGCTATTTGCAAGAGGAAACACAAAAGCAAGAATTATTGTTCCAAAATATAGTACATCTATTCTTCGTGAAATGTGGCTTGATTGTGCATGGATTAATCAAAGAGATGTAGATTCTTTGAATTATAAAGGTGATCATAATTATACACCACTATATACAGAACATGAAGTAGAAATTGCTTTAAAACATATCGAAGAATATGATTGTGGACAAATTTTTAATCTGGATGAGAATATAGCTATTCGTTATACTCCAGCAGGTCATATTCTTTGTTCATGTCAAACAGAATTATTTATCAATGGTGGATCTCATACTAGAAAAATTTTGTTTACATCTGATCTTGGTAATACAATGATCGAAGACAGAAAAGTTTTTGTAGAACCATTTCAAAGAGTAAATTCTGCACAAATTGTTATTGGAGAATGCACTTACGGAAGACGAAAAGGCTCTATGAAAAAGAAAGATATTGAATTAGACCGTCAAAAAATGAAAACGGTTATTGATCAATATTGTATAGATAATCATCATCGTGTTCTTATTCCTACATTTTCTTTGGATAGATTCCCATTTATTATTTGGGAATTATATCAGCTCTTTGGACATGATCCATCTTTTAATATTCCAATTATATTAGACAGCCCATTATCAAATCGTCTTCTTGATTGCTACTCTTCTATACTCGAAGGTGACAGAAAAGAAAAATTTGATGAAATGATGCAATGGAAAAATTTGCGAAGAATAATTACACCAGAAGACAGTAAAGCAGCCATCGCTGATAAATCTGCAAAAGTTATTTTAGCTAGTTCTGGTATGTTGTGTGCAGGTCGTTCAGTTAAATGGGTTCAAGATATTTTGCCAAAAGAAAATGATTGTATTTTGTTTGTCGGATTCGCTGGAGGCGATACTTTAGCCGGAAAGATAAAGAATGGACGAGAGCAAAAAACAATAAATATTAATGGAAAACCGTATAAGAATAAGTGTCAGCTTGTAGATTTACATTCATATTCAAGTCATATGCAACGAAATGATCTTTTGAATTATTATAAGGGAATTAACGCAGAAAAGATTTATTTGGTACATGGTGATCAGCAAGCTCGATTTGAATTTAAAGAAGATTTGGAAATCGCAATTTCTGATGCACTAAAAACAACAAGAGTTATTATCACAAATAAAGGAACGAAAATTAAATTATAAAATCCTTTTATAGAAAATATTACGAAAGCACGAGGCATATTGCCAATGGAAATGTTAGAACTACCACTTGTAGGTAATATAAAAGATAGTGATGTCCCATCACCAGAAGAATATACCTATTGGAAAGATAGAAAAAACAGAACCTTTTATATTGACTATGAAATTGATGAAGATTATTCGTTAGTTGAATTAGCAAAAATTATTATTCAAATGAATATAGAAGAAAAAGATGTAAAGCAGGAAGATCTGCAACCGATTCGCCTTTTCATTCATAGTTATGGTGGAGATATCGAGCAATCATTATTTTTCTGTGATTTAGTTAAAGCGAGCAGAATTCCCATCATTACTATTGGTATGGGTGTTGCAATGTCTGCTGGATTTTTAATCTTTTTATCCGGCAAACGAAGATATGCATTTTCTCATACTTCAATGCTTGTTTATTCTGGATCAGCGGCATTTCAAGGTACTGCTGAACAAATTGAAGAAGCGCAAAAGAATTATAAAAAGCAAATCGAACAAATGAAATCATATATTCTCACCAATACAGATATTGACGAGAAAACATTTAATAAAAACAGAAATAAAGATTGGTATTTATCTAGTGACGAGCTTTTAAAATACAATATTATTGACGAAGTGATTACTGATATTACGACCATTATTTAAGGAAGAGTTTACTACTCTTCTATTTTTTATACAATTTTTTAGGATTAAAAGGAGAATTAGACGATATGGCAGCATTTACTTATAAGAAAACATCGACAACTTCAATGAAAGTTACTGGTATTTTAAATCCACAGACTATGGTAATTAATGTTGATGGAGAAGATAAGCAACTTTCTACCCTTCTACGTGACTTCGCAGACCTACCAGTAGAAATTAATATTAAGGTCAAGGACGAGGAAGAACTGGATGAACCAGTTGATGTTGAGTAAGAAGGGAGTGATCTACTATTACTTCCTATACAAGATTACCTGGTGAAACAGACGATCAACTTATCTATAGAGTTACTAAAGACAAGGATCTAATCGGTTCTTGGAATGATGTAGCTGATGTGCTAAACGAGTTACTTGGTACTCATTATGGAGAATCAAAATTTCGGAAGGATAAAGCGACATTTGATCGAATGCTGAATGCAAATCGTGATATGTTTGTTGATTCTGATAAACAGTTGCAGGATATCCGGATCGCGCAAAGAGAATTAGAAAAAACTCGTAAGAAAATCCAAACAGAAAAACTAGAATATTCAAAATGGCTACGAGAAGACGCGAGAGCTGAAATGATTACAGAAAAAATTTGCAATGCAGTTCATGAATTAAAAACATTGGATATTCCGGAATATATTCCGCCTATACATGCTAATAAATCATATCTTCTGTGTTTAGCTGATGCTCATTATGGGATTGAATTTGAGATTAAAGATTTGTTTGGAAATATTATTAATGAATACAGTCCAGAGATCTTCGAAACACGTATGTGGAATCTTTTAAATAAAGTTGTTCAGATTGTGAATAAAGAACATATTACAGAATTAAATGTTTGGGAGTTAGGCGATGGACTGCAGGGTATCTTGCGTTTAAATTCCCAGCTTATGAAGCTTAGATATGGTATTATCGACTCTTCTATTCTGTATGCCAATTTCCTTGCAAATTGGTTAAATGAACTTAGTAAATATGTACGAATTAAATTTCAAATGGTGATTGATTCAAATCATAATCAGCTTAGAATTTGCGGTGCGCCGAAAAATGCATTCGTAGATGAAAATATGAGTAAATCAATGCTTGTATTAATTAAAGAACGGCTTAAAGACAATAAGAATATTGTAATTCTTGAAAATCCAACTGGAATGGATTATTCCGTACTAAACACATATGCAGTATTAGGTATTCATGGCGAAGTCCCGAACATTAAAACTGCAATTGATGAATATGCGCGAGCTTATCAAACACATTTTGATTATTTGATTGGCGCTCATTGCCATCATAAAATGAATGTGGAAGTTGGAATTGATGCAGAATGTCTTACTGTCAGATCTATTATTGGCGTCGATCCATATGGGATGTCTCTAAGGAAGACATCTAACCCTGGCGCGAGTTTATTTGAGTTCGAGCTTGGACAAGGGCTTACCACACAACATTCAATTAAGCTTAATTAATGGAGAATACAATTATGGGAGAAATTGACGAAAATCCAGTGTTGGATTATGACGAACTTAATTCATACATTCAAGGTCGAACAGGTTTAGATTATGACACGGTAGCTAATGTATTGGATCTTGAAACAGAATACATGATCAAAGTAGGAATTATTGAATCACAAAATCCTGCTGGAGTAGAAAAATAAGTACAGATACATCTGTACTTACATATAAAGAAGGCCATCGGCTACCTAAAATTGAATACAAGAACTCTTATCAGAGAGCCTGATCCATCTGGACGTTGCGTGGTGCGCTCCTCGGTTTTTATCGTGGTCGAGGTAGCGAACGCCAATGCTCACAGACAAATTCCCATCTATTTAGACGGAAACGCCAATAAGCATTAACGTGAACTGGCGTTAATATCGAATATGACATAGCCATGTTACTTCACCTGCCTTTCCGTTGTTATACAACAAATGTACAAAACTCGGGAAAAGCCGATGACCAAGAATACGGAAGATGCTCCGTACTTATAGAGAATAACATATTATAAAAAATTAGACAAGCACTTCATAAGTGCAAAATTTATTTGAACAAAAGGACTAATTGTTAAGTAACTAAAAACATAGAAATATATATACAAATATAGATAAGAGTGGACACATTAAGTCTCTTGTTTATAGCTTAACAATAGGTCTCAAGCCTAAGTGACTGCTACTGTCGAAAGACATGTTGCAGATAGGAACTATGTTAAGCAGTAAGGTAAAGACACACCTTTAGATGTAATCTTCAGTCTGAAGCTCTGTGAGTGCAAACCAAGAAACAATGCTAATGTCCTGTATTGATAACAGGGAAACGCATATCCTCTGCTTGACTTTGGCACGAAGAGAAATTCTCCGAAAGGAAGGCGTCAGAAATGACAAGTTATGCTTTTGTATTAGATGCGAATGGGAAACAATTAGCGCCGACAAAAGAACAAAAAGCGTGGTTTCTTATCCGTAAGAAACGAGCAGCATTGGTTAGTAAATATCCAATGGTAATACAATTGAAAAAAGAAATTCAAGAAAATGAAATCTGTAAAGATGAGATTCGTTGTGGAATAGATGACGGCGGACTTCATGTAGGGATTGCTCTGGTTCAGAAATGTAAAACGAAAAATAAAGTTGTTTTCAAAGGAACCATCGAGCAGCGCAATGATGTAAAGCATCTTATGGAAGTTAGGCGGGGTTATAGACGCTACCACCGTTATCATAAAAGATATAGACAAGCGAGATTCAATAATCGTAAATCTTCTAAAAGAGAAGGACGAATTGCCCCAAGTATCTTACAGAAACGACAAGCTACCATAAGAGTTATCAATCAGCTTAATAAGTGGATAAATATAACAAATTATTGGCTGGAAGATGTTTCTATTGATATCCGCGTATTAACAGATGGGTATAAATCTTATCGTTGGCAATATCAAAAATCCAACAGATTAGATGAAAATATTCGTAAAGCAACTATTCTAAGAGATGGTGGCAAGTGTATGGAATGTGGAAAATCTAACTGCAGATTAGAAGTTCATCATATTAAACCAAAAAGACGAAATGGTTCCAACACGTTAGATAATCTGATTACATTATGTGAAAGCTGCCATCAGAAAACTGAAGGCCAGGAAGAATTATATATGGATCGATATTTCTCCCTGTTAAAATCTTCTGACAATAAAAACCTGAATTATGCACAACATGTAATGATTGGTAAGATGTGGCTTCGAAAACAATTGTCAGGTTTGGGGGTATTATATCTGACGAGTGGTGGAGATACAGCCAACAAACGCATTGACTGGAATATTGAGAAATCACACGCCAATGATGCTGTCTGTATTACGGATTTGCAGCCTGATACATATGATATGAAAGAATGGACAATGAAACCCATGCGTAGACAAAGCAAAGCGAAAACCGACCATGTTTTAGGAATTAAGCATAGAGATTTGGTTGAGTATACATTTAAAAATGGCGAAACGCACAGAGGATATGTAACAGCATTATACCCTGAACAAAAAGCGATTAATTTTCAAAGTCCAACAAAACATTGTAAAAAAGTTAATGCGAGGAAGTGTAAATTACTATGGAAATATTCAAAAATCTATTGGTTTGAGAATGCGAGCTAAACACGCTTATCTATGATTAGATGTAATTAACTATATTATTTTAAGGAGAATATTAAAATGAACAAACAAGATATTATTAAAACCGTAGCAGCAAACCTAGAAGTAACCCAGAAAGATGCAGCAAAATATGTAGATGCCGTTTGTGCTACCATCAAAGACGCAATGGCTGATGGAGAATCTGTAAATATCGCAGGATTTGGAAAATTCGAGGTTGTAGAAAAGGCAGAATCTAAGAGACGTAATCCTCAGACTGGTGAAACAATTATGGTTGCTGCTCATAAAGCACCGAAATTCAAGGCAGCTACTGCTCTTAAAGAGGCTGTTCTCTAATAGATCGGTGGTGATTATATGCATACACTGAAATGCAAAAGTATCGAAGAATTAGTCGAAGTAGTTGTCGAGACTTATGAGCTACTACATGATTGTGATCGAAACGTAAGTTTTGTTGCTAAGTATGATCATGCAAAAGAAATTTTGAGAGAATTGGTATTTTACGATTATGATCTAAAATTTGTTGAGTTAGCAGATCCTGAGTGGGATAACTATGAAGACGAATATGTTATCAGTATTGTGTGTGATGAAATATTTTGCGAGAAGCTAAAATTGGACGGAAGATATTGTATATTATCTCCAAAATTTGTATTTTTTGATGAAAATGCAAATTCTAAATGCGTTAAATATTTTGAATCGGATATGAAATATGAATTTGAAATCACGGAAGAAGAATCTACTGGTGACTCTGATCAGGAGTTGAATTGTCATGACGATTCTACGAATGTAGATTTCTCTGATGATGGACAGGGATTTACATGTAGCAAGCATGATAAGAATGGATATAGTTCTATTTCATATTGGTCATCTGAACAGTTTGATAAGGATCGTCTATCTGAGATTTTGAAAAGTTTTTATTTATAATTTTGTTGAGTGTGTAAGACTGCAGCTTACGCACTCAACTATAGGTCGTTAGTGTAATTGGCAACACGGCAGTCTCCAAAACTGTTAATCAGGGTTCGAATCCCTGGCTTCCTGTTTACAATTTTCCGTAAATGAATGCAGAGAATAAATGATTAGAGACGGGTGGATAACCTGATAATGAGCTATATAGAATAGTTTTTACTCTTCTATTTCATCTCTGTTGGTGGAACTAATGTATAGGGTACGCTCCTATCACACCACGTTGCGGAGAGATTTGGTGGATAATTACCACCCACTCTCCTTTTACTAAAAATAACTATTTTAGAAAAGGAGAAATAAAATGAACGAAATTATTTTAAAAAATGAAAATGGACAAGTTGTTACTAGTAGCCGCGATGTAGCTGAAAAGTTTAATAAGAATCACAGAGATGTTCTTGATTCCATTAGAAATCTCACGGCGGAAAATTCCGCAGTGAAAAATATGTTTTATCTTTCAGAGTATACCAATTCAAGAGGAAGAAAATATAATGAATATCTTATGAATAGAGATGGTTTTTCTTTGTTATGTATGGGATTTACTGGGAAAGAAGCTCTTGAATGGAAACTTAAATACATAGATGCATTTAATAAAATGGAAGAAAAACTAAAAACTGGAAATTATCTTTCTGAAGAAGAAAAATATAAACTTCAGCTATTTAGTAAAGATCCATCGGAAGTAGCTTATGCGCATCAGAAACTTGTTGAACTTGCCACAGCTCCACTTATTGCAGAAAATGAAGAAATGAAGCCGAAAGCAGAATATCATGACACCGTATTGAAGAAAGATGGTCTTATTACTACAACTATTGTAGCAAAAGATTTAGGGTTTTCAAGTGCCGTTAAATTAAATCAAGTTATGTATGCGAACCATATTATTTTTAAAAATAAATCTGGTACATGGTGTCCGTATGCCGAATATGAATGGTTGATTTCAGAGGATTATGCAGACTATCAAAGTTATACAGATACTAAAGCAAAACCTTGTCTGAAATGGACAGAAAAAGGAAGAAAATGGATTATTGAGAATTATAACAATTGGGTTATGAATCTAGCGATCTAAGTTTTAAATGAAGAATATTTTAAAAGAGCAGATAGTAATTTACTACTATTCTGCTCTTTGCTTTGAAAGGAAGTGAGATTATTGGCTGTAAGAGGTCGTATTTATCATAATTTTTATACGCCTGAATTATGGGCGCAAGTAAATAAAGAGAATAAAAGAATAATGGATGATTTTCTTCAAGAATATAAACAAAGAAAAATGAGCAAAGGAACGATCTCGGGATATCATAATGATCTTCGTATTATTATGATTTACATTCTTAAAGAGTTAGATAATCGTTGCGTCCTGGAATTAAAGAAAAAAGATTTTCGTAATTTAAGTTTATATTTTACAGAAGAATGTGAAATGTCTGCTGCAAGAACAAATCGTCTTAAAAGTGCAATCAATAGTCTCTTAACATTTTGTGAAGATGATGATGACTATGATTATGAAATTAATTATGCCAAAAAAGTACATGGCATTCCAAAATCGCGTGTAAAAGACGATGATGATGATTTCTTTTTTACTTTTGATGAATTTATTAAAGTTCGTGACATTTTAGTGTCTCAAGAAAAATGGCAATTAGCTGTTTTATGGAGTATAGGATTTGATTCTGCTGGACGAAAGAATGAATTATTTCAGATACAGAAACATGGATTATTAGACGGGAATAAAACAAATATTGTTGTCGGTAAAAGAGGTAAAAAATTTCCACTTGTATATTTAGACGACACAAAAGAATTAATAAGAAAGTATCTCGAATGGCGAGGAGATGATACTATTGATTCTCTTTGGATTAAGGGTTGCGGAGATAATAAACAGCCATTATCTGATTCGAATGTTTTATATGATAGAATTGTAAGTATTTCAAAAATATTATCAGAAGTACGTGGAGAACCATGTAATATTTTTACACATACAATGCGACATAGCAGACTTGAATGTTTATCTCAGGGAACCGATTTACGTCTTCTTGATAAAAATGGAAATCCTAAAAAGTTTCCTTTGGAACAAGTACAAGTATTTGCACATCACTCTGATCCAAGTACGACACAGGGATATTTAAAGGATCATTCAGAAGATACAATTAATTCTATGTTTGGAATTTAACATTCCATCCGGAGAATAATACAATATAGATCATATATTGACTTATGCGGAAGCTGTTTTATTCTACTACAAATTTGTCATTTGTCAAGACTTGACTTGACATTCCTCAAAAATTAGGGTATATTACATTTGTAAGTAAGACAAAGTAAGTAGAAGTAGAACAATGTAGAGTGATCTAGTAGTCTACATAATTATTTAAATAAATAAAATAACCACTTGCTAATCAAGTGGCTTTCAATAAATTGAATATAGAATGGGATATTCACCCAAGTGGATTTCTCAGAGCCGAAGGGGTATCGGCTGATTTCAACTTACGAAAAGGATCGCTTATTTAGCGGTCTTTTTTCGTTGGGACAATATTCTGTAAAAACATTAGAATTGTCCCGGCAACAATCGTAGATAGTAAATTACTATCATTCACAATTGTGTATGTATCTTTAAAAAATCTTAGAAACGTATCTATATCGCATCACCCTCCTTTCGTAGCAAGGGTATCTATATAACGAAGCATCACTGCTTCGACGCGACTCTGAAAAAATCCTTGGCATTGCATCCAGCCGTAAATGAACGCCTGGGTGAATTCCTTCATATAGATTATATGTCAACAGGAAAAATCTGTCAACCATAACATATGGACAATCTATAGATAGATCGTGTAGCAACACGTAAACTGCAATCTCCGACCGACGTCTAGGAATCGGTATTGGCACAAACCTGAGAAAATGTGCGACGTCAAAAAATACAAAAAATCGCAAAAATATTTATAAAAGGACGTGCTATACCTTTACAAAATTTTCCTATTGTGATAATGTGAAATTATCAAATACAGGAGGTAGTTTTGTATGGACTATGTAGTAAAAAGACAGAGCGCAAAGAATTTTACTAAAGATATTGCAAAAGGAAAATACAGTATGAAACACAAGTTTCAACGCCAAGAAAATCAGTGGGGTAATCGTCAGAAAAGTTTACTGATTGACTCTATGCTTCGTCCATATCCGATTGATCCAATTAGATGTGAGGTCGGATCTGATGATGTAAGAAGAATTTTTGATGGCGTTCAGCGAGCTACCACAGTAAGAGACTTTTTTAAAAAAGATGGTTTTAGATTGGCTAAAAATTTAAAACCAGTTACAGTTGATGGCGAGGTATATGAAATTGCTGGTAAAAAATATGCACAGCTTGATGAGGCTGTACAAGATAGACTGAACGATTATGAGATGACAATCTATGTGTTTACTGATTGTACTGGAGAAGATATTCGAGAAATGTTTACTCGTCAGAATAATGGTAAACCATTGAACAACACTCAAAAACGTACAGCAATCGAGAGTGAAAAAGTAAGTGATGTTATCTTTAATTTTGCAGATCATGGGTTCTTTGAGAAAGTCCTTACTGATGCACAATATAAGAAAGATGTTCAGCGTGATCTGATCCGCGAAACTCTTATGCTGATTAATACAAATGAAGAAAATGATTTTACATCATTTAGAGCGAAAGATATTGACAGTTTTGTTGTTTGGTATGATGAAAATATCAATGCTACTGATATCAGTATATTAACAGATGTATTAGATGCTTTCAATACAGGCGATGAAGTAATCAAGGTAAAATCTACTTCTATCCCAATGATCCTGTATGGCGGTTATAAATGTATTAAAGACGGAAAAGATTTTAGAAAATTCGAAGCTGCGGTAAATGAGTTTGTTGAGAATTATGATTCTAACGAAGCATATAAACAGCTCGTACAGTCTGGAACTACTGCTTCTGCTGGCGTTAAAGCTCGTCTACAGTATTGGAATAACGTCGTAGATAATTTATAATTTTTTTGTGAAATAATTTAATGTGATTTTTATTATGGAGAGTGGAGCAATCTACTCTCCTATTTTTGTATGGGCAGATGTGCTTAGTGGCGATAGTAACGGACTGTAAATCCGTCACATTAGAAACACCGTAGGTTCGACTCCTACTCTGCTCATTTTTATTTTGGAGCTTTACTCAAGTTGGATGAAGAGATCAGTCCTGAAAACTGACAGGCCGCTAACAACGGCGCGTGGGTTCGAATCCTACAGGCTCCGTATATAATTAGCGAATGGAGGCAGTGCCTCCGTATGCCGGTATGGTGGAATTGGTAGACACATCTGGTTTAAGCCCAGATTGTTATGAGCAGTGCGAGCTCGAGTCTCGCTGCCGGTATTATTTTTTTTTATAAAAGGAGACATACATATGAAAGGTATGACTGGAATTTACAGGATTAATCCTGCGTTGTTTGGTGGAATTCTTGGTGGATGCACTGGTATTCTACTTCGGATTCTATTGTTTTAAGGCGTTATGAATCCTAATAAATAAAATATTAAAGCAACTACAAATGAAACAATTGCGGTATTTCTCCAATAGTGTCTATTACTATTTTCAAGGTTTTTATTCACCGCTTTTAATTCTGCATTTACATTTCTTAAAGTATTCAATTCTTCTAAATTTGAATCAATCGTTTTGTTTTGTATTTCAATTTGTGCATTCAATTTCATGTTTTCGTACTGAATTTTTCTCATAGCTTCTGTCTGACTTTCAAGCTCAGATTGCATAGAATCCATTTTGTCAGTAAGGAATTTTAAACGTTCTTCTGGAGATTGGAATTTTGGCATGTAATCAAATATATTCATGCTGGCATTATTGTTCAGCATTTGCTGATAGCTTGCATCTGATATTAGTTTTTCAGAAAATTCCTGTAGTTTTTGGAGATTTTTAGATAGAGCTACTGGTTCCAATATTTTTCCATCTGGTGTGGTTATAGTTTTACACATTTAAATCACCTTTCTTTATTTTGTTTCATGTTTTATATTTTTATTCTCTTTAAATTCATTGGAGAATAAGTAATCATAAGCAGTTTGGTGCTTATTGCTCTGTCAGTGGAGCGTGATTAATTTTTTGGAGTAGGAAACCAGAGAAGTCATGAGCTTTGGCATAGTAGACACTCGCACTACTCTCCTACTCTTTTTTAATTGTTATGCGAGTGGAAAGCGAGAAATAAAAATGGGATATACTCATGGAACAAGTATTGAATCAAAAACAAGAATTTGTACAAAATGTGGAAAAGAATTCCCGAATACAAATAAATTCTTTTCTTATGCAAATAAAAAACTTGGACGATTAAATGCTTTATGTAAAGAATGTCAAAAAATAATTAGTAAAGAAAAGCGCCTGAAGATTATTGAGAAAAATAAAAATAAAGATTTATTTTATTCAGGGACACGACATTGTAAAAAATGCAATAGAGATTTACCAAATAATAAATTATATTTTCCTATCGATCTATCTTGTATTGATGGTTTAAGAAATGTATGTAGAGAATGCAGCAAAAAGGAATCTGGTTTTCTTGATCCCAATTATACAGTTTCCGAAAAATGGACGGATGAAGAAAATAATGTATTGTTAGAAAAATATAAAGATTTTACTGGCGAAGAATTGCATAATTTATTTTTGCCAAATAGAACCGTTAGATCTATAGAATGTCATGCAGCGCTTCTTGGTCTGCAAGGCAAGAATTACGATGCACAAGTTAGAGCTAATTTGTCTAGAAGTATAAAAAATAGTGAAAAGTTGAAAGGGCGAGCATTATCTGAAGAATCCAGAAAGAAAATTTCTGAAACAAAAAGAGAATATTTTAAGACTCATAATGGATGGTGGAAAGGTAAAAGACGTAGCCCAGAACAATGCAAAATGATAAGCGAAAGGCAAAAGGGAAAATGGGCTGGAGATAAAAATCCAAGACATTTAAATCCATTAGTTGGCGAAGAAAATGGTCGTTGGAAAGGTGGAATTAATTCTACTTATGTCGAGTTAAGATCTGATACAAAAAGTTGGTTCAATGATTCAATGGGATTTTGTAATTATAAATGTGTTATAACTGGCGGTGAATTTGATAATGTACATCATACAACAGCATTTAGAGATATCGTTGATGAAGTTTTTAAAATAACAGGAATAGAAGTAAAACAGCAAGTATGTGATTATAACAAAGAAGATTTCGATGAATTAAGATTAACATTAAAAGATTTGCATATGTTATATGGGTATGGAGCATGTATAAACAAAGAGGTACATAAATTATTCCATGACAATTATGGATATACAAAATTCTCTCCATTTGACTTTTTGGATTTTTTATACAGAATCGATACTGGAGAATTTGATACTTGGTTCACGGAAAATAATTTGAAAATAAATATAAATTATGAATATGTAGAATATTTAGAAAGCACTTTGTCAGTTCTTGCGGAAAGTGCTTAATTTATTGAAATAAAAGGAGGTGGCTGTTAATTGGCTACAAAAGCAACTGCACCGAAATTAACGGCTGCTCAAGCAAGAGAAAAAGTTGTTGAATTACAAAATAAATTAGATAACTATAACAAAACAGCACAATGTCCGATGTGTAGGAAGCATAAGGATGTAAAAATCGGATTTTATATGGACACAGACCCAATTCTTGGCGGGGATAGTTTTAGTAGAATATGCCGTGACTGTGCAAGGAAAATTGCATTGCGTGTGGATAAAAATGGAATTGAGCATGACCCAACTAAAGAATCCGCACAAAAAGCACTATATTATTTAAATAAACCTTTTATTGAGTCATTGTGGAATTCAAGTATACAAGAGTCTGAAAATTTAGTAACAGGAAAAGGGAAAAGCAACGCCTGGAATGCTTATATTAAAAATATAAGTATGGTTAACTATAACGGGCAAGGTTATATGGATTCTGATATGTTTAAAGAAAAAATTGTTTATGCTGACGAAGAGAAAAAGCAAAATACAAAAGAGGAATTGTCTGAAGATGTTGTTGAAATGTACAAAATAAACAAACGTACAGTTCTTCGTTTTTTAGGTTATGATCCATTTGAAAATGAACCAGAAGAAGAAAAACCTCTTTTATATTCCAAACTTGTAGGATATTTTGATGAATCAGTAGAAGATGATGGGTTAAAACTTGAAGCAGTTATAGAGATAGTGCAAAGTTTTAAAGATGTCAAGACAATTAACGATGCAATTTCACAATATAAAAAGCAGCTAGGTAGCAATCCAGGCGTTATTTCCACAATTAAATCTCTTGCTGACACAAAACAAAAAATGATTAATTCTGCACTTGCTCTAGCAAAAGATAATGGGATCTCAGAGAATAATAATAACAGAAAAAGTAAAGGTGCTGGAACATTGACAGGTATTATAAAGGAACTTCAGGAAATGAATCTAAATGGTTCAGAAGTTAATACTTTTGATTATGAAACAAATTTGGCGATCGAAGATATTATGACTAGAAATCATCAGAACCAATTAAGACAATTGAATCCAGACGAGAATGATTGGGAAAAAGAAGTAGTTCATCAAAAAGAACTACTTTTTAATTTGCAAAAAGAACGGGATAACGCCGTTGAATTTAGTAGGTTATTAAAAAAAGAAAATAAAGATTTAAAAGATTTTCTTTTAGAAAAAGGATTAATTAATGAAAAGGGACAAGTAATCGAAGATGAATGAAAATAAAAATATTGTCCTAATGGGGGATAAAATTAACGAATTTACCCCAAAGAATTTTACTTTTTTTACAAAACCTACGTATTATGATATGTCTGAACTGAAATTGGAAGGATTAAAGAAATTTGCTGAAATCATTCAATGGGGGAGGCGCAATCCCGTCAAATTCTGCGAAAGATTCTTTGGGATAGAATTTCTTGATTATCAAAAATACGTATTTATGATGTCGTGGATAACCCCAAACGTTGTATGGTGTATGAGTCGTAATGCTGGAAAAACAACATTAGGTAGCCCATTTCTTATGGCAAAGACAATGTTATTGCCTAAATTTGAAGCATATATTTTAAGTTCAACTGGTTCACAAAGTATTGGTATGATGAAAAAGATTGAATCAATTGCCAAAAAAGAAATTGCTTCATTTACGGGTTTAACAGATGTTTTTCTTAATGAACTTGTTAAAAGTGCAAATTCTGAAGGGTTCCGGCATGATCCAGCATCTTATTCATTTAAGCTTTATTCAGGATCAAGTTTGGCTACAGTAAATTCAAATTTTGATGGATCTCGTGGACGTCGAAGTAGACTAAATTTTTATGATGAAGCATCCTATGTGTCAGAAGATATGTTTGCTGCTACTCTTCCATTTGTCACACAAAATAGTGATTTTGCCCTTGGAGGAGATGTTGACGTAACTTTACTTCCTCCAAATTTCCCGAATCAAGTTATTTGTGCTAGTTCTGCAGGTTCGATGGATGACGTTTTTTATAAAAGATATAAAGAAGCAGCTATGCATTCCATGGCGGGAGACAAAAATTATTTTTGTGCAGATATTGATTGCGAAGTTATTCTTCATGCTACATATAATGGAAAAATTTACCCTGTACCACTTCTTACTCAAGCAAAAATTGATTCTGAGATGAAAATGAATCCAACAAAAGCAACAAGAGAATACATGAATAAGTTCGATTCCGATCTTGGCGATGATATTGCAGTCAAGAAATCACAGGTATTAAGGAACAGTGTAGTAAGACCACCTATGTTGGTTAATGAAGATAATTCATATATGGTAATTTGCTTCGATCCAGCCAAAAAACGCGATAATAGTTTTGTATTAATTGGTAAATTACATAGGGATGATCGGCGCGGATGGTTATTGGATGTTGTAAACGGAATAAACCTCATTGATAAAGAAACGAAAAAACCATTGACAACTCCAGAACAGATAAAAATGTTACAAGATATTATTGTTCGATACAACGGATATGGCGTTCCCGATTATAAAAATATACATGGTATATATATAGACGCTGGTTCTGGTGGAGGAGCTACCCAAATGTGCGATCTTCTTTTTGATAATTTTTATGAATCAGGACATAAAGGAGAAAAAGATTATGAACATCATGGTTTAATAGATGCAAATTATGATTATGCAGCTCCATATGTGAAAAGATATCCTGATGCTATAGATATCATTCGAATGAGAGAACCGTCAAAATATAAAACAATTATGTATTCACAATTATGTGAGATGATTGATCAAGATTTAATAAGTTTTACCGCAGAATATGATTATCATGGTAATCTTACAATACTATCAGAAGAAAATGGCGAAGTCAAAGAGCAAGTTTATAACCTTACATTGGAAGAGGAAGTCGGATTAAAACAATTGGATGCAATGAAAGAAGAAGTTACCCATATGTATAAATACAAAGCTTCGAATGGCAATGTAAGATATGACTTAGCTCCTGGATTTGAAAGTATTTTGCATGATGATAGAAGTTACTGTCTCGCTCTTATGGCTCATAGTCTCTTCGAGTTAAGAAGTAAGGACAAGGTAAGGCAAAAACGCCCACAAGAGTCCACTCAATCTCTCCTCTCTAAACTTTCAATCAATCAACCAAAACGTATCTCTTCGTTTTCCAAAACAATCTAAATAAAAATCCAAAACACAACTAAATAGAAAAGGAGGTGTTCTCGTCAAAAATGACACAATCCAAAAAAGAGATGGCAGAAACATCTCCAACACGTAAAAAACAACCAACAGCTGCAGAACGAAAATTGTATATGCAAAGTCTTGAACGTCAGCAAAAGAGATTTGCAGAAACGCAGAATGCATTTAAACAAGTTCGTGATGTTACAAAAACGACAAGACAAATTCCTATAAGTTCATATAACAAGGGAAATGTAATTAAATATCTTCAAAATATAGACAGTTATGAAGATGAATTGCGTGGTTTATCTCGTTACTTATTTTATCGTTGTCAGATATATTTTAGATTAATTATGTATAATGCAACTATGTTTGACCTAAATGCAAGGTACGTAGTTCCTACATATGATCCAACTGGTGACAACGACAAGGAAAGTATATTAAAAGATTATTATGACACTTTGGTATGGCTAGATAGAATGTCTTTACAAGGGAACTTCTTACAGGTATTAATTAATAACTTTATAGAAGATGTATTCTATGGATGCTGTTGGCTGGACGAAACCGGAATGTTTATTTTAAAAATTCCACCAGATTATTGCAGAATTTCTGGTAAATATTTTACTGGCGATTATTCTTTCTCTGTAGATATGAGTAAATATAAAAAATTCGAAGACGTGCTTGAATACCTTGGTGATCCATTATTATCAATGTATAAAAAATACGGTGGCAATAATCAAAATAAATGGCAACCTATGCCTGATGAATATGCTTTGTGTACAAAGTCAAGAGTTGAGACATGGGAAACTATTGTTCCAATTTACAGTGGATTATTTATTGATTTAATTGGTCTTTTAAATCTTGGTGATGTACAAGCTGTTGCGGATGAACAACAAATTTATAAATTAATTACAGCTACTATACCGACATTATCTGGTGCTGATGAACCAGATCAATGGGCTGTAAACATTGATTTTGCCGTAGATTATTATAATAAATTGGTTGATAGCCTTCCACCTTATATTGGTTCTGTGATAAGTCCATTGCCACTTAATACAATATCTTTTTCTGATGATCAAACAACAGACACGACGAAGGTACAAAAAGCCACAAAAGAAGTGTTGAATACTTCTGGTGGAGCGCAAATACTTAATTCTTCTAGTATTTCTGGTGCTGAAGCATTTCGAGCTGCTACAAAGGCAGATACTGAATTAGCAATTTCTGCACTTTTAGGTCAGATTCAAGGATGGGTAAATAGAATGCTATCATACCAAGTCAAAAATGCGGCGAAGGTTAAATTTTTTGAAGTGTCTTCTTATACAAAAGATACTCTTAGAGAAGCCATGCAAAAAGATCTGCAATATGATAGTTCTAAAATGATATTAATAAATGCATTAAATGGGATTAGTGAACTTGATACCCTTTCGATGACTTTCTTAGCCAATGATGTATTAGATTTAAAGAATAAATTTGTTCCACTCGTATCAGCAAATACAGTATCCAACGCAAGTGACGAAGGTGGCAGACCAGAGGTTTCTGATTCAGAAATAAGTGACGATGGAGCTAAAACGAGAGACAGAAAATAATGAGGTGGTCATATGAAAGAAAAGTTTTTAAAAACAACAGACACTACTACCTCTGAAAACTTAAAGAAACTTGGATTTCAAGTAGTAAGTGAATTGAATGGAATGTATATATTTTTGAATACTGACAAACTTCAGTTTTCAAATATAGATAAATCAAAAATACAGTATAGCAATATACTTACTTTTTAGCCACTCTTCTATTTCTTGAGTGGTATTTTTTATACCTAATATTTAAGGAAAGGAGGAATCGCTAAATATCATGTCAAAAAAAAGACTTCTTTTTATAGAAGATTTATATGATTTTTATTTAAACAAATATAAAAGATCTACACATTTTAGTAGCGAAAAAAATGGAGAACCTTTGGTTGTTCAAATGCACGGCAAAGTTAATTTTGATCAGTCTGACAAAAATAAAGATGGACTACTTCCAGTTCATCTCCAATCTTGTCACACAGATTTAAATGTAAATGGATCAAATATTAACAAAACTGTTATGGAAGCAGCATTGCCATCATTCAGCAATCGTCCGATTCTTGGTTATATCCATAAGGTAGTTACAGATGAAAATCCGGATGGTCAGTGGGAGTTTTACAGTCACAATATGCATGAAAATGAAAATGGAGAGCTTGTTTATGACGAATATCCGATTGGAATCATTCCGGAGAGCTGTAATGCACAACTTGTTTACGATGAAGAAAAAGAAAAAACCTATTGTGAAGTTGATGGATATATCTTTGAAGAGTATTCAAAAGCTGCTGAGATTTTAGAGCGTGAAGGTGAATGCTTTGTATCGGTTGAACTTTCAATTCGAGAATTAAGCTATGATGCAAAATCAAAGTATTTAAACATCGAAGACTTTTTCTTTAGTGGAGTAACAATTTTGGGAAAAACTCCACAGGGAGAAACCGTAAAGCCTGGAATGTCCGGATCAAATATTAAACTTACTGATTTTAAAGCAAAAAATAACAGTTTATTTGAAAATTATGAATCAAAAATGGATGAGTTGCAAGAACGACTAAATAAATTAGAGTCTACTTGCTTCAGTATTAAGGAGCAAACTTCTGCTCTACTATTACAAAAGGAAGGAGGAAATGAAAGTAAAATGAATAAATTTGAAGAGTTATTAGAGAAATACAATAAAACTGTAGAAGACATTACATTTGAATATTCTAATTTATCAGATGAAGAATTAGAAGTTAAATTTAAAGAAGTTTTCGAAGATAGTTCTATTGGCAAAGGGGAGGCATCTAGTGACTGTGAAAATAACAAAGGACAGGGATTTGAAAAACTTGTTCGTACATATGAAATTTCACATGAAGATGTTCGATACGCATTGTATAATTTATTAGTTCCATACGAGGAGCTAGACGATGATTACTATTACATCTCAAATGTTTATGATTCTTATTTTGTATATGAAGGATGGTGTACAGATAAGATTTATCGTCAGGGTTATGTAAAAGATGGTGACAATGTTTCATTTGATGGAGAACGTACAGAATTATTCCGTGAACTTTTAACAGCAAGTGAAAAAGCAGAATTAGAAGAAATGCGTTCAAACTATGCAGAATTAAAAGTGTTCAAAGAAGAAATTGAATTAAATGAACTTCGTGAAAAAAAGAAAGAAATTCTTGATTCTGAGAAATATGAAATTCTTGCACAGAAAGATGAAGAAGGAAAATTCGTAAATAAAGATTATGAGAAACTTGTTTCTGAAATGGATAACTACTCTCTCGCTGATCTTGAGACAGAAATTAAAGTTCTTCATTCTGATTATGTTTCTGAGCATGGTAACTTTGCACTTTCTAATAACAAAGAAAAGACAGCTACATCAAAGAAACAATTTGTAAATGTAAATAAAAAAGCTTCGAAACCTAGCAGATATGGAAAACTGTTTGCTGAAGAAGAAAAATAAATAAACAAAATAACTTTTAATTTTAAAGATCGCAACAAGCGGTCTTTTTATTTTGTAAAAAAAACAAAAGGAGGAAAAATCAAATGGCTATTAAATATAAAATTGATCAGCATCATGTATGCTTCCCAACCAAAGTCCTTTCTGACAAAGTTGGTCGTGTATTAAACATGGTTATCAAAGAAGATACGGATAACGGTACAGTTTGCGGCAAAGGAAAATATGTAAGCTTTGACCAATATGAGGTTGCAGATGCACCAGCTGGTTTTGAAGGAGAAATTCTTGAGCAAGCTGCTGACGGAAACTGGTATGTAGAGGTTAAGAAAGTCGATCCAAGTGCACCAGCAATTCTTATTTATGAAGTTCCTGAAATTGCAGAAACCTATAATAGTGAATTTACCAAAACTTCTAACTTCTTCAACGCAGCAACAGCCGAAAGAACAAAAACAGTTAGAGGACTTGTGCTTACAGTAACAGACGTTTATGAGCTTAGTGAAGATGCATTTGACGGAACACCTGTAGCTGGTAAGAAAGTAACTGTTGAAGCTGGAAGTCAGAAACACAAAGTTTCAGAACTATAAAGAAGGGAGGAATAAGCAATGAATAAGATGAATTTTAGCGCACATGTGCTTAATGTATTCGATGAAATGAAAACTTCTTATGAAGAAGTAAAAAATCTGATGTTCGATTTATATAAAAATGAACTCGACGATGGAATTTCTAAGAGAGAGGCAGAAGACAAACTTCGTGAAGTATCTCTCAAAATTTTCGGTCTTACCAAAGACTCTTCTCATAGAGAAAGAGAACGTGCCTACAGAGATCATGCTCGTCAGTATTTCGATGTAATTGAAGAAGTAACTGATTGGACAGTTTCTACAGGACTTAAAGAAAATGAGTGGTTCAACGCACTTGTTAATTACAAAAACCTTAAAGATGGAGATGCTAATCTTTTCGTTAATGAGCATGAAGAAGTAATTCTTTCTGTAGCAAGAATGGGCAAGAGACATCACGATACAATGCTTCAGAGATTACCAGAGAACACAACATATTCTGTAGAGACGGATGTTTATGGTGCTGCTGTTGGTGCTGATATTGATAGATATCTTATTGGCCAAGAAGATTGGACAAAACTTGTAGATGCTATCACTAAAGCATTTGTTGTAAAGATTCAAGAGCTTATCTTTGCTGAGATTCTTGAAGCACCAAAGAAACTTCCTGCACAGTCTGAGTTCGTACAGACAGGTGCTCTCAACACAACAAACAGAAAGAAATTCAATAAGATTCTTCAAAATGTATCTGTTGCAAATGATAATGCAGATGTAGTGATTATGGGAACAATGGTTGCACTTCAGGAGCTTGAGAACCTTATCGATGTTAAATGGGTTGCTGATTCTCAGAAAGAAGATATTGCAAAGATGGGTCGTCTTGGAAATTACGGACGTTACACACTTGTTGAAATTCCACAGAGATTTGCAAGAAATGATGTAACTAAGTCTATGTACAAGGACGATACTCTCTTTGTATTTGCGTCTGGAGATAACAAACTTGTTGATATGGTTGACGTTGGCGAGACTCATATCGAGGAAATCACAGAGCGTGGAACAGCTAATAGTAACATCGCTGATATCATGAAATACGAAGTTCAGAGAGAGCTTGGAGTATCTACAAGAATTGGTCGTTACTTTGGTTCATGGACCATTACTGACTAATCTAAGTAATAAAAAATATATTAGAGGAGTAGTTTAACCGCTACTCTTCTATTTTTTAATGGAGGAAAAGCCATGCCGACAGCACGAGTAAAAAAGGAAACCGCTACTGCAACTAGAAAAGTAGCTACTAAAGTTGAGACAAAAACAACCGTAGAAGAACCGGTTATTGCTGAAAAACCAATTGAAGAAAAAATCGAAAAAGAGAAAAAGGTATTTACCGATTCAGATTATATTCTGTGTCGATCAGTATGTTATGGTGGATTAAACATCACGTCTCAATCTGGAAATGTTTATGAATTCAAAGATTATGGATATGATTGCGAGATCAATTATCGTGACCTTGTTTCTTTGATTAGAAAAGGTTCAGACCATGTATTCTTACCAAGATTTGTTATCCTGGATGACGATTTACTGGAAGATTTTCCTACTGTAAAAAGAGTATATGAAAAAATGTATACAAGAAATGATTTACTTAAAATTCTTGATATGCCTACAAGACAGATGGAAATGGAAATCAAAGAGCTGCCAGAAGCTACAAGAACCATCCTGGAACAGATGATTGCTACAGAGATTGCTAATGGTCATCTTGACAGTATTGCAAAAGTAAGAAAACTCAGTGAAATCTTTGATTCGGATTTTAATCTTCTAAGTGAATTATTTGTTAAATAAAGGAGGTTAAGATGATACTTCCTTATGAAACTATCTTTTCAAGGGCATTGGGAAAAATTGATGATCCGAAAGAATTAGCATTAAACTCTAATGATTTTTATGAGATTTACACCGAAAGACTACACAATGTACTTGGAGATGCAAGAATCAGAAGACTCTTCTCTTCTATTGTATTGGACGATGAATTTCAAGAAGTTTCTTTTAATCTTGTAAATACAATAGATGAAAGTTCTGATATTGAATATGTGTGTAAACTATTTGTTCTAGGGATTACAATTGAATGGCTCAGTCCAAGAGTCGATTCTTTGAATTATACCATTATGATGGTTGGTGGAAAAGAAGAAAAAATGCTAAACAATCCATACAGATTGCTTCAGACAAGATTAGAAAATGTACAGAAGGAATTAAGTAAGACTATTAGAGATCATGGTTATCTTTATAACTCTTATATTAATAATGGTACATAATATGGATTATTTATATGGAACTTTTTCTGACGAGCAAATAAAAAACGCAGCATGTTTAATGCACAAAAATATTCATAGATTACTTTTATATAAAGATAAGCTAGTGACAGACAGAATTTTTAATTCAGATGATGATTTCAAAAAATACTTTGAAGATATTCTATTTAAATTCGGTGGACTTAATACATTATTAGGTTATCCAAATGATATGCTGCTTTTAATTTCGACATTACAGGCGGCATACGATCTAATAGATAGTCCAAAATATAGTTATAGAATATTTAGAAAAGCTATTCTAGATTCTCATGGATATATTAAAGCTATGTTAGAGGAGGTAAATAGTCATGCCAAACCTATCAACAGCTAGACGTATATCAAGCATACGATCAAATGATGCAAAAACAATTGGCGAAATAACAAAAGAAAACTCAGATTTTCTTATGGAACAAACATTTGATCATGACATCCAGGCAAAAAAGTGTTATATATATGATTTTTACCATGACGATCAGCCAGATAAAAATCAGAATATGACTTATGACAATACAACCAAAACTCCAATTGATGCAAAGTTTATTATTAATTCTTATCAGTCTATAGATAAGGATCAGGTTCCTTATTATCTACAATTTCGTCCGTCTCAAAAATATTCTTTTTCCGAGAATGATGATTTGTATTATTATGAAACAGATTATCACGAACGGTATCTAGCCGATTTTCCGATTGGGTTATTCGTCGATATCCCAGATGATAATAAAATTTATCATAAATGGTTAATTGTTGGAAGAGAAATTGCAAACCAATTTCGAAAGTATTTAATTCTTCCATGTGATTATAATTTGACATGGATTGAAAAAACTGGTCAAAACAGAATTAAGCGGAAAATGTGGGGTGTGCTTCGAAACCAGAATTCGTAAAGTGTATGCGCTTCATACTGGAAACAGTATGTCGAAAGTCTTTTAATTGCGTGGAACTCTTTAGAGTCAATTATACTACAGCACAGATATGAAATAAAATCAAATGCGAATGTTAAGAAATAATTGAATTAGACAATACGCAGCCAAGATCCGAAAAGGATAAGGTTCGACGGTCATGTACCCAAGTGGGTTAATGGAGACATCCTAAACTTATTATGTTAATAATAAGCATGGATTTGATATGACCTGAACATTATACGAAAGTATAAGAAAATAAATTATAATTTATAATTTATCTTTATTGGATTGACGACCTAATAAAGTAACATATTTGACACAACTGGTAAGTATAGAGATTACAAAAGTAGTCCGTTATTATTAGAAATGATAATAATGTATTTCCTTGAATTGCTGGAAAACCCTAAAGCTATTTATACTACAGCATAGCGATGAAACATACGCAAGTGCGAACGTAAAAAAATAAATAGATAATGATTATTAGATGCTAGTCTACGGACTGTAGCATCTTTTTTAATGGGCGATCAGCAGCCAAGCCTCGAATAGAGGAAGGTTCAACGATCATTCTTGAAATAGAATAGGAACAAGCGTTCCGAAGTTGGGAACACCTAAACCGTGATTGGCATGGTGAATGATATGATCTGCACATTATGTGAAAGCATAAGAAAATTTATTTACATATGTAGATAGATCTTTGTTAAAAGAAGCGAATTAACAAAGTAACAAAATGGCACTACTTTGCCCACCCAGACAACCAGGATAAAATCTGGTTCCCATTAAATCAAATTACTGAAAAGTTTTGGTATAACGATGATGTTAGCAAAACAATGCGTCTTATTATTAGCGCGCCAACAGAACATCCTTTGGTATGGTCTGTAACAAAAATAGAAAACACAAAACCTGTCGGAATCCAAAAGCTTACAATTTATCAAGATTTTTGGGATGAACATAGAGATTATATTGAACGTGACGAAAACGGCAAGATTATTGGTATGTATGCTGATTATTATGATTCATCTGTTATCCCAGTCGAACCATCAACACCTGGAGAAATTGCCGGTATAAATAAAAAAATTATAGCATCTTCTACCAATGTAAAAGTTGGTGGCAGTTATAAATTGTTTACTATAAAAATACTAGACGAAGATCACAATGACATATCTGATCAATATAAAGGCGGAGAATTTACTTGGAAATGCTCCGTAGAAAATAATGAATTATCTGATTATGTATCGTGGTCAAAATCTGGTTGTAAATATAATCAAATTAAAATGAAATTTATCAACGATCGAAATTATTTAGGGAAATTATTATTAATATCATGTGATGTTTCTTTAAATAATAACATTATTCGAGTAGCTGAAAATTTTGAAATTACTGTATAGGGGGTATCTGAATGAATAAAATAAATGAATACTCCTTTCATACAAAAGATGATATGCTTAATAAATTACGCGCATATACACATAATCCAGATGATGATAATATTCGTATCAAAAATCAAGTATATCAAATATTATTACACTGTCCAGAATTACTGTATGCAATTCATGATGCAGAGTTGGAATCCGAATTATTTGACGATGGTGGAAATTTAAACGTTGATGCAGATGGAGAACCATTGGGTGAGTGGGATCGTTATTTTGGTGAGAATGCCCATATCCGTCCATACATATTTTTCCCAGAAACAGAAACAGATTCTAGGAATTATGTATGTTATCAAACAAGTTTTAGTGACTTAGCAAGATATAATAATTCTGTAAAAACACTTCTTCTTACTTTTACAATATTTATCCATGAAAAAGATGTTATAGATGATCTTACTGGTTTACCAAGACATGATCTAATTGCTGCAATATTGCGAGATAGATTTGCATGGATTGGAACTGAGGTTGAAAATCCGATTCCATCTTTGGATAAAGAATCAACGATGGATAATAATTATCTTGTGCGTACTTTGCAATATCAAATTATTACACCAAACAATATTACAAAAACAGAGAATGGTAAATCCTTCTATAGTAATAAAAGGTGGTAAATTATGGGGTTTGCGAATAATGATCTTGTACAAAGTGCAATTGAAGCACAGATAGCAAATGAAGAAAATAACGAAGAAGAATATTTTGATTTTAATCCTCTTCAACTATATTTTGGAGATGATTATGTAGTGAATGATAAAATCACAATTCATCAGCCATCAATTCAAGACTATATAACATACGGAGAAGAAAATATACAATCTGTTATTTATCCATTTATTTCAAATACAACAAAATGTCGTTTACAACTTTGGAACAATGGAATTGACTGGAATGATATCACAAATCAGCAATTGTTTTCCATTTTAATCAAAAGTATTGATTTGGAATATTCAAAACTGATGTTTGGTGACATTGATTTTCATGGTTTTTCTTTCTTTACCGAAGAAAAAGATGGAAAAGAAAGTGTTATTTTATATAATCCTATTCAAGACATAAAGATTGACGAACCAACACGAATTAAAATGTGTAAATATATTCAATATATGTTTCATACATTTCCGCCAGAAGAGGAATTTACTTCTAGTAAGACTCTCAAAAGAGATCTCATTAATAGAGACAAACAGAATTTGCTGGCGATGAAAAGAGACAGTTCTTTAAAACCACCAAGTCTATTATCCATGATTTCTTTCTATCTGAATCACCCTGGATCGAAATATAAAAAGAATGAACTACGCAATGTTGGAATTGTGGAATTCTATGATAGTGTACAAAGACTTCAAATTTATGAATCAACACATGCTGTCATTAATGGCAGTTATTCTGGATTTGTTGATACATCAAAAATTCCAAAAAATGAATTTAATTTCATGCGAGATCTTAAAGGATCTGCATGATTTTTTTATACAAAAATTTAAGGAGGGAAAACAAATGAGTTTTAAATTAGGTGACAAAATCTATAAAGAGATTCTATACTTTTATGCAGAAGATAAAGGTACTGGTATTCCACAATATGTACTCACCCAATTAAGTGATGCAAATATTGAAATCACTGCTGAATCTACAGATGTTACCGATAAAAATGGTAATCTTGTAAAGAAGATTTGGAAGTCTAAAGCAGGTACTTTTTCTGCAACAAATGCTTTTGTTAACACCAATATCGTTGCTGCATCTTCTGGATCTCAGCCAATCTTCGCATCCAAAAGTGGTAAAGTTAAAATGCCAAGACTGATGCATGTTAAAAATGGTGTTAAAACCGTTACGATTACCGGATATGTAGAAGGTTCTGTAAAAGTAGCTCAGTATTTTGGCGATGGTTCTATTGGAAAAACATATACTATGGATACGACTGCTGCCGCAGATAAATTTTCTATTGCAAAAGAGGGTGCTGTACTAACTCTTCCATTAGATGAAGACGCAGAAATGTTCTTTATTCGTTATGATCGTGAAGTAGAGACAGGTGCCGTAATCCACAATAGAGCAGATAAATTCCCAACATCTGTATACGCAATTATGAAAGCTACATACTACAATCCATGTAAGAAAAATGATCTAAAAGCAGATTACATCGTAATGCCATCATTCCAGGTATCTCCGGAAACCACTGTTCCAGTTAGTGCTGATACTGCAACCATGGATTTCAAAGGCGATCTAGAGATCGAATATTGTGGAGATGACAAGATTCTGTATAGCGTTTACGATGCTGATGAGGTTGACGAAGACTGATTCTAATTAGAAGGGAGAAACAAATGGCAAATAACAGAGTATGCCTTACTTGTGGTAAGGCTTATGAGTATTGCGGATATTGTCCTACGAGCAAGAATCTCCCGATGTGGATGAATCTATTTGATACAGAAAATTGCAAAAATGTTTTTGAAACTGTAAGCGATTACGCTCAAGGTGCAATAAGCAAAGAAACGGCAGTTACCGACCTATCATTGTGTGATTTATCAAAAGTTTCTACATACAAGGAAAATATCCAAAAACTTGTATCAGAAATTATTGATAATAAGAATGATAAAAAAGTTACTGCGACTAAAAAAAGAGAACAAGCTGTAAAGATTGTTCCAAAATCTAAAGTGAATAAAAATAGTGTTGATTGATATATGAGAATTATAGGGGTACGTATATATCAATTATACGCACCCCTATTTTTTACGCTTATATATCAGGAAGGAATAAAAGGAAAAAATGAAGTTTGACAAAGAATATGCGACCTCTTTTGTTGACGAATATAAATATCTAAAAGAATACGGTATTCGTTATGAATTCGTAAAGGTCGATGATACCGGAAAAACTGTTTGGAAATATAAAAAGACACCGGAATTATTTGAAGCATTGAAAAATTTTTACATCAATAATGAATATTATGATTAGCAGGTGTAACTATGAAAGTTTATTTAGATAATGCTGCCACTACTCCATTGAACCAAGAGACAAAAAATTATATCATATCTATTTTAGACGATTATTATAATCCATCCAGTGCTTATCAAGAAGGAAGAAATATTCGGAATAAAATTGATAAATCAAGAAAAAATATTGCTGATTTTATTCATGCAGATGAAAGTAATATTTTGTTTACTTCTGGAGGATCGGCTTCTAATGCGTTAGCAGTCAAAGGATATAAAGACCAAAATGACTGTGTTATTCTGTACTCTCCTATTGCACATAAATCAATTTTAAATTATGTAAAAACAGTTAGAAATGCTATTCCATTAAAAGTAGATACGCATGGATTTATTGATCTTATGGATTTGAAAGAATTGTTAGCTATATATAATAAAAGAAGTTTTGTAGTTATTGACTATGCCAATAGCGAGATAGGAACAATTCAATATGTAAAAAAGATAATTGATTTAGTCCATTTTTATAACGGGACAATTTATGTTGATTGTACTGGATCTATTAGTCAAATTCCACTGGATGTCAAGAAATTGGATATTGATATTGCAGGGTTTTCTGCGCATAAATTAGGATCTTTAAAAGGGTGTGGGGTTTTATATAAAAAGGATAATATTCAATTGTCTCCTATTATATATGGTTCACAAGAACATGGACTTTTTGGTGGAACAGAGAACACACTTGGCATCTTAACTCTAGGATACGTTGTAAAGCATTATAATTATGATCACTGTACATCAGAAAAACGAAATTATCTCGTGCAAACATTATCAGGATTAGTTCCAAATTTTTTTGTTGTTGGCTCTTATAATAATAGACTACCATATAATTTATTTTTGTGTTTTGAAGGAGTATCTGGCGAAGCATTAATGACCTTACTTCATGAATATGGTGTAATTGTATCTACTGGGTCTGCTTGTAATTCCGGAAGTTTGAAATCATCTGATACCTTACTTGCCATCGGAATGAAAGAAAAATATATTCATAATGGTATCCGTTTAACTTTGTGCGGATCAGAAACAAAAGAAGAATTAGATTACATATGTAACCAAATAAAAAATTGTGTCATGACATTGAGGAACTTAACGTAGGTTGCTCATGGTTATGGGCGTAAAAGTGTATTATCACTCTCCTATCATATCAAAATTATGGAGGGTAAAACTATGAGAAATATTAATTGGCTCGTTAGAGTAAAAAATAAAATGTTCTGGATTTCATTAATTCCAGCATTAATCGTACTTATTCAAACTATTGCTGCAGTATTTGGTTTCACAATTGACTTGAACGAACTTGGAAACAATTTAGTTAACGTTGTTAATGCAGTGTTCGTAGTATTGGCAATTTTAGGTATTGTAATTGATCCTACGACAGCAGGTGCTGGCGATTCAGAGAATGCTATGACTTACACAGAGCCAAAGGCTTAGAAAGTGTAGGTGCAATGTGGAACCTATACGTGATTTTTTTGGTATAGACTGGAAGGCGTTCGGAATAACAATCTTTGTAGCGTTGCTAGGATTTCAGGCAATTATTCAAGTATTACACTGGTTTTTGTTCGAATTCTTTGGAATAGAAACTAAAGCTATGCGTGAGAAAAAAGAAGAACATGAGTTACTACTTTTTACTCAGCAGAAGATCCAAGATTTGGAAATCAGTCAAAAAAATGATGAGAAAGAACTCCATCGTAGTAATAAAGAGCTGAAAGAATGTATTGAAAACCTGACAAAGATGTATGTAGATAAGGAAATTGATGATATTCGTTGGGAGATATTAGACTTCTCTTCTGCTGTAACATGCGGTCGAAAATATAATCGTGAAACTTTTGAACATATTTTTAGAATGTACGAAAAATATGAAATGATTCTTCAAGAAAATCATTTAGAAAATGGACTTGTTACTGAGAGCATGGAAGTAATCAAAGAAGTTTATCATAAACAGCTCAAAGACGGAGTTATCAAATAAAAGATGAATTTCATCGAAAGTAAAAAGTGACCGTGAACTATTAAAATGCTCACGGTCATTAAAAGAAAGAAGGTCTTATATGTTTCGAAAATTATACAACAAATTTATAAACATGATTGTTGAAAAAATAAAACAATCAATATATAAAGACATGAAAAGTGATTATGATAAGTTGTTAATCAAAGATTAATCACCGTCTGTTTGAGAGGTGAAACAATATATTTGGATTTATAATATGCTTAAAATTTGGAGAAAAAGCAAAAACATTAGGATTTGGAAAAATCCTTAGATATATTAACGCTTGCATCCGTAATATGTAAATTAACAGCGGAGAAGATTTTTAGGGAAAAAGAATGTGTCATATGAAAAAGCTGTAAATTTTGTAACAGATAATATCAATGAAGTAAATCTTAAAATAAAAGAATAATTATAATATTTAAAAGGAAGTGATTACAATCGCTAGATCTAAATTTAACGTAGATAAGGACACAAGCAAACGTACTTATAACAATATAACTTTTGATTCAATTTTAGAAATGAAATACTATCGTGATGTGCTTTGCCCATTAGTGGAGAGTGGCGATGTGGTGGATTATGAATTACAGAAGCCATATGAGCTACAACCAAAGTTCAAACACGACGGGAAAACTGTTCAGCCAATAAAATATGTGGCTGATTTTTTTATTGTCTATAAGGATGGACATGAAGAAGTTATTGACACTAAGGGATGCCCTGACAGTGTTGCACTGATTAAAAGAAAGCTATTCTGGTACTGCTATCCAGATGTTAACTATAAATGGATTTGTTATTCCAAGATCGACGGAGGATGGCAGGAATACGAGATCGTGAAAAAGAATCGGGCAGAAAGAAAACGTAAGAAAAAAGAAACTCAAGAGGTAACCAATGTACTCCAGTGAAATAGATGATATTTTAAAAAAGAGAAATTATTGTTTGCCATCACACTTGTATTTCAAAATAGTAGAAAACTCTTCTCAAATTTGTCAGGTTAAATATGATGCTTATTCTGATAAATATAGCATTCATACGACGGATGGATATTATTGGGAAATTAAAGTTTATCAGGAATAAAAAGGAGAAAATAAATGATTACAAAATATGTAAAAATTAAACCGGTTATTACACTTGCAGATGAGAAAAAAGCAATTAATTTCATTGTAGATTATATGTTTGAAGGCGGTGAGTATACACCGTGGAATAAGGAAGCTGCACTTATTACTGCTATTGCTGTTTATTTTATTGACGGTGTTGAATTTGAAAAAGACGATGTAATCTATGATTGTGTTATGCAAGATCAAAATCTTCATGCACATGTAAATAAATTTTTCTATAATGTAGACAAATCAGATAAGAAAAATGATATTAATTTTACGTATATCAATACCAAAAACCATGTGATGGAAAGTGTACAAAAGATTGTAGATTTTAAACTACAAAAGATGATTCATTGTACGGATGAAAAACATGAAATGTATACGGAAATTGCAGAAATGGCAAATGCTGTAGCAAATATCGGAAAAAATGTTCAGGTTGCCGCAAAACCTGTTCTTGAAAATCCAGAAAGCATTGGAATGATTATGAATATTCTTAAAAAAATGAATGAAAGTAAAATGCTTAACGCAAAAGCAATTCGAGATGTGATGGTTGATACCGTAATGGATGTACAGAAAAGAATGACAGGAAAATAACAAATAAAGCAAGAATACATTAAATCTTCTGGCAGTCAAATGCCAGGAGATTTTTTAATTTATCAATATGGAGGTGGTGGTAAAAATGGGTAATATAACAAAGGAACTACAAAAGCTACTGAAAGATTACAACAAAAAAGTATTACAATCTGTTCCTACAATGGCACGTCAAATTGCAACTGATGCAGAACCAGAATATAGAAAAATTATTAATGAATCAATTAATCAATATTATGCAACACACAAAGGAGACTTTAGCGAGGGTAGATTAGAAAACATGACTGGCAATATAAGTGCTGAAGGTTCATCTATAATTTTTGAAGATACAGAAGAAAACGTTCCAAATTATCACGGATTCTGGGGACAAGAACTAACAAACGAAGGCGTGTTTGATTTGATGTATTTAAAGGGTGAACATGGTAACGGTAAGTGGCATCTTGTAGATACTACTCCTCCACCATTTGATTATGTTGAGCAAGAACTGGTCAATGGTAGATTAGATAGAATCATTGATAATTCAGTACATAAAGTGCTTGATAATATAGAATTATAAAGGTGGTGAAAAAATGCCAAAACAACATACAATTAACCTCGAAGCTGTTATAAAAGCTGCACTGGATAAAAATAGCGAAAAAATAATCGATGATTTTGAGAAGAAAATCACTGAACCAAAAGAGATTAATATCAAAACAGATAAAGCATCTAAACAGGTTAAGAAGCTGTCTGATGAGATTGAAAAAGAACAAAAGAAACATACTCAAACGTCTAGAAAAAGAAATAAAACTAAAACAGCTACTGAACAAAGTACTCCAAAAAACGCAGATAAGTATGCACAATCAACAATATATGATAAAAAAGGACGTCCATCTACTTCTCATTCGTATACGTATGCTGATGGAAAACAACAATCTTATAACAAGAATGGTAAGTTAACATCTGAGAAGCAGACCGTCGTTGATCTTCAAAAAGCATATTCTCAGTTAAATAAAGACGTAACAGAATATTATTCATTAAAGACAAAAGAAGCAAAAGGCAAAGTAGCCACAGAGGATAAACAGTATGTTAAAGGTCGGATTTCTGATTTAGTTAATGAAATGTCTGCAAACCGAAAATATATTGCAGATGCAAAAAAGCAAGGTTTTTACAATAATGAATTGGAGCAAAAAGCTTTTAATCATTTTCGTAGAAAAGCTAATGGTTACAACACGTATGTCGATGAGAAAAATGCTACAATCAAAGCTTATGGAAATGATGACAATACTGCTATTCGTCAGGGACAGCGTTCGAAACAACTAAGTAATTATGTTGGACAATCCACAGATGCAATTGAAAGAGCAAGAACGCTTGATGCAGCTATAACAGGTTTGGAAAAAGAATTATCAAATCTTGTTACTTCTGGCGCATCAATGGATCAAATCAAGTCAAAATTTGATGAATGCACTTCTGCTGGTAAAGAATTTAAAAACGTTATGACCCTAGTCAATAGCACTATGGAGAAAACATCTAAAAAAGATACCGTCGTTGGAGATTCAAATGCAGCAAAGCTTCAAAATGCCATTGATAAAAAAGTAGCTCAAGCAAAAAACCTTGTATCAGATAGTTCTATAAAACAATTTGACGCAAAAGTTGAAAAGCTTAAATCTCAGTACGCTGGACAAGATGGTTCTGCAGACGTTTTATCATCTTTAGAAAAAACAGTGAATACCATACATGACAAACAGGCTAGTATAAAAGCAGAATTAGCAAAAGGATCTTCTGGCAATTTAACACAAATTGCTGCGGATGCTGATATTTTGAATGCAAAGCTTAATGAAGTTGAAACTACCGCGAAAACGCTTGGAACTTCACTTTCAAAAAATCTAGATGGTACCACACTTCAGAGAACTATTGATAAAATTGATAATCTTGTAAAAAATTCCGACGGTTTTGCAAGCAAATCGCAATTAGAAAAATTAAAAACTCTACGAGATTCTTATACTAATAGTGATTCTGGAATTACAAAAGCTGTCAACTATGATAATTCTAAAATTATTTCTGGCATCGAGCAGGAAATTAATGCTCGTAAAAAATTAGCAGAAGCTCAGAAAGAATTGCAAACTGGAACATATTCTGCAACGGAAGCTGGATATAAAAATACTCTTTCTAAGTATGAGGGGCAAACTTCTGAGTCACTGACTCGTGCAAGAGAAAGTCTTAAGCAGTTTAAAGAGATTCGTGAAGATTTTCAAAAATCATTAAAAGATACGAATGTTTCTGATCTTAGTGATGAAGAGGTTGAGCGTCTTAGTAAAAATCTTCAAAAGATGACTGAAGAAGAAGAAAAATATAAAACTGCGATAAAACAGGTCAAAGCTGAAGAAACTGCAACACTAGCACCTGGGGTCGCTTTACGTGCGTCAAACGAGATGCAATCTTATATCAACAATAATAGTAAGGCATGGAAGAAATATAAGGCGCAGCTTGAAGAAGTTCGTGATGCTTATAAAAATGTAACAACGGAAGGGCAAAAGTTAGAGATTGATGCTAAAGCAAGAGATTTGAAAGCAAAAATTTCTGCTGAAGGATTAACAGGAGCAAACATTTGGCAAGATACAAAACGTGCTATTAATCAAATTGCTCAATTTACGGGAATTTACGGCATGTTGCAGAATGTCGTTATGGAAATTCCATCAAAGGTTGTTTCTAATGTAAAGGAAATCAATGATGCTCAAATTGAATTAGCAAAAGTTGCAAGTGATGCATCGGAGAGCCAATTAAGTCAGTACTGGAATCAGGCTGCTGAAAGTGCCAAGAAATATGGTGCTACAGTTAGTGATGTAATTAGTAGTACTGCGGATTGGAAACGTCTCGGAGCTTCTCTTGATGACGCAAAAGAATTGTCTGACATGACTACTCTTCTGCAACGTGTCGGAGATAACATGACCCAGGAAACATCCTCTTCTGGTCTAATTAGTGCATTGAAAGGTTTTCAACTAAAAGCAGATCAAGCACAACATATCGTAGATGTGGCAAATGAGGTAGCCAATACGCAGCCTATTGATACAGCAGGTATTTTTGAAGCAATTGAAAGATCTGCATCATCTCTAAAAGCCGCTGGCAATACGTATGAACAGGGTGTTGCGCTTGCCAGTGCAGCGAATAGTGTAATTCAAAATCCGGAAAAAATCGGGACAGCACTAAAAACGATCTCAATGCGCATAAGAAGCGCCGAAACAGATCTTGAAGAAGCCGGTCTTGACACTGAAGGAATGGTAACTTCTACTGCCAAGCTTCGAAAAGAAATGCTTGCACTTAGTGGCGTAGATATTCTGAAAGACAAAGATACTTTTAAGTCTACTTATCAAATTCTTGATGAGTTAGCAAATAAATGGTCTGATTTAACAGACATCCAGCAGGCAGACTACACTTGCCTGTATGTACAGAAATGTGCATAAGAGAACACATCTAAAACCAGTAAAACCTAATGCTCTATCACTACAATATGGATGAAACATGCTGATATGAATGTAACGAAAGTAAAACAACGATAGAGATTCTATATGGTCAAAAGCCTAAGTAGAAATTTTGCTAATTATTTTAAATTAGAAATGGTAGCTTGGTCGCAAAGTCCCGAATAGGGATGTGTCAAACGAGTACCCCAACGTCAGGGGGGAGAAATCCTTAATGTAGGGCTTAATCGCTAAATGAAGTCTGAAATGGTGTGACTGCTATTATTCTTAAGATGAATAATGTGGTTAAAAAGTACTCTGATCTTATATGCGAGTATAAGAATTATTATCTGACTCAATAATAATTGGTATAGCTTTAAGCGAGGGCTATATTAACAAAAAAAATATGAAGTGTAACTGAGTTGATTGCCGGTGAATTTTATGATCTTGCCGGAATTTATAGAAATATAAATCAAAGAACATACTTAATTGCAAGGGCAGCATAAAGCTCTACACTACAATAATCGGGAAACTAGATTATGAATGTTTAAAAACGTAGAGATATATTGCTTGTTTGCAGCGAAGCACCCTAACGTTATACATAGACCATATGTTAGTTAAGTCGAGGGTGAACGTTCAACGACTATTCCCCATGAGGGAGTTGGGAATATCCAAATGGATTATAAAATAAAGGTGGAAATCCTGAATACTCAACTCTATAGAAGTAGGGCGCAAATCGCAAATGGCGTCCAAAAGAGTATGCCCTTAACACGTAAGGTGAAGGTGAAAACATAGTCTATTCTTATACGATGAGTATAAGACAAATTATATATTAATACATACAAATTGAGGTGAGTTGTTATTTATCAAACAAATAATAAGAGATTAGCAAAATATTTATATTCTCTTGGTTTTGATAGAACATGTAAAATAATTAATGATCGTGAATATTGGATTTTTGACGAATCAAGTACTTTAAAAGAAGCGCTTGATTTTTATTTTTATATGCGAAAAAGAAACAGAGAATAAACTATTATGCTCAAAAATAAAAGGAGATGCTGAATGGCAAAAAGATTTTTTACAAAAGAAGAATTAGACAATATTATTAAAGATTACGATAACGGAAATGGTTTAAGACCATTTGAATTGGCAAAGAAATACGATCGCAATCCATCTTCTATTTCAAACAAATTAAAAGATTTAGGATTGTACAAATACACAACATATAGATTTACGGAAGAAGATGTTCAATTTCTAAAAGATTATTATCCATATGGAGATTGGGATTTTATAATGAAACATTTTCCAAATAGCAACAAACAAACTATCATGACAAAGGCAAGTAAACTTGGAATAAAAATGATTAATGAATCTGCCTGGTCTGAAGAAGAACTAGGCATTATTAGAAAATATTATTCAACAAATATTAAAAAGGTAGCAGCATTACTACCGAACAGATCATACAAAGCAATATTAACAAAAGCGAAACGCTTAGGTATAAAAAGTCGTGAATTTTGGTCTGATGAAGAAAATAATTTATTATCTGATATATATCCAAGAATGTCAGTTGACGATGTACAATTATATTTTCCGAACCGTACAAGAACTTCCATCATTACCCATGCAATACAATTAAATTTACAGTCTTTTGATTATCACCCATGGACCCAGGAAGAAGATAATTATATTTTATTACACTGGAAAACTGAAGCTGATATGATTATGTGTAAGAAATTGGGTCGCACATATAAGGCAACTCAAGCTAGAAGATTATCTTTAGGTCTATTGCATTTTAATAAAGATGGTTCTGGGTATGAAGGTTTAACAAAATATCTTCGAGGACATTTACAAACATGGAAAAATGAATCAATGAAGAATTGTAATTATAAATGCGTCCTAACTGGTAGTAAAGATTTCGTAATACATCATAAATATGGATTTGCCAATATCGTAAATGAAACAATTGAAGAATATAATATTGAAATAAAAGATTACAAGAACTATACGCAAGAAGAACTTGAGGATATATTAGAGAAATTTCAAATTGTACATAGTAGATATCCTCTAGGTGTCTGTATAAGAAAAGATATACATTTGTTATATCATTCCATTTACAGTAAATGCGTAAATACTGAAGATCAATGGAATCAATTTGTTTCCGATTTCGAGAATGGAATGTATAATGATCAAATCAAAATAGCATAAAATTTATGTATTAATATATAATTATCGGAATATCTTGCGAATATTCCGGAATATCAAAGAAAAATCAAGGCAATGTAATGAGCGCCCTTATGAGCCAGTACGATATTGCTCGTCAAGCGCTTAATACTGCTATGAATGATTCCGAAGGCTCCGCCGAAAGGGAATTAACTAATTACCAAAAAGGTATCGATTACAGTCTTGAAAGATTCAAGGCTACATTTCAAGAATTTTCAACTTCTGTTCTATCATCAGACACTTTCAAGGCTGTCATAGATAGCGGAACACAATTCTTAGAAATTCTTACTAAAATTACTGAAACACTTGGGCCACTTGGCACAGCTTTAACAGCACTTGGTGGTTTCAAATTTGTATCAAGCATAGGTTAGCCAAAATCCTGGCTATAGTTTATCGTAAACTGGCTTATCAATGCGGAGAATATCATAGCAATGGAATGATATTTCAACGTAGGGAGATTAGTGCTTGTAAAAAATAAATAGAGGATCAATTCGTCGAATTCGCTATTCTGCAGTAATGCAGTGAAACGGATGAAAATTCCGCGAGAACGCACGAGCCAACCTAACTACGTATAGTAATATGTGAAACGTTAGCAACAATTATGAAATTAAAGATAAAATTATAATGACGAGCGAAGCATATGAAAGTTAGGAGGAGTAGAGAGAACACCCTTCCTCCAGCGTATATAATGCCATAGTTTATATGCGTTGAATGCATGTTCCACGGTATGCGAAAGTTGTGATGCTTTCTCATCACACGCCAGCTTCTATCCTATTTCTGGCGTTGTTGGAAAATAATAGGAAAATTATATAGATATTTATCGTCAAATTACAGAATAACAATGGAGGATGTGAAAGCATGGAATCTAAATTAGTATTTGAAACATTAGAATCTGATCCAGATGGTATTATTGATGCAAGCGAGCAAATATTAAATGTTCAAGGTACTCAGTTTTTACCGTTTACCTGAAATGTGCCAGTCAATATTGCATTGAGGAGAGTATGGAAATACAACTTCCCAGTACTATCCTCTTCCACTTCTATAACATTTTCAACAAAAATGCAACAAAGAATAACAACGCTATAGCCCACCAGGGCCATGGCTGCATACTTCTTCTGACTCTACCTTTCCATGACATATCTTTTATTTTTTCCTTTGTCTAAAAATAAGTTTTAATGAAAGCAGGTGATTATTATCAATCAAACAGCAAACAAAACAGATCATCAGGAATCTATACAAACAATACACACAATAGAATTAACCACTAATGAGTATAATACAATCAAATATTTTTTTGAAAATATGGAGTCTTTATATAACTATGGACTGATTGATAAGGAAATTGTCCCATATAAAATTTTCTCCAATGCAAAAAATCATTTTATGAAAAAGCCAAAAATTACAATTACTAATTTAAAAATGACAAAAGCTTCAGATACTATTACTCATCTAGTTTGTGGTGATCAAAGTGTTAAATCTGTTTATCAAATAGCTACTTCTCCGTCACAAGAGGATATTGTTCTCTAATAAAATCAAGTATATAAAACGCATATACTTCCTGAGAAAGACCAAGACTTTCTTCATACTTCTTTTCAAATTCGTCTGTAGTAATTTTAAGAGAACGTATTTTAGCAGAATGATGTATGCCAAGTAGTTTGTATTTTTCATTAACTTTGATATAAACTGGGCATCCACTTAAACCTTCTTTGGTATTGGCATAAGTGAAGAATCCGTTTTGAAAGTTGAACTGAATAGATGATGCAGTATTTCCTTTAATAATAAAAGGATACGCTAAGATTGTGTACCCTAATGCTGCTTGATAGCCAACGAGATAGACATCTTCCAAATCATTAAAACTTGATCTGTCATCATTTAAAATAATGTCTGATTCTTCTATAAAATGAAAAATTATATTGTATTTATTCAAGGCCTTGATTATTGTATTTGTTATATCGACATAGGCGATATCAAGAGAAGGATGTTTTATAGGAGAGACAGTTATATTAAAAGTTATACCTGACATTTCTTCGTTTTCGTCTATAGCGGATATAACAAAAGATATATTCATAATATTTTTGTCAAAACAATGACCGCAAGAACAAAGGAAATATGATTCTCCTTGAGATGTTGCTAATTTTATGATAAAACCAGTAAAAGAGTGTCTTGGTTCTTCAGTATTATCAGCAATAAATACTGTTGTATATTTCAAGTCATTTACACTAATCATATCAATTTTCCTCTCTTATGTTTTATGGTTATCTTAAAAATCATATCCACAATTCTTACAGTGAAATTGTTTGCCAATTTTGCTCGATGCAATGTCTACCATAGCAGTTGATACAGCTCTATTTAACGTGCTGATATTCTCTATATCTGTGCTGCCACATGCAGGGCAATGTGGAATAGCAAGTTTGCTGTTTTTGTTTTTTATTACTATAAAATTTTCTTT